ACTTTGCTACTGGGCTCTGACCTTTCCCAACCTACGTCGACATCACGCAAAATGCGCTATCCCCCGCTTCGTTCCTAGTGCTAAGGGGTTTTCGTAGCATACAGCCTGTTGGACTTTACCACTCCACCGGCGACGAGCATTACCTCGGCTGGATTTTGGCTTTTAAATAGTGTCCTGATGTGCCTTTAAATTTTCTCTAAGTATGTTTGATCCGCCTACACGCACGTTTATTATACCGTTATAATACTCGTCCGTCTCTAATACTCGCCTACTAAACTGTTCTCTTGCCTCTAAGTAAGACATTTCGCCTCTGCTTTTACAAAAATATAGTATTTCTCTTGTGAACTTGTCTTTGCCTAATTTTTCTACGTCTGCTAATAGTTTATCTGAAGATCCCCAATAGTCTTTCCAGTCTGATTCTTTGTATCCGCGTCTTTTATTTTTTTTGCCTTTTAAGGGTGGCTTAGTAGTTTTAAATTTTGCTAGTTTTTTGCCTATGTATTTGCGATCATCTGTTAAATTAGTAATAATGTAAACAAAACCTTCATACTCATCTGGTATTTCTGTAACTTCGTCGCCATTATATGTCCAATTCATACAATGTTTATCAATCCTTGTATTGTTTGCCTTTAAACTTGATTTTATAGTCTTTTTGTATCTCTTTTATTTCAGTATTTCGTTCTCTTGCTATTCTACGTATTTCTCTTGTTGCCTTTTGAACTGCGGAATATGCTCTAACTGAGTTTTTCCTTTCCCACCATTCATTTGCCTTAAAATATTCTAAGTATGCTTGAACTAATTGTGTATGTAAGTCGTCTTCGTTGTTCATTTTATTCTATTACCAGCTAATTCGCCTAGATTAAGATAATCAATTGCTTTAGATTGCATTTTTACAGATTTATTATTTTCGTAATTGTATGCTTCGAGCGAAATTATATCGCCAATGATACTTGTAATTGATCCAATAGCGGTATCACAATCACCGTCAACCATTTGAAGCATGTTACGTTCTGCCATTGCACACTGATATGTTTCTAAGTGATTAATTTTCTCTAATAATACTGTATTTTGATTTTTTAATGACTGTACAGCAATAACTCCTTGTCCTACAGCTGGTACTAATTCTTCTAATGCTAGTATCTTGTTTATTTCGTGACCTAAGTTCATTGTATCAAGTCCTGCCATTGCTAAAATTGTAGCATCGTACTCGTTGTCACGAACTTTTTGTATTCTTGTGTCAATATTACCTCTTATTGGAAGTATTTCACTGTTAGGAAACATTTTTGCAAGTTGTAATTTACGTCTAGGACTACTTGTGCCTATTTTACAACCGTCGACTAGATTTCCGATAACAGCATCACGCGGATCATGCCTTGGCATTACTGCACGAATTTCTGTTCTATCGTCTAAGTCCTTAGGAAGATCTTTAAAACTATGAACTGCTAAATCAATATTGCCTGCTAACAACTCTTGTTCGATTTTTGTGACAAAAACACCCTTTCCGCCTATTTCTGCTATATTTTTTTTAGCATAAATGTCGCCATCTGTTTTAATAGGAACAATTTGTATATCTACAATTGGTTTAAAGTTTGTTTTTATTCTGTTAACAACAATATCGGCATATGCAAGTGCTAATTTACTACCTCTTACACCAATTTTAATCATTCTACAATCTCCAAATCGTTTGCATAAGAAGTAAATCCGTTTTCTTTTACAACCTTTAATACATTGTTTACCCTTCCAACTAGTTCATCTTTGTGAGATATGAGGAAAATGTTTTTCTTGCGTTCTCTAGTCATTTTTTTAAGTACACTGATTGAGTTTTCAACACCTGCACTATCCATTCCTGAATCGATAAGTTCGTCAATGAACAATAAATTAATTCCTTGGTATAAACTTTCCCAAACATCACGGAATGCAAACGATAGTCCGAGTATAAGTCTATTGCGTTCACCTCTTGACAAATTATCAAAGTCTAGATCTTGTCCTAGTTGTGTAATTTCAACATTTAAGTCGTTTAAAAATTGTACTTGATGTGGTAATCCTAATACATCTAAGTAATAAGTTAGCCTATTGTTGAGATATGCTAAATTCTGATCAATAATTTTCTTACGTATAAACGAATCTTTGTTAGTTAATAATTTTAATAGAAACTCTTGATGCTCTTTAAACTCTGTAAGATTGTTTATGATACTCCAGTCAAGATCTTGTAGTGCAGTACTTGTTAGTTCGTTAATTTGTACTTCATACGGATCAACTTCTGCTTGTTTGTTTACTAATGCATTTTGCAAGTTTTTAACATTGTTTCTATGTTCGTATGCTTCTTTTGCAGTTTCGTAGAATGTAGTAGGACGACCATTAATATCACCAATTTCTTTAAGAGCAAGTGCAACATCTTTTACTTTTCCAGTAATTTCTGTTTGATAAGCAATAGCATCTTCTAGTTCTTTTCCTTTGCGTTCTGCAATCTCTGCTTTTTTGTCTGCATGAAGTTCTTGTCCACAAGTATAACAAGTAGCATCTTCTAGTTCTGCAATATCTTTTTCTGCTTTGGTTACACTTTTGTCAGCACGTATTAGTGCAGGTTCTAGTGTGCTTAATTCTTTTCTAAGAGCCAAAATAGAATTATTATGTTCTGTCCAGTTTGCTAATTTTTCGTGTGCATCTAATTCAGCATCAATGTCTAGTTTTTCTAATTCTTCGATAGCAGTTACTAGTTTTTCTTCGTCAGAACTGCGTTTTGCAACCCATGCACGTTGATTTTTACCTAAACTGTCAATTGTAGTTTGTATTTTTTGATTAGCACTTTCGATTGCGTTTAATTTAAATGTTTCTTCTGTAATAGCCTCTTTAGTACGCTTAATTTCGTCTTTTAACGAATCGGCTTTTTCACTTAGTAATGTAATACCTAATAACTGTTCGATAATAGCACGTTGATCATTAGCTCGCATACTTAAAAATGGTTCAGAATATGTATTAAGTGCTAAAATATGTTTAAACATATCATGACTCATGCCCAATAGTTCTTGTATACTTTCTTGTGTTTTGCGACTATCGCCTTGTGACTCGTCTTCTTCAACTTGTTCGGTATTATCTACATAAAACTTAAGAATATTAGGAGAACGTCCACGTTCAATTCTATAATTTATATTATTCTTTTCAAAACTAAGTGTAACTAGCATACCTTTTGAATTAGTTTTATTAATAAGGTTGTTTCTCTTAATGTTGGTCAGAGCCTGGCCATATAAAGCGTATGACAATGCATTAATGATTGTTGTTTTACCTGTACCGTTACGGGAACCCGAATCGTCACCTCCTTGATCTAAGTTTTCGCCGAGCACGAGTGTAAGGCTTTGTTGATCAAAGTCAACACCTTGACTTACATTACCTACACTCATAAAGTTTTTTACTGTTAAATCCTTAATCTTTATCATTGTAACCCGTTGTAAATATCTAATAGCGTTTTCTTGCTATAGTTTTCAGTATCTAGTTGTGAAATTTCGTTTGACACAATTTGATCAACACTTGCAAATTGGCTGATGTCTAAATCTGTATTAATTTCTTCAGTTTGACGTTGGCTAATAAGTGTAATCTCTCTACAGTTATATTGTTTAATATACGTTTCTTTTAAGAACCCTGCTTCTTCAAAACTAATAGGAATATCTAGTGTAACACGTAGATGCATTTTAGGTTTAATAAGACTGCTCTTAGGATCGAGTAGTTTACTAAGTGTTGTATTTCTATATTTTGGACAATCTTCCCAATCGATGTACAAAGGCTCGGCGTTGTTTTCTTTGTCAAGAATCATCATGCCACGTGCATCGTCACTAGCATCTGCATAATTGTGTGGAAATGCGTTTCCTATATAGTGTATATGTCCTTGTTTCTGTCTTTTATGAAAGTGTCCTGAAAACACATATTCTTGGTTTACAAAGTGTTCCGACTTTAGTTCACCGTGATCGGGCATTTGCACCATAGCATTCATATAGAAACTGGGTAGTTCAAAATGTCCGAACAAATATTTGCTTTTAATCTTAGACATTTTCTTCCACTCGTCACCGACTAACCAAGGAACTAACGCAACATCGTCTTGCTCCCATATTTCGTCAATAACAGTAACACCCGGTATGTGTTTTGCAAATTCAGTAGACTTTACATCACGTTTATCTTTGTAATACAAGTCGTGATTACCAGCAAACATGTAAAAGTTGTCAAACGCTGCACCGATTTTTTCTAAACTGCGGATGCCTGCATCCATAGTAGTTAAGTTTAGGCTGTTTCGATTGTGATTCCAATCACCACAAAAAAGAGCAGTTTCACAACCATGCTCTTTTGCAGTTTTTATATACCAATCGATGTAATCTTCACAGTCTTGATTATGCATTTTACTGTTACTTTTTAGGCCAAAATGTATGTCAGTAAATACTGCCGCTTTTTTAAACAACTATAGACTCCGCTTTTCTTTTAATTATAACAGGAAAGTATTGAGATGTCAATCAACTTTTCTTATTAGTAAAAATAGTGGCACTTGCTTCTTCATTACGTTTTATTGCTGCCTCCCATTCACCTGCGTGTTGTCTTGTATGACTTGGGTTTAAGTTATTCATTTCTAAGATGTCGTCTCGGATGTTTTGATTACGTTTTTCTAAGTTAATTACACGCACAAATGAGTTAGTAACGGCTGCTGTATAATATGCAAACGGATTGTTTGACTTAGATTCGTCAAACTGTAATCCAATTTGTGAAAGTTGTAAGATTGCTTGACCTTTCATTTCGTCATTGTAAGTATAGCCACGAACATTACCTCTTGTAGCATATCTATCTACAAGTTTTAGCCACATCATAGCAAGTTTGTTTGTTGCTTTGCCGTGTGTTTTTGAAAAAGTACCGTTTTCCATACCGCCTATCCAATGACTTTTACCAATGCAAAATAAATTACCTTCATCGTCAAATTTATAATGTTGAAACGGAGGAAAGTTAAGTTTAGTTTTTGTGTCAGCTGTAGTCTTTGGATTCTTTTTGCGACCAGGCTCGTCTGGAATGTGGTCAAATGTCATTACTCGAAAAACTAATTCTTCTTTTGTAATAGATTTATAATCAACTTCACAATCTGCTTGTTTTACTTTCTCACCTGCCATTTTCCGAGTTTCGTAATCTTTAGTAGATAAGCGTTTTGCTTTATTGCGCTTTGCTTCTGCTATTGTACGAATGTTAATACGGTCGATATCAGTCAGTATTATATCAAACTCAGAATATATCGGTTCAATGTAACTATTAAATGTATTTTTAGATTTGTGTATTTCTAACAATAGATCTCTATTGTTAAGATAATTCTTTTTGCGCATAATTTCTCCTAGAAACTTTATTACTATTATAAACTATGTAGTTAAATTTGTCAACTAAATACTATAGGAGAATAACTAATGGATAAATTTTATGAGTATAATCTTTCACCGTCATGGATGAAAGCGCTGAATGGATTCGAATCAAATGCACAAAAACAGACAATTGCACAAGCATCCACAAATAATGGAGAAGTTATAAATGACTGGAGGGTTAGACTTGCAGTACCTAGCCAATTTAAAGATAGTGAAATATTAAAACCATTAGGCAGTCATATGATTTTTCCTTTTACTCCTACAATTATTTTAGGACATAGTGCAAATTATACACAAATAGCACCAACACATTCTAACTATCCATTCCAGTCCTATAGAAATAGTGAAATTCAACAAATTACTATTACTGGTGAATTTATAAGCGAAAATGCAGAAGATGCAAAATATTGGTTAGCAGCAGTACATTTTTTAAGAACAATGACAAAAATGTTTTACGGCGATACAGGTGCCCCGCCTCCGATATCTAGATTAAGTGGTTATGGCAGACATGTATTTGACAGAGTACCAGTTGTAATAACAAACTTTACTACTGATTTGTTAGGTGATAATGATTATATAAAATGCGAAGTAGATGGCAAGGATAATTATGTTCCTGTATCATCGACTATTACAGTTACAGCATCACCAACATACGCAAGAGCGTTAGTATCGCAATTTACACTTAAAGATTTTGCTGAAGGTAAACTTAGTGATAAAGGATTTATCTAATGAAGTTATACGAAAATACACCAATTAATAATCAAGGATATTTAGACTTATTTGTTCCTAGACCAGTTCCAAGAGCGTCTGACGATATATTGTTTGAAATTCCAGCAGCGTATACATATAGACCTGACTTACTTGCAATGGCATTATATGGATCAAAAGATTTATGGTGGGTATTTGCTCAGAGAAATACTGATATATTAAAAGATCCTATTTTTGATTTTATTGCAGGTACAAAAATTTATCTACCGCAAGAGCAATATTTAACAAAGAGCATAGGATAATATATGGCACCGAAGTCTTATTATCAACCAGTAACACAAACGCCGAGAAGTTCGTCAGCAAACGTTGATAGTAATGTTGCACCAAAAAATATAACTTCGTCACCGTTAAGTAACCCTAGTTTACTCCCTGGTGAATTAACAGATTCGATTACTACTTTTGCAGATGCAACAACTGTAGCATTAGATCCTCAACGAAATAAAGTTGCTGCAAATATTTCTAATTCACTTAGTACAATTAATCCTGCATTGCGTGGTACAATTGCAAGTCTTAATTCTTTAAGTCAAGCAACCGGTGGTGGGCTTGGAAGTATAGCAGGAAAAATACCTGCTCTTGATAGTATACTATCTACGTCGTTATCTGGACTTAGTGTTTTAGAAACAGCTGGTAAAATAAGTTCGATAACTGGACTATCTGGAAATTTTGCAGGAAACATTGGAGCAATAAAAAATCCACTTTCTGATACTGCTAGAATACTAGGAGTAAACTTAAACAATGATCTTTCAAAACAAGTTAATAGTGTAACAGGTAATCTTCTAGGAGGTTCGAGTTCTATTGTAGGCAATTTAAATCGTATTAATTCTAGCCTCGGAAATCTAAAACCAGGCAGCAGCATATCTAATCTTTCTAATGTTAATAATGCACTAATATCGGCTAATAATATTGCTGGTGTTTTTGGCTCAAAAAATGCAAAACTAACAAATCTTACAAATACAATCGGTCAAATTTCAAATTTTGCAGGACAATTATCTAATCTAACAGGAAATTTACAACAGCCATTATCAGACCTTTTACAAATTGATAGAAGTAATAAATTTTTTACAGGACTTACTGATATTATAGAAGGTGCAGATTCGTTTATAGAGTTATTTAATGACCCTATGTCTATAACTGACGATCTTGCAAATCTCGGAATACCTATGCAAGGTAATAAACTTAAAAATCCGTTAAGAGTACATAGTATATATAATTATAGAATTACTTTAGGAGTTTTATCTCCTGAAGAATATAACAATGCATCAAAATATAAAACTGACGGATTTGAAAGTGTAATAATTAGATCAGGCGGCGGCACAGATAGACGAGTACTTACTACTGCTGAGGTTGAACAATTAAAAGGCCACGCAGAGTATTTTATAGATGATTTGGAAATTGACAGTGTAATTGCCCCAAATTCAAAAACCGGAGTATCTTTAGGAACTACTATAAATTTTACAGTAACTGAACCTTATAGTATGGGTAAATTTTTAGAAGCATTAAAAATTACTGCTGAAGAAAAGCAATATTCAAGTTTTAACAAAATACCTTTTTGTTTAAAAATATCATTTGAAGGATACGGACCGACAGGCGAAAAAATAAAAGCTCCTGGCGTAATTGACAAATATATCCCTATTATGATAATAAACACAGATTTTGACGTTACAGAATCAGGAAGCGTTTACGGTGTTAAAGCAGTAGCATACTCTGAAATAGTTTTTGAAGATTCTATTAATACTATAAAAACTGATGTAAATGCTTCAGGAAGAACTGCTGCAGAAGTATTAGAAACATCAAATAAAAGTATAACAAGAAATATTAATGAACATATAGAAAAACTAGAAGAATCTAAAAAAGTAAAAGGATATGATAGATATTTAATTTTATTTCCTAAAGAGAAAGATAGTGTAATACAGGCGTATAATAATTATAACGGTTTTAAAACAAACCATAATGCACTAATGATAGATGCAGAAACCCAATATCAAACAGAAAGAGGCGGACAAGATAACAATCCTAATGCACCAGAAAAAGTTGCAACAGTAAAATCGGATGTTAAATTTTTTAATGCTCCTCCGATATATAGTTCTTTAAGAGCATGGGGACTGAACGAAGACAATGTAAACGAACTAGGTAGATCAAAAATTTTAGGAGACCCTACTAAATCTAATGATTCGTCTAATGCTTCACCGGCAGCAGTGTCTGTTGGACCAAACGATCCTAACGCCGCAAAAGAAAAGTCTATTATGTTTCAGAATTCTGCAGAATTAGAAACTGCCGTAACTTCTAACCTTTTTACGTATCCTCAGCAATCAAAAATTACACAAATAATTGAAGATGTAATGTTAGATACAGACTATTGTCAAAAAGCCCCACAAAAAACAAATAACGGTAAAAAGAAATGGTTTATAATTGAGCCTATGGTTTTTATTGAATATGACACAGATATCGAAAAATCTATTGGTAGGCATAGAATGACGTATGTTTATTGTGTACATCCGTATTTACCAGACGAAGCAAAGACATTAGCACCTGGTGAATCTCCAATGAATACAAAAAAGTTAAAGGATTCTGCTGTAAAAGAATATGATTACATATATACAGGAAAAAATGAAGATATTATAGATTTTAATATTAATTTTAATAATGCATTTGTTAGTAATGTTCTTAGTGACGTAGGATCTGGTTATGACAACACAAATAAATTAGCAATAGCACCTGGTATAGTTAGCAATCCTCGGATAGCGGAAAATGATTCAGGAACCGAAAATAACGATGATTATGACTCAAGAGCTATATCTCTAATAGCAAGGAATGATCATCAATTTTTAAATGGCAGTTATTCAAAAACTACTGCTAGACGTATTGCTGAAACTTTTCATAATAGAATTATTAACAGTGAAATAGAAATGATATCTGCTACAATGGAAATTTGGGGAGATCCGTTCTATCTACCTACAGATCAAGGAAATTATAAGTCAGGATTTTTATCACCAAATGTGTCTAAGGATGGCACTGTTGAATATTTAAATAACGAAGTACTATGTATTATCAATTTTAAAACACCGATTGATTATCCTAAAGAAATGGGAAATTTTGTAATGAATATGCCTGAGCTTGTAAGACCGTTTAGTGGACTATTTCAAATACTTGGGGTGTCAAATAGTTTTAGTGGCGGCGAGTTTAAACAAAATTTAAAATTAATTAGACGAGCTAATCAAACTACTGAAGGCGAAGGATCATCGGGACACTATTATGGTAACCTTTATCGAGAAAATCGAACTGATGGTAATGACGTAAGTGGTAGAACTATATTGAGAAGGCCAGACGAGCCATGAGTAAAAAAACTGCAATAATATCTATTGGCAATAATGATCAAAATTTACCTGCTGCAACCACAGGCGAAAATCTTACTAAAATTATTAAAGATTTAAAGTTAAAAGGATACGAAACTATAGTTGTGGTTCCGCCCAATGATGATCCTGAAAATGGGTTACCTTCTTATAAGAGTGCAATTGAAAGTGCAGCTAGTGCAGAAGGAGCAACAATTATACCTCTTGTTTCTGCTACTGATTTTATGGAAGCAGGAGCTTCTCTTAAACTTACAACAGAAAAGGCACTAGAGATAAAGAACCAATATCCCGAAGCAACTATTATAGGTGACTTTAACGCAAAAAAGATAAACTTAAACAATGGCACAAGTGTGATTTCTAGTCAATCTACTAGTGGGGAAACATATAATAATAGAGACAAAATTTCAGACATATCTGAAAGTGCAGACGAAGACGGCAAAGAGTACATTACTATTACTGAGCAAGATAAAAAGTTACTTGATTTAATTGCAAAATACGAATCAGGTCCTCTAGGTTATAATGCACATTGGATGGGAGAAACTGATAATCGACTATGCAGTATGACCTTAGATGATGTGAAAGAAAAACAAAATGAATTAGTCAGTAGAGAAGGTAAACCAGGTAAATCGTCAGCAGTTGGCAGATATCAATTTATCAAAGTAACACTAGATTACTGTATTAAGAATGCAGGACTAAACGATAAAAAAGATATTATTAGATTTACTCCTGAAGTGCAAGATGCTCTTATAATTATAAGACTAGAAGGATTTCGAAAACTAAAAAAATGGAAGGCTGGAAAATTATCAGATCAAGATTTTCAACTACAATTAGCTATGGAGTTTGCAAGTGTACCAGTGCCGTTTGATGTATCAAAAGGAGCAATAGGAGAGTATAAAGGAGTTCCTATCCCGAATACTAATCTTTCCAAAGGACAGGGTTTCTACGACGGTGACGGAATAAATGGTGTAGGACACAAAGGCTCTAATTTTACACAAGCTCTTAAAGATATTAGAACCGGCGGCACAGGAAAAATTACTAAATCAGTTATAAACACAGATGGAACAAGTGTTGCTGATCCTGAAAGTGGCGCTAGTCTAAAACGTACTACAGATTTTGCTACTGGTAATAATAATATTATGACAGCAGGGCGCAGCACAACTGCTCATCCAAATAAATCGCTCGAGTTACCATCTGCTAATAGTAATGTTTACGAATATAAGACTATGGAACCTCATTACACTCGCTACGATTTTAGATTAGGAAGAATGGTTAGAGATCTTAGAGTAAACAACGGAACAATTGATTCAAACCATATGTCAAAGAACGAATCGATAGGCAAAGCAGATAAAGTTGAAGACGATTTTACTAGTATATACAAAGGATACCCTAGCTTTGAAGAAAGAGGCCGAGGTGTAATAGACTCTACAACTCAACTTCCTGCAGTAACAACAACAGGGCAAGCATTGAGCTCGGCAAATAGTATAAATTCAGAATTAGAAAATATAGGAATTACAGATAATACTGTAAAATCTAATATTATAGCAATGGTAGAACAGCAAAGTGCATTGAACCCTAACGCAACTAAAAGTGTTGCAGGTTTCTCAAATGAACAAATAAGATACGAATACGGACCATTAGCAGAAAATATTACTGATTCAACTTTAGATGCTATAAAAGGAGATCCTGATTTATTCTTTGATGAAATTTATGCATACGCTGGCGGCTCTGCATTTAAACCTAGAGGATTTATTGGGTTAGCCGGAGAAGATAATTATAGAAAAATGTCAGACAAAATCGGCGTAGATTTAGTATCAACGCCTGACCTTGTATATGACCCTACGATAGGTGCTAAAATTACTGCTAGTTATTATAAAGAAGCATCTAGTGTATATGATCTTACAAGTATGAGAAACACTTATGTTGCAACAAAAGGAATTGACCTAAATGATCCTAGGGAAATAGAGAATATTAACAATTTAAAAAAACGATCTGATAAATTTAAAGACGAATTTTATTCACCCGATAGACAGAATACTATTGAGACAAACTTGTCTAATCCAGTTTCTTATTATAGCGAAACATTTAATAACAGGCCAGCCGGTACCGTAGGGTTGTCTGAAAAACCTTTACCAACAACAAAAACTATTAGTAGATCTTCCACTTCAATTACAGAATGGAAACGTGATATAGTGTCTAAGAAACCGTCATCAGGTTATTTGCCTACTACTGACCTCGGAATAACTGAAGGCACTGACGGACAAGTTTTAAAAAACGACGACGAATTCCTCGAAGCTTTAGCATCTTACGAAACAGTAGAAAGTGACGGACAAATTATCGATGCAACAACAGGTGCAGTAATAGGCGAAGCACCTAAAGATACTGACATATCATATTCAAACACGGGAGAGGTTATAGTTACTAAACCAGGGTATGAATTTATGTATAACGGTTCTGGCGCTATGGAAAATTCTTTTGAAAAGATAAAAAGAAACACATACAGCAACAAAGTTGAAGCTAAAAAGCGTCTAGCAGAAAACATTCGATTCACTTCATCAGATTATGATGAATTAGTATCTAGTATTTCTACTAACTCCGATGGCAGAGCACAAATAAATGCTCCAGGCCGTACAATAACTGGTTTTTATGTACCAGCAGACTTTCCTGATGTAGAAAATAATTTAAATGAAGGAGATTTGTTTACAGGTTATCTTACTGAATCAAATGTATATATAAATTATGAAATATTAAGAGCAGACGGCACAACAGAATTAATTACATTTTAAATAATGACAAATATAGGTAGTAAAAATGTTAAGTTATAAAAGAACTAGACTTTTAAAAAATGCAAATCTACGAGGCCCTGGCCCGTTTGAAGCCATAATTATAAACCATTTAGATCCTCATTATCAAGGGTCGTTAGAGGTTGAAATTTTACGACATAATGCAGCCAGTAATACACCGCAACGTAGTGGACAACTAGTAAAGGTAAAATACCTATCTCCTTTTTATGGAGTAACACCAGTAAATAATTTAAAGGCTAAAGACGGTTTTGAAAATTCTCAAAAAAGTTATGGTATGTGGGCAGTTCCACCAGATTATGGAACTAGAGTATTGGTTATATTTGCAGAAGGAAATTCTAGTAATGGTTATTGGATTGGATGTATACCTGATCAAAATATGAATTTTTCAATACCAGACGGACGTCCTAGCACAAAAAATACTACAGAAAGAACTCCAAAAGAATTAAGAGGTAAAAAACTACCTGTAGGCGAATATAATAAAGCGTTTGAAACAGGTGAAAAGACAAATCCGTCACAGTTTGCTAGACCATATAATAAAGATTTTACAAGTGTTTTACAGATTCAGGGATTACTTGAAGACGAAGCAAGAGGAACAACTACAACAAGCGCAGTAAGAGAAGTACCGAGTATGGTATTTGGACTTTCTACTCCAGGACCGATGGATAAGCGTCAGGGTAGTCCTAAATCTCATTATGGCGAAACCGACGGGGGCGTTGAAGTACCGTTTAATAGACTCGGTGGTAGTAGTTTTGTAATGGATGACGGAGACGATAAGTTAATAAGAGCAACACATGCTGAGGATGGACCGCCTATATATATTAATAGACAGCGACTAGAAGAAGGCGGCGACGAAACTATTCCTCATAATGAATTAATGCGTTTTAGAACTAGAACCGGACATCAGATTTTATTACATAATTCAGAAGATTTAATCTATATTGCTAATTCAAGAGGTACTGCTTGGATTGAATTATCGTCAGACGGTAAAATAGATATACATGCTCAAGACAGTATTTCGATAATGACAGATACTGACTTGAATTTTACTGCCGAACGTGATATCAATATGGAAGCAGGTAGAAATGTAAATGTTAAAGCGTCTGCACGTTGGAGTGATTATAAGGCAAGTGAAGCCGGTATTGAAAGTGGCCGAGTGCAAATTGAAAGTTTATTCGATACAAATATTCTTGCAGAACGAGATTACAATGTTGCTGTAAAAGGTAATAACAATACTTCTGCAGGCGGCGCTAATAATTTCTCACAAAATGAAATATTAAGTATTAAAGCAAAACATATTTATTTAGAGTCTGAAGGCGACATACATTTAAAGTCAGCGAATAGTTTTTATAGAACATCTGGGTCTAATATGTATGATTTTGTAGAAGGAATTTATCACTTAGACGGTGAATTTGCAAACTTTAATATTGGCGAGGATATAAACACCAAAGTTGGTAACACTATAAACACAACAGCTGGACAAAATATATTAAACAAAACTATAGTTGGTGATATACAAAATGTTGCACAAAAGAATATTGTTAACGAAACATTAACTGCTGATACTTCTAAGATTAGCAATCTGTCAGCAGGAACAATTCATCATAAAAGTATAGGCGAATTAGATATAGAATCTAGTCTAGTTAATATAAAAGCAACTGATAGTTATATTGATGGAAATTTACAAGTTAAATTAACAACAGATGTTTCAGCCCTAACAGCAGGTAGTGTTAACGGAACAACTGCCGGCGGTGTATGGTCTGATACTGGATCCGGCGATGATCAAAAATTAAATTCGCATAGTTTTAGTTTTTCAGGATCAGAACCAACATCAATACCTGCGGCGTTAGCAAAAAATACGAAGTTACCGTTACCTAATAAAACTGCATCGGGTGCGTTAGTAAACGCAAGTCCTGGATTATCATCTGGAGGAGATAATGGAGGTAAGGCTAATGGAGATAGCGGAGGATATGGTAACGTTACGCCTTTAAGTACTCATACACTTCCATATGTATTTCCAGGTAATCCTACTCCAGTTCCGTACCAAACTATTGTACCAAGAGCACCGCAGCACGAGCCTTGGCCACATCATGAGAATTTAAACCCTGTAGAATTTAAAAGAGACAAAACAGACAGAGAATCGATTGGTACACTTACAAGTACTGATGTGTTTGTTTCTCCTGATGCGTTTGATAAAGGTAAATCATCTGCTAGTTCTATCAGAGTATTAGGCACAGGCGGTAATATTACTAGCAGTACTATACCTAACAGTGGCGAAAACGACGATGCTGATACTATGCCGATTGATCGAACACCAAGTTCACAAACTCCACCTGCAACTGATCCTGATTATCGTCCATATTCGGGAACTGGAAAAGCATACGGCAAAGTAAAGTACGGTGAAGAAGGAGTAAACAGAGATCCGTTATACTATGATTGTAAAGGTAAGGCTCGCAGGCTTAGATGCGAACAACGACTTGAAGATTTATTAATTAAAGTTGCACTAGAATTAGATGTAAAAGTAGAAATCTTTAGCGGCGGGCAAATGCCAAAAGATCAGTGCCTATCAGAAGGCGGCTGGGAAGGGTATATCGGCGGTCAAAAAGGCTGGATACATCCATCTGAACCTGACATATTAGTAGGCACGGGTTCGCCTAGACACAATTTTGGATCTGCTGCTGATATTAGAATTTATGAAAACTCAGTAAGTCCAGAAAATCAAATATTATGGAATACTGCGTTAGGTGCAGAATTTGGAAGACTGTTTATTAAATACGGCGGAAGTAGTGCTGTAGGTGGCTACAAAAAGAATGGTAGACCTTATATGTCTTGGCCTAGTAATATACACGTAGATATTGTTGGAAATGACAGAGGCGGCGGCTTTTCTTGGTATAATCAAACAGCAACATGGGCTTCTAAAATATCTAGTGGTAGAGCTCAGCAAAATACTCGTATTCGATCAGCATTTGCATAAGGTAAATACAGTATGAGTTCATTAGAAAAAAATCTATACAAAAGGGTTACTGTACAAGGTAAACCGACGCCATCATCAGTTGGAAGATCTTATAGAGGATTCTCTAGTATTAACGAAAATACCGAAGGATTTGCATTATATGATTTTGAGCTTATTAAACAAGACATTATTAATCATTTCCATATACAACGTGGCGAAAAACTAAGTGATCCGTATTTTGGATGTGTAATTTGGGATCTATTATGGGAACCATTTACTGATGATGTGCGAGATGCTATATTAGAGAATGTTACAAATATTGTAAACTATGATCCGAGAGTTCAAGTTGAGAATGTATTTGTTGATACTTATGAATCAGGTATTGAAGTAAGTTGTTTATTATCCTATCTGCCTTACAATATTTCAGAGCAATTATTGTTTCGATTTGATCAACAAAGTACTAAAGATTAATAACAGATACTATTATTTCCTTGCATAAATATAAACATTATTGAAGGAAATTTTTATGTCATCAACTGATAGGCAATCGCGATTATTAGCAACAGAAGATTGGAAACGAGTTTATCAGTCTTTTCGTAATGCAGACTTTCAAAGTTACGACTTTGACAACTTACGTAGGACAATGATTAATTACCTACGTCAAAATTACCCAGAAGACTTTAATGATTATATTGAAAGTTCAGAATATCTTGCGCTAATCGATTTAATTGCATTTTTAGGACAAAACTTATCCTTCAGAATTGACTTAAATGCTAGAGAAAACTTTTTAGAAACAGCAGAACGTCGAGAAAGTGTTCTAAGATTAGCTAGATTAATTTCGTATAATCCTACAAGGAACAAAGCAGCCAACGGACTATTAAAGTTTGATAGTGTATCAACTACTGAAGGTATTATTGATACTAACGGTAATAATTTAGCCAATAAAACTGTAGTATGGAATGACAGATCAAATCCTAATTATTTTGAACAATTTAATAAAATTTTAAATTCTGCATTGCCAGGTGAAAACTCTATTGGAAATCCATCTAACATTGCAAATTTACAAAATATTACTACTGAGCAATATACATTTAATGCGTTAAATGCAGATGTTCCGATATATAATTTTGAAGCTGTAGTAGAGGGTATATCTACTAAATTCGAAGTTACAAGTACAATTATAAGCGAAGATTCAATAATTGAAGAACCACCATTACCTGGAGTTAGTCCATCGTTTGTGTATAGAAATGACGGTCAAGGCGCCGGAAGTTCAAATACAGGATTTTTTATGCACTTTAGACAAGGTACAATGGATAGTGCTGTGTTTGATATTACTAACCCAATTCCAAATCAAACTGTTGCTATTGATAATTCAAATATTAATAATTCTGATTTATGGCTATATGGTATTGACACCAATGGTTTTGAACTTGATTTATGGACAAAACTTGATTCGGTTGAAGGTAACAACATAATTTATAACAGTTTATTTGCTAATAACAAAAATGTTTATGCAGTTACTACTCGAGTAAATGACAGAGTAAATCTTGTGTTTAGTGATGGTGTATTTGGTAATTTACCTGCAGGTAAATTTCGTTTGTATTATAGAACTAGTGATAATAGAAATATGGTAATTAACCCTAACACTATTAGTAATGTAACAATCGAAATTCCTTACGTAAGTAAAATTAATAGACAAGAAACACTGACAATTACACTAGGATTAAAAACTTCTGTAACTAATGCAAGACCGTCTGAAACAGATGCAGATATAAAACAAAATGCTCCAGCAACTTACTATACACAAAACAGACTAATAACTGCTGAAGACTATAATATTGGTCCTTTAGGGATTGATCAGGATATTATTAAAACACGAACTGTAAATAGAATATCAAGTGGAATAAGTAGGTATTTAGATTTACGAGATCCAAGCGGTAAGTACTCAGCAACAAATTTATACGGTAATGACGGAGTATTATATAAAGAAGAATTCACAGATAGTTTTAATTTTTCGTTTGTAACACAATCTGATATTGAAGGCATATTATATAGTGACATTGAACCTAGGATTAAGTCTCCAAATATAAGAAATTTTTATATTGCAAATTTCTTTAAACAAAGCACAATCGATTTACAAGCATATTGGAAACAAGTTACATCAACTACAAATGCATCTACTGGTTATTTTGAAAAGACTCTTGACAGCGGCGAAATATTTTCTACACCTAGCGGAAACAACGTCGACAATGATAACATTTACCCAGTAGGAACTTACACAGTAAATGCACTTAAAAATTTACAAGCAGGAGCATTGTGTAAATTTGAAGCACCTACAGGGTATCACTTTATGGGCGATACAATAATGGCAGGTACAGCTGACCATCCAGGTTCCTCTACATATAAATGGGTTTCGGTACAATCAGTCGATGCTGACGGGACGCTAAACACAATAACAGGTCAAGGACCTATTACATTTAATGACGTAATTCCTAATGGTTCTTTATTAGTAGAAATACTGCCAAAATATGCATTAGCATTATCTGCAGATTTAAAAACTCAAATAATAGATAGAGCATTTTCTTACAAAGATTTTGGCATACGATATGATCAAAATAGTGCTCAATGGAAACTTATAAAATCAGAAGACATTAATACAACTTCTAAATTTGGTTTGCAAAACGCCGGTAGTACTCTTTCATCTAACTTAGATTCGAGCTGGATATTTTATTTTAAAACTAACGGACAACAATATACAGTTAATTATAGAAACATAAGATATATTTTTGAAAGCAAAGACGAAATAAAATTCTTCTATGATGGTAATAACAAAGTATACGATCCTAAGACTAATCAAGTACAACAAGACAAAATTACTGTTTTAAATATTAACACACAACCTGATCAATTAAACAATATAGCATTTAATAACGATTTTGTTTGGCATATTTCTGATTCATATACTGACTCGTTTGGCTACGTTGATAATACTAAAATACAGTTAAAATTTGTTGACAGTGATTCGGATGGTATAGCTGATAATCTAGGAGTGTTCAATGATATTATCGGCAATGACAAATATATATTCCAGAAAATTACTAAAAAAGATAACATCATTTCACAACGATATTTTGATAATAGCAATGGTACTATTAATACTGAATTTGCTAATGACTCAGAATTAGGTTCTTATGTAAATTTTGATGATGGACAGATTTTTTACTTTTCTGATTTTGATTTATTTAAGGTATTAAATAAAACTCAAAATAATCTTAGTATTATAAATGACTATAAAGCATTTATAGGTAGAGATAATTTAAAATTTCATTATGTACATGTTTCTGATTCTAATTATAGAATTGATCCAGCAACTTCTAATATTTTAGATACGTTTTTGCTTGTTAAATCGTATGATCAAGCAATGCGAGCATATATTAACGGTGGTCTTAGTGTAAAGCCTTTACCACCTAGCACTGACGAGTTATTTAGAAACTACGGGTCTGAAATTTATCAAATAAAAAGTATAAGTGACGAAGTTGTATTTCATCCAGTAAAGTATAAAATGCTGTTTGGCGATAAAGCTAACGAAGATCTTCAAGTAACATTTAAAATTGTAAAAAATGATAGAATTGCCATTAACAACAATGAACTAAAGAGTAAAATTATTGATTTAATAAATCAATTTTTTCAAATTGAAAATTGGGATTTTGGAGACACATTTTACTTCCAAGAACTTAGTTCTTATATAATGAATGTGTTAAGTCCAACTTTGTTGAGTATAGTTGTTGTACCAAAAAGATCGACACAGACATTTGGTAGTTTATTTGAAATAAGTGCCGAATCAGACGAAATATTTATTAGTGCTGCCACAGTTGATAATATAGAAATTGTTGACAAACTAACAGCTGATAATTTACAAGCATCAGGAAATGTAGTAACAACTATTACTACGTCAACATCTGAAGTACAAAGTAGAACTGTATCTACTACATCAAATACAGCAAACACAAGTGCAACAAGCACCGGTAATTCAAGTTCGAGTAGTAGTGTAAGTTCGCCTAACTCTGGAAGTTCGAATAATTCAAATGGCGGAGGATATAGTTACTAATGGCCGATATACAAGGAGAATTTGGACTACCTACTCCAGATGACGATAAAAGACAGAGTGCTAGATTTTTACCTAGATTTTTTCGTTCAGAAGCAAATCAAAAGTTTTTACAATCTACTGTGGATCAACTTATACAACCTGGAGTTGCAGAAAAGATTAGTGGATACTTTGGACGTAAAGTTGCTAAAAGTTTTTTATCTACAGATAATTACATCGGCGATCCTGCTAGTAAAGATAGAGAAAACTACCAATTAGAACCAGCAACTGTTATCAAAGACAGTTTAGATAATGTAACTTTTTATAAAGATTATAATGACTATATAAACCAACTAAAATATTATAATGTAGATACTAGTAATCACAGTAATATTAATGCACAAGTAAGTTATCCGTGGAACCCAAATATTGATTGGGACAAATTTGTTAATTTTAGAGAATACTACTGGTTACCTGATGGACCAAATTCGGTTGCTGTACAAGGCCAGTCTAGAGAAGTTCAAAGTACATATACTATTACAGTTGATGATGCTGACGGTGATGCATCGTTTCAGTTTAATACTAAGTTGGAAAGAAATCCTACACTAAGATTATATAGAGGTCAAAAATATACTTTTGAAATAGATACAGAAGGACATCCGTTAGCATTTGCTCTAACAAAAAGTTTTAAGCCAGGTGAAGCAGTTGTAGTTGCTACAACAGAAGGCATCAAAGATGATGGTAAATTTGGAGTTGATTTATTCGGATCAACATATGACACCGGCGATTGGTTAGTATTACCAAATGAAGGTAGTGTAACGTTTGAAGATGACGAAAGTGTTTCAACATTATACCCTGACGGTATTCGTAAGTTAGGAGAAAATGGCGAAGAAGTTGCAAACGTTTATCTTGAAAAAGGTAAAATAGAATTTACAATTCCGTTTAACTCTCCTGATAGACTTTACTACATATCAAAAAATGATATAAATGTAAGTGGTGTAATAAGAATTTACGACATTGAGGAAAACACATTCTTAGATGTTGAAGATGATATTATCGGCACAAGAAAATACACTAGTGCCAATGGAATAGAATTTACAAACGGATTAAAAGTTAATTTTAGAGGACAAACTAGTCCTGAAAAATACGCTGAAGGCAATTATTATGTAGAAGGAGTAGGTTCTGCAATTAAGCTAGTACCACAGGAGTCTCTTAATGTAATTCAAACAAATTCTACAGATCGTCCTTTAGACTTTGATAAAAACGATTTTGATGAGTTACCGTTCGATAATGCTGAAAATTATTCAACAACAAAAGATTATATTGTAATTGGCAGACAAAGTATTGACGGAAACAGTTGGTCAAGAGCAAACAGATGGTTTCATAAGACCGTTTTACAAAAGACAAACGAATACAATCATTCTAATGAAGCAATCGACGAGTCGGGTAAAGCAAAAAGACCTATCATCGAATTTGAGCCAGGGCTAAGATTATTTAAATTTGGCACAAAAATTAAAAAAGATGTAGATCTAATAGATACGTTTACTACTGATGTTTTTAGCGAGGTTGAAGGTTCATTAGGATATAATATTGATGGTGTGAATATTGTAGAGGGTATGAGAATTATCTTTACAAAAGATACAGACAAACTAGTAAAAGACAAAATATTTGAAGTTAAAAAAGTTAAGATAGATAATGATGTTTTGATTACACTTATAGAATCAGAAGATACTGCACCTTTATTAGATGAAAATGTACTTATAAAATCTGGAAGTAATAACAAGGGTATTGTTTACTATTATAATGGAACAGATTGGATTAAAACACAACAAAAAACAAAAACTAACCAACAACCTTTATTCTGTCTATATGATGCTGATGGAAAGTATTATGGTGACTTAGAATTATTTAATAGTAGTACATTCCAAGGAACAAAAATATTCTCATATAAAGAAGGTAGAGGAACAGAAGACCCAGAGTTAGGATTTCCTCTTACATACCGTAACATAGAAAATAGCGGCGATATTGTATTTGATTTTAATCTACTAACAGACACCTTTAGTTACGAGGACGGTGAATCGGTTGTAACACTTAGTACAGATACATCTTTCCTTAAAAAATATTCTGCTTTAGACAAATTTGAATATGCAAATGGTTGGTCAAGTACACCTATGGAAACACGTCAGAAAGTAGTTAGACATTATATTGCTACACTTAATGCTGCAAATAATTTTGCTATTGATGTTTACAATGCTCCTGGTGATTTAAATGATTTAGTTGTAAGTGTATTTGTTAATAATAATATACAAAAAGAAATTACCGATTATACAATTTATAGACAGGATTCTAAAGCAACGGTAATATTTACTAACGACTTAAACGAAAATGACAGTGTTGTAATAAAGACTACTTCTGCTGCTGATAAAAATGACAATGGATTTTATGAAATACCTTTAAATTTAGAAAAAAATCCGTTAAATGAAGAAATTACAAGTTTTACATTTGGCGAAGTTGCTGATCAAGTTTTATCAATGGTAGAAGATTTGCAAGAATTTGACGGTGTGTTTCCAGGTAACAGTAATCTGCGAGATTTAGGAGATATTGATAAATTTGGAAAAAGATTTATTAAACATACAGGTCCTTTAAATTTACCGCTATATCACTTAACTAGTAAGAAATTTAATATTGTTAATGCTATAGAATATAATGCAAAAGAATATGAGAAGTTTAAAAGAGAGGTTATTAATACTGCAACTAATTTAGGCTTTGACGGCGAAACAAAACTTCATTTAGATAAAGTTTTACAAGAAATTAATAAAGATAAAACTGAAACACAGCCTTTCTATTTCTCAGACATGTTAGGATATAATACAACAAATAAAATTGTACATACTATATTTGATAAAGATGATAAGTTTTACGGATTATCTAAGAAATTTAATTTATCGAATCTATCAGAAAAATCAGTTAATGTTTATCTTAACGGAAAACAATTAATTTATAATCTCGATTATAATTTTACAGATGAAGGATTTATTAATCTAGATTCTGTTCAGCAAACAGGTGATATATTAGAAATATATGAATACGACAATACTGATGGAGCATTTGTTCCGCCAACACCTACAAAATTAGGAATGTATCCTCGTTATCATCCAGAAATTACAATTGATGATACATTTGTTAATGATGATGAAATTAATACAACTTTAGCCTATACATGTTATGGACAATTAGAAAATAATCATACTACACAAGGATGGTTTTATCCGTTATATATTGATAGAAGTACAGCAAGAGATGCTGATGCCAATGGCGAAGTAGAAACAATAAAGTTAAACGGTCTACCAGTATACTTTTATGCACCAAAGTCTTTAGTTAAAAAGGGCGTAGCACCAAATACCGATTATGAAGAATATCCTGTAATTGCATTAATAAGAGGTCACGACGGTAGTTTTATTAGAGCATATAAAGACTTTAGAGATAACTTGTTATTAGATTTTGAAAAACGTATCTATAATAATATTAAGATCGATTATACTAAAACCTTAGTTAATATACACAATTTTATATCAGGATCATATAGAAACAGTTATATTAATTCAGATAAAGTTAACGACATACTGATAAAAGATTTTATTCAATGGATGCAAGGATCTAATATATCCGATTATACTAAAAATGACTTTTATAATGTAGATAATACGTTTACATACAATTATAGCACATCTGTAAATCAAAATGGAAAGTCGGTAGAGGGATTTTGGAGAGGCGTTTACATAAATGCATATGACACTGACCGTCCACATACACATCCGTGGGAAATGTTAGGATTTAGTATTAAGCCAGAATGGTGGGAAACACAATATGGTGCATCACCTTATACATCTGATAACATAGTATTGTGGAAAGATTTAGAAACAGGCACTATAAAAGATCCTAATGGTACTAAAATAAATCCTTTATATGCTAGACCCGGACTACTTAATTTTGTACCAGTAGATTCTCAAGGTAAATTAAAGTCACCGGCTGAATCAGGTCATATTGAAAATATTGTGTTTAGAGATTTAGGCAAACCTTTCAAATTTGGTGATCATTCTCCAGTAGAAACTGCATGGCGTAGAAGTAGTTCTTATTGTTTTGCATTAGTAAAAGCAATGCTACTTAATAAACCTGCACATTTTATGTCTATGGCTTTTGATACATCAAGAACAGTAAAAAATAATGCAAATCAAAACGTATATCTAAGTACTCAAAAACAAGTTAATTTAGCATCGTTATCATTACCAAATACAGTAAATCAAAATTCACGTGTGTTTACTAGTGGACTTGTAAATTTTGTGCATAATTTAATCGGATCAAATGTATATGCATTGTATGATGATTATCAGTATGATTTAAAAAATATAAACAATCAGTTAGGATTTAAATTAGCAGGATTTACAGACAAAGACAAACTAAGCATTATATTAGATAGTAAATCACCTACAAATGATCAACCGTCGGGTATTTTTATTCCCCAAGAAAATTATGATGTATTTTTAAATACTAGTTCACCTATAGATGTAATTGTGTATAGTGGTGTAATAATAGAAAAAGCAACAGATGGATATATTGTTAAAGGATACAACTTTAATAATCCTAATTTTAAATATTTTAAACCATTAACTAGACAGGGCGATAGAGAGTTTACATTTGGTGGTGATCCAGAGCCAAGTACAGATTGGACTGAAAATAAAAAATATATAAAAGGACAAGTAGTCAAGTATAAAAACGAATATTATAGAGTGTCGTCTAATTATACTAGTGATAGCGTCTTTGATACTAATGTTCATTTTAAACTAGACAATCTACCGGTAAACGGAGGAAAGTCTGTAGTTATTAAATCCACGTTTGAAACAAAGATTTCTAATTTAAACTACGGCACAAAACTTACAAGTACTCAGGAAGTTTGTGATTTCTTGTTAGGATATCAAGAATATTTAAAATCAACAGGGTTTACTTTTGACTATTTTAATGATAAATTTAATACTATAGAAAATTGGAATAATGCACTTCAAGAGTTTGTTATTTGGACGTCTGAAGGCTGGGCTTCTGGTACAATACTTTCGTTAAGCCCGGGAGCATATGCATTAGAATTTAAGAAAGATTTTGCAGTAGTAGATGATATATATGATGAGTTTTACGACTATTCGTTATTATCAGAACAAGGTTTACCGTTAAGGCAAAAATTTAGTAGTATTTTAAGAGACAACAATAGTTTTAGTTTAAAAACAAAAAATACTGACAGCGGAATTTATAATTTAGCACTGCCATTAGTGCAAAAAGAACATGTTGTAATAATTGATAACGAAACAGTGTTTAATGATAAAATTTATCAACCGAGAACTGGATATAGACAAGAACGTTTAAAGGTTCTAGGTTATCGCAGTGACAACTGGTTAGGCGGATTAAATATACCTGGATTTATATACGACGATACTCACGTTACTGAATGGACAAGATGGCAAGACTATAACATCGGAAGTGTTGTAAAATACAAAGAGTACTATTATGTTGCTAATAATGAAGTAGCAGGGTCGTATAATTTTGAATTTACTAATTGGGTAAGGTTAAATGAAAAACCTGAATCAAAACTAATAGCTAACTTTGAATACAAAATTAATCAGTTTGCTGACTTCTATGATCTCGATACTGATAACTTTGATTTAGAACAACAAAAGATGGCACAGCATTTAATTGGCTACCAAAAAAGAGAATACTTGTCAAATATTATACAAGATGATGTAAGTCAATATAAATTTTATCAAGGTTATATCCAAGATAAAGGAACTATGAATGCTCTTGATAAATTGTTTAATTCTATTAGAGGACAAGGTTTAGAGTTTTACGAAGAATGGGCACTACAGGTAGGAAAGTACGGTTCGACAGATAATATTAAACAGATAGAAATACCTATAACACAAAGCAATTTAAGAGAGTCTCCGCAATCGATTGAATTTGTAGAATATCTACCTGAAGAAACATTTGACAAAACTTACAGAGTAAGACCGTTTGATCTTTTAGATAAACCGCAGGATTTTAATGTAAACACATTCCCAACTACTACTAATAAAGAATATATTTTATCTGGTGGTTATGTTCATGAAGATGATATTGATTTTAAAACAGCAGCAATAACTGACCTAAAAGATGTTGACATTAATCAAATGAACATCGAACAATACATATGGGTTACATTCGAAAATCCAAATAACTGGAATGTATATCAAATTATAGATCTTGAAGTTAACTCCGCTAGTCTTTCTGTATTTGCAACTCCTGATGAATCTAATCAATATTATGCAACTATAACTCTTACAGAGAATCAAGGATTTAATTTAGAATCAGGAGACTACGTTGCTATTGTAGGTGCACAACTTTATAATGTATTTTCTTTTTATGAAGTAATAAGTTACATAGATAATCAAATTTTTATCAGAGTATCTGAAGACAACAACATAATTGACTTTGATTCAGAAAACTTTGACATTTATACAATTAAAAAAGTAAGAGCTAGTAACTTTGAAGAATTTAATACTATTGCTAGAGAGTCTAAGTTTGAAAGTCAGCGAGTATGGATAGATAACTATGCAGGAGAAAATCGCTGGGCAGTATTAGAAAATACACCATCTTATAAGGTGTTAGGGTCAATTGTTAATCCTGAAGATCCTGAAGACAGCACTAACTTAGAAGTTTTTACAGACTATGCAAGTGACTTTGCTATAAGTAGCAATAATAAAGATTTATTTTTGTCATCGCCTGAAAGCGGTAATGGTAAAGTATTTTACTATACACGAAATAGAGAAGATACTGCACATGAATTTGTACAAACTTTTACAAGTTTAGAATTGCCTTTTAGTACAGAAAATGCCAAATACGGTAAGTCTGTATCTGTTAGTGATGATGGAGAATTTTTAGCAATAGGTATTCCTGGGGCTAGTCAAATTAAAACAAAATATAAAGGCGACTATGTATCTAATGTATTGTATTCTAAAAGAGATATTGTAAAATATAAAGAGTCGTTATGGCGTGCAAATAGAAATATTGTACAAGAAGGAACAACACAGACTTTTGAAACATATGATAGTTATATTAACATAGAATCTAGAATAGATCAAGATAGTACAAACTTAACGTTACTTTCTCAAGCATATCCTGGACTAGGCTCAACGTCCGGTAATGATCATATTCTTGTAAGAGCTCCTCTTGCTCAGCATATTGCCACCACAACTGGAGACTATATAAGACTAAAATGGAATGAATTATCATACGTTAACGGTTCACTAACTTCAGTATATAAACCATGGAATGATACATTAAGTACATTTGGTATATCTACAGACTTTGTTTCTGGATGGCATCGCATACAAGAAAAAATTACTAGAATTATAATAATTAATGATTATTTAAGAACAGTTGATACTGGTGATATAGTACAATCTAGTACTGGATCTGCAACTGTAGCAAAAGTTAAAGCAACGTCAACTGATCTTATGATTTATTTAAAAGACGAAAAGGGAACTTTTGATACTACTGATTTTTTAAATTTATATGATTTTGCAAACGATCTAACTGCACCGATTGGTACATATACTGAAGTTACGTTAGGTGAAACTTCTGAAGAATTTGGCTTATGGTTAATTGACTCGCCAGTATACACTTCTACTAATACTCCGTTTGAAACTGGAAAAGGATTAGTATATCTTGATGTATTAGAAGCAAGTAATTACAATGCAGGTACTCAGACAAGAATTGACTATGTTAATGTCTTAGATACAGTAAACAGTATAGGAGAAGTTAATCTAGCTAGAGATAGAGTTAATATAATTGATCAATTAACATACAACGATCCTGATAACGGAATAGTTTTATCAGATAAATGGATTGTACGAGTACCTACTAATTTGTCAAACAGTGTAAGTAGTAATCTAGTAGGTATCGGTAGTAGTTCAAATCCGTCATACGAATTTTATATGTATAATTATGAAAATGCTATTGATGTATCTGCAAGCGGAATTACACATGCTATTACTAATAAAACTCAAACTGTATATGATGTATGGGATGGGTACATTGATATTGATTTTTCTGGATACACTAATTTTGAAGGAACAATATACGGTTTAAAGGTTGGTGATGTAATACAAGATGTGCAACGACCACTAGACATAAATGGTCAACCTAGCACAAATCCAACACCAACAGATCATGAAGCTACTATTGTCTATATAAAAAGAAATACAGGTGTTGACTTTCAAAAGGTAAGAGTATATATTAAAATTAATAGTGGATTGTGGGACTTAGAGCCAAATATTGCACAAGTTCAAATACTTAGACTAGCAGGTACAACAACTGACGGCACAGTAAGAGAAGTAAACAGGCTTATAGGTGAAATAAACGATTTTAATGCAGACACTGTTGTACCATCAGGCGATGCCGGAAAGTTTTTAGTATTCGAAGCTGATAATGATTTTGCTTATTCTCAATATAGCGAAATTTTTGATCAAGAATATTATTTTTATACTGTACTTACTCAGACACTTGCTTCAGAAATTACTGCAAGCGCTCCGAGTTCTTTAAACTTAGACTGGTCTCAAATCTATCATATTGAAACAAACGAAGCAGGTAATCCTAGTTTAAATGGTGTAGGAGCCGTGGCTATCTATAGTAAGTCAGGCATCAATAATTATGTTCTTAATCAAGTTTTAGTAAGTGAATTTAACTTTAACGTATTAAATGAAAATTTTGGTAAAAAGGTTAAAATATTAAATTCTAATAATGGTTATAAGTTGTGTGTTTCGAGTAAAGGTTCGGGCACAGAAGAAAATTCAGGAATAATAACTTTCTTTGAACATGGACCTATAGATGTAACGAATTATAGAGGAAAATATAATTCTAATGAAAATTATGTCATAGGTGAAACAGTAAGCAACGAAGGAAGATATTATAGAGCAAGAACAACATTAACTTCTGATAATGACATTGATGATAGCAATAGTTGGGAAGATATTAGTTGGAGGAGAACTACTGATGAAAAATACCGAGGTACTATCGCAATAAATTCAGAATATGGAAAAGGAAGTGTTGTACTGTATAACAATGGATTATATAAAGCAAAAACAAATATAATTACCTCGGCAACTATCGGAGATCTTTCAACTGATGCAAGTTGGACAGCAGTTGATAACAACGTGGAATATATTGGATATATTCCTTGGATAACGTCAAGTCTAATAACTGGCGATGCGCAGTTTGATAACACTGATATAGTATTGTTTAGTGATGACTTTATTGTTAGTGAAAATGCAAATATTTTAATAACAAAAATTTCACAAACAGGAAATTCTATTGCGTTGGTAGTTTATGTGCTTGATAATGGAAGGTATAGATATCAACAAACTATAGATGATACCGATGGCAATGTAGGGTTTGCAACTAGTTTTAAATTAAATCCACAAGGGAATAAATTAGCAGTCTCGAGAACTTTAGATGGAATTGGTTCAGTACACATATATAATTTTGTTAGCGGACAGTTTGATGTAAACAATCCACAAATTATTACACCACCGTCTGTGTTTACAACCAAAAAGTTTGGATATACTTTGTCCTTTGGCGAAGAAAATTTAGCCATTGGTAGTTTAGATGCTAGGGTGTTTATTGACGATAGTACTGATTTTATAGTAAACGGAATATTTACTCCTGAAGTTTACGATCAAGGAGTAGTATATTATTATGAAGAAGTTAACAATAACTTAATTTTTGCAGAAAGAATTACCTACGGAGTAATCGACGATAATGCTGAACAAAATGTAAAGATTAATGGAAATCATTTGTATATTGGTGCATCGGCTCAAGATAATAATCAGTATCAAGGTGAGTTTTTTAATTATAGGAAAACCTACGATGCAAAGACTTGGACAGTAACTAGACAAATATCAGATCCTGTAGATATTAAAAAAATTAAGAGTGCATTTTTGTATAATAAAACCCGTGATGAAATTGTTTCTTACCTAGACTTTATTGATCCAATACAAGGAAAGATTGCAGGACCTGCAGAAAAGAATATTACTTATAAAACACCTTATGATCCTGCATCGTATAATGTCGGTGATGCTGCTGATACAGTATTTTGGTCAGATGACCATGTTGGAAAAATTTGGTGGGATATATCTAAATGTAAATTTACATATCCATATCAAAAGTCTATACAATACCAAAAAGATAATTGGAATGAATTACAGCCTGACGCATCAGTAGATGTTTATGAATGGGTAGAATCTGTTTATTTGCCTAGCACATGGGACGAATTATCAAATTTACCAGAAGGTTCGACACTCGGCATTTCTGGAACAACATTATACGGCGATACACAGTTTAGTAAACGCTTTATATACGACAATGACAGTCAGACATTTAGTGAAATTTACTACTACTGGGTGCGCAATAAAAATAGTGTTCCTAAAACAGATACTAACAGAACAATTTCCGCTTTAGATATTGCAAGATTAATTGCAACACCGAGAGAGCAGGGATATAGATTTATAAGTTTCTTAAGTTCTAATGGTATATCTTTAAATAATTGCGATAGTTTAATTACAAATGATGATATAGTTTTAAATATTAGGTATCACATACAGGATAATCGTAATCAAAATGAACATGATGTTTATCAAATTCTTTCAGATGGTTTAAAAAATAGTGCACCGCATCCAATTATCGAAACAAAATGGTTTGATAGTCTAATTGGTTTTGATAAATCAGATAGGACTATACCCGATCCTGCACTATTAGAGAAAAACAGATACGGTATACAAAATAATCCACGTCAAGGCATGTTTAAAAATAGAGTAGAGGCTTTAAAAAATCTTGTTGATAGGGTTAATATAGTTCTAGAAAACAATAATATAGTTGACAATATTGATATGCAACGTTTAAATTTAGTTGACGAATTACCTACTATTAATTCTGGATTATTTGATGTTACATTTAATAATGAAACTGAACTTACTTCTATTAACTCGAAAATAAAAACACCAATTTTAAAACCAGTTATAACCAACGGTAAAATAACTAACGTACAGATATTAGATCCTGGTAGAGGATATAAAGTGCCTCCTACTTATACAATAAACGGCATAGGACAAGATGCTAATTTTGAAATAGAAATTAATAATCTAGGACAAATAACCCGTGTAAATCTTACTAACAATGGATCAAACTATGATAATAATACTAGTATTACAGTAAGAGCATATAGCGCTCTTGTTATAACTGATAATACACTATCTGATAATTCTTGGGCTATTTATAGATATAATTCTACTGAAGAAACATGGCAAAAAACAAGAGTACAAAGTTATTCTGTTCCGAGATATTGGCAGTATATTGATTGGTATGCAGCTGGATATAATGCATTATCAAAGGTTGACCATTACATAAAGGGCACATATCAAATAGAAGGAACTAATGCAAAATTAGGTCAAATTATAAAAGTTGAAAATGTAGGCACAGGGGGCTGGTTATTGCTTAAAAGAAAGTCTACAACAGATAATGAAGATTTTACACAAGTTTACGATACTATTGGCAGACAGAATGGTACAATTAAACTTTTACCTTCGCTTTATGGCGTAAATTCTAGCACAGGATTTGATAATAGAAGTTTTGATAATTTTAGTTTTGATAAAGATCCTAGAATTGAATTAAGAATAATATTAGAAGCAATTAGAGACGATATATTTGTCGGAAACTTGCAAAATGAATATAACCAGTTGTTTATTTCGTCATTAAGATATATCTTGAACGAACAGCGTTCAGTGGACTGGTTCTTTAAAACAAGTTTTGTTAAAGTAAAGCATCATGCAAGTACATTAGAACAAGATATAACATTTAATGTTGATAATTTGGATAATTATAAGTCTTATATAGAAGAAGTAAAACCTTTTAAAACTGTATTAAGAGAATTTATTAGTAATCATACAAAAACAGAAGAAACAAATACTTCCGTTACTGATTTTGATTTACCTACTTACTATGATGATATAAAAGAAAAGATAGTTCCTAATAATGTTAAAATTACAAACGGAGAAATAGTAACAACCGATGATAATATTACAGAATATCCAAGACGTAATTGGTTAGATAATGTTGGCTTTGAAATTACCGATATTAAAATTACAAATAGCGGCACAGAATATACAACAAAGCCAGCAGTCGAAGTTATCGGCGGCGGCGGCAGCGGCGCAGTAATAGAAGCATTTATTGGGTACGGGAATATTACCGGATTAAAAATTGTATATCCAGGTGAAGGCTATACATCAATACCAACTATTCAAATAGCACCTCCTCCTAATTCAGAAGGAGTTCAAGCAACAGCTTACCCTGTCTTAGGTAGAAGTAAACCTAGAACAATTAGATCTACAATTAAATTTGATAGAAATTGGCCAGTACTAACCCAATCTGTAAATACATTAGAGCACACACAATCGTTTACCGGAACAGGAACACAAACAGTGTTTGATTTAGAATGGCCGATGCAAGTTTTAAATAGTACTTATGTAGTATACATTAACAATACCGAGGTATTATCAGGACAATATTCAGTAACTAATATTCAAGATATGTCCAAAGGTTATACAAGATATAAAGGTCGAGTTGTATTAAGTACACCGGCTGGTGTAGGCGATACTGTTACTATTGTCTATAACAAAAGTTTAGAAATATTAAATGCTATTGATAGAATTAAGTTTGCGTATAATCCAAATGATAATATGATTAGTAAAGATGCAGCACAATTAATGGATGGTATTGATTATGCTGGTGTACAAATTGATACTTTAGATTTTGGAACAGCACGTGGCTGGGGCAACGGCGAATGGACTGATTTTGACTATGATACTGATGAAGAATTAGAAGATCTAATTGTAGAACTTGACGGTTCTAGTACAAGTATAATATTACCTAGAGCACTAGAATTAGATGTGTCATATAACATTTACAGGATTGGTATAGATTCTAATGATAATATCTTTAGTAACATTAGACACGATGACGAAAACTTTGGTACTGCCCAACAATCTAATCTAAACGCAACTTGTCAAACATTAGTCGGCGACGGTGAAACACAGGTAATTAATCTAAATGACTTAGGAATAATGACTGCAATTAGAGAAGGAGAATCATATGTAAAGATTGTTGTAAGAAAAGTTACAAGCGATGGTAGTATTTTACCTTACGGTGCAACTTATGATACTGATATTAGTGGTGGTGATTTAAACTATTTAAATGCAAGTGGACAAAGACCTGAAGACATTATAATTGATGGTGATAACTTTGTTACTCCTGAAAGTGCAAAAAGTGTTGAAGAACTAGTTCCAGGACAAGTGCAAGATACACTCGATATGCAAGTTACTACTAAAGGAGAAGATAGTGCAGTATATAGTTATAGAATCTTTAAAGACATAACAAATAATACAACTTATAAGCGTATTGATAGCCCAACAACTAAACTTTCAAAAGAACTTACGCAGTATGATTTACAAATTGAAGTTAAAGATGCAACTAACTTACCAGAACCAGATAGAGAATTAAATTTACCTGGGGTGCTTTGGATAGGTAAGGAGCGTATTGAATACCTAGTTAAGGATGAAAATAGACTTAGACTAATACGTCGAGGAACGCTTGGTACAGGAGTGCGTGATGTACATCCACTAGGTACACCAGTGTATGATCAAAGTAGAACAAAAAATATTACATATGAAGATGTAACGCAAACACAAACAGTTGATAGTGCAGATGTATCTTCAGTTGCAAGTACATTTGAATTAGGGTTTATACCTAATTCTGTCGATGAGTTTGAAATCTTTATTAATGGTATTAGACTAACTGGTAAAACGTCTAAATTATATAATCCTAATATAGCACAAGACTCGCCTGAAGGTGATGAAGATGTAGCAGCAGATTTTACATTATCGTATGTAATTGAAAACGACACACCAGTACAAGCAATAATTGATATTACTAATTCGTCATTGCTAGAGTTTGCTACTAGAAACATTGTAGTAACTAGGAAAAAAGGCTCAATGTGGAACGTAATAGGCGAATCAATAACTGAAACAGAAACAAGTATCGGGTTCTTTCTGAGATCCGGAAACTAATAAATACATTGTATAGGAAGACAACATGAACAGTATAACAGATTTAAACGGAATAGCAGTACAGGGCCATATTAAGATATACGATCCTAGCAATGGCGAAGTTTTTGTACAAAAGCGTAATGCAATACACTACGAAAATATGAGTGTTGCTCTTGCAGAAAGTATGGCAAACTTGGGTAAAGGATTTATATACGAAATGAGCTTCGGCAACGGCGGCACAAGTGTTGATCCAACAGGTATTATTACATATCTAACACCAAACAGTACAGGCGCAAATGCAAGTCTTTATAATCAAACATATTCAAAAGTTGTAGTTGACGACGGACTGCTTAATAATAATCCAGAAAGCAATTATTTAGAAATTAGACACGTTACAGGAACAAATTATACAGACATACTTGTAAGTTGTTTACTAGACTATTCAGAGCCTGTTGCACAGGAAGCATTTGATAATGCTACTAATTTGTCTAGTGATTATATATTTGATGAATTAGGGTTGCGTAGTAAATCAAGTGATCCAAATGAATCAGGTAAACTGATTACACATGTTATTTTTCACCCTGTACAAAAATCATTAAACAGACTAATACAAATTGACTATACAGTGAGAATACAGAGTTTGTCAGGAGGTAATGCATAATGCCTTATATAGTTAGATTTACAGACTTTGTAAATAAGGGATCTATTGAAATCAGTGACGGAGAAATTAACTTAATCGATACTAGTTTAAAATTACCAGGTAAAGGTTCAATTGGTTATGGTAAAGCCATTGCTGAAAACTTTTTGCATTTACTAGAAAACTTTGCAGGTGCATCTGAACCTAGTAACCCTGTTGAAGGACAATTATGGTATGATACTTCAGCCGGCATTGATCAATTAAAAATATATGATAGTGCTCAATGGCGCACGGCAAGTGGATTTGTAAAAGCAGCTTCACAGCCATTATCTAATCAGTCGTCACCGGGCGACTTATGGGTTGATACAGTTAACCAACAATTATATATCTTTTCAGGAAATACTTGGTTGTTAATTGGACCTGAAGCAGGAACAGGACTACTTACAGGCGGCAGAGCACAAACTGTTTTAGACATTGATAATCTAAGCAAAAGTATATTCATTATGTATATACAGGATATACCATATGCTATTGTAAGTGCAGAAGAATTTACACCTAAAACTGCTATCAGTGGGTTTGGTACTCTTAAGAAAGGTTTTAATTTACGTAATGAAGGTAGTATAGATAATCCTATAAAATTTATTGGTGTAGCTGAAAGTGCTAAAGGACTAATAGTTGTTGAAAGTAGCGGCGCAGTTGAAGTTGCTGCTGAAAAATTTATAAGAACTGATTCTCGTGCAATTTTAAACGAACAACTTACAATCAATAATAACTCTGGATTTAAACTTGGAACAGATAGCCAATTCCAGATAGGTGTAAATGGTACGTCAGTTGAATTAAAAAACAATAACCAAATATCTTCAATCGATTTAATACTTAAAGATGTAGATCAATCTTTTAATACTGTTTTAAGAGTCAATAGTGAAGAAAGGGTAGGCATTAATAACCTTGCACCAAGTCAGGCACTTGATGTTATAGGTAATATTAAAGCAACAGTTGATACAACAGATCCTACTAACACAGGTAAAATAGAAGCTAGTAATACTGAAAATGCTATTAACTTTAGTTCAGGCTCTCTTGTAGTAAAAGGCGGCGCTGGGATTGCTCAAGATTTACATATCGGCGGCAGTATAAACATTGCAGGAAGCACTATAGTAAATGCCCATATATTGCCTGCACTAGAAATTAACTCTTACGATATAGGATCGTCAGATGCTCCTTTTAAGAGAATGTATGCAGAATCATTTTTAGGAAATGTTACTGGTAATGTTACTGGTAATGTTACTGGTAGATCAACTACTGCTGATAAATTAACTAATGCAACTACATTTAGAATGCAAGGCGATTTTACAAGTAATAGTTTTGAGTTTGACGGACAGTCAGGATCTGAAAAGGTATTTGAAGTTTCAATATCAAACGATATCGTTGCTAGTAAAACAAGACTTAGAGCTGATTTAATCAGTAACACAGACGAACTGTTAATTAACAAAACTACAGGAGCAGATTCAGGACTGTATAAAGTAAACAAAGTTGATTTATTGTCATCTGTGCCTATTACACCGGTCGGTAGTATTATGCCATATGCAGGTGTTACAGCGCCTGCAGGTTGGTTACTATGCACAGGGCAAGAAGTATTTAAAACTGACTACAACGAACTATGGCAAGTGATAGGACATAACTTTAAATCAGCAAGTTTAGTTAGCGATGGCGGAGATTTAAAATTCGGATTACCTGATTTAAGAGGTAGATTTCCTTTAGGTGTTGATAATATGGGCGGCCAAGCAGCAAACCGTGTTACTGGATCAGTTGCAAGTTTTACAAACGTTCAGCAAACATCAACAACGGGTACTGGTTCTGGCGCTGTATTCAGTGTACAACTTAATGCTGGAAATTATAATGTACAAGTTACTAATCCAGGTACTGGATATACAGTTGCAGAAAAAGTTACAATTTCTGGAGTTATATTCGGCGGCGCTACACCTACTCATGATCTAGTAATTACAATTAACTCATTAACTGTAGGTGGAATTGCTACATTTAGCTTTACAGGTATTGCATTTGAAGGCGGCGGCCCAGATACAATAGGTCAATCACAAGGAAATCAATCATATGCAATTAATACACAGAATTTACCAGACCATGATCATACTTTAGAAGGTGACGAATCTCAATTCTATGCTATCAGTCAGAAAGCACAGGATCCAGATAACCCGGGGCAGTTATTAACCGATCCAGACGGTATTCCTATATCTATAGAAGCAGGTGCCTCGGGTTATCAAGGAAAAACAACTACAGGAGGTATAGAAACAGGCGGTGCCTTAGGTTCACCACTTAATGTTATGAACCCCTACTTGGCATTAAATTATATTATATACGCAGGAACATCAACATGAGCTATCAATTAAATAAAACAAACGGTACAGTACTAGTAGACTTAATTGACGGAAAGATTGATACTACAAGTACAAACTTAACGCTTGTAGGTAGAGGGTATAGGGGCTACGGTGAAGTTTTTAATGAAAACTTTATCAAATTGCTTGAAAACTTTTCGAATACTGCTGCACCAAGCAATCCGTTGACAGGGCAGTTATGGTGGGATAGCGCAAACAACCAGTTAAAAATTTATACTGGTGTAGAATGGAAATCAACAGGCGAACCGTTTATTCAGTCAACACAGCCTATTGGATTAGCAGCTGGTGACTTTTGGTTTAACAATAGTGATGACCAGTTATACTTTTTTGATGGCGGCGGCGATCCATTATTAATTGGACCGAGTTTTACTAAAAACCAAGGTAAAACAGGTTTCTTCGTTGAAACTATTAAAAGTATTACAGAAGTTGAGATTACAATTGCAAAACTATACATCAATAACGAAGAAGTTGGTTTATTTAGTAACATAGAATTTACACCTGCTGTAGTGGCTAGAATTCCAGCACTTGTATCAGCAAGTAATCCTAATGGTATTATATTCAAAGGGTTTAACGTATACGATAAAGTAAATTTTAAGTTTATTGGTACTGCTGAAAGTACTTCAAACTTAGCAACAACTGACGGACAATTACTCAATGCTGATCAGTTTATTAGATCTGATATTGATAGTTTAACAACTGGTAGATTAGAAATAAGAAACACAAACGGTTTAATATTCTCAAATACTACTAACACGATTATGAGTATGCGTCCACAGGGTGCTAATTTCTTTATCGAAAATCCTATCTCAAATAGTGACCTTGCATTAAGAGTTGTGTCTGGGGCTAACTTAGGTAACTTAACTAACGCTGTATACATTGATGCTAGTGAAGGTAGAGTTGGTATAATGAATATTGATCGACTTCCGTTATATACGCTAGATGTTGAAGGTGATACACGAATAACAGGCAACTTAATTGTTGAAGGTGAGCAATTAAGCGTTGAAGTTACAACCTTGCAAGTTTTGGATAAATCGATAAAACTTGCTGTTACTGCTGACGGTACAGCACAAGACGATTTATTTGCAGACGGCGGTGGTATTATTGTTAGATCTACACAGGGCGATAAAACGTTCTTATGGGAATACGATTCAAACGCTTGGGAATCAAACAAAGATTTAAATTTAACAAGTGAATCGCTAAGTTATAGAATTAACGGTAGTATTAAATTAACAGAAAACAGTTTACAAAACATTAACTTTGCAGATGATTTAGTTAGACTAGGTACATTGGTGTATTTAGATGTAGATAACATTAACATAGACGGCAATACTGTTTTAGCAACAGGTAATTTAAATTTACAAGCTACAGGTAATATTACATTTACTACAGGCGGCCAGTTACAAATTAACCCTGTTGCTAGAATAAGTGGTATTGCTACACCACAGAATCCAGGTGATGCTGCTAACAAAGTATATGTCGATAATACAACATTAACACAGCCATTAGCTATGGCATTAGACGTTACAGGTATCGATACTAACTTAGCATATCTAGAAATTGTTGCTTCTTACTTAGCAGGACTGTTTCCAGTTGAATCTGTTAACGTTGGTAAAATAGCAAGAATACATACAACTAGTTATAGTAGTGTTACAATTAATATTGAAACAGCAAAGAATATTTCAACGGTTGCTGTTGACAAAAATGGTACAGAAAATCAACCAGTGGTTCGAGATATTGCGTTTAACAATATCGAATTCACAAATCCAAACAGACAACTTTTAACTTATGAAGTGCAGGCAAATACTGATCCTGTCACTAATATTACAACAATTGAATGGGTAAACATAGGTCTTGAAAGTTTATAAAGATACGATAAATAATAATAGCATTTAGGGGTACAGAATATGGCTTATCAAATTGATAGATTCGACAATTCACTGTTAACAACAGTAGAAGATGGAACTATAGATCAAACAACCAATATCAAATTTATTGGTAAAAACTACGCAGGGTACGGAGAGATCCAAAACGAGAACTTATTGTTCTTGTTAGAAAACTTTGCAGGCGGAAACGCACCAACTAGAGCAATTAGAGGGCAGTTATGGTACGATTCTACAAATAGTAAACTAAAATATTTTGTTGCTACTCCTGGCGCATTACCAGGTATTGGATATTGGAAATCAACAGGCGGTTCTGAGATCGCATCAAGTGCACCTAGTACACTTGTTAAAGGTGATTTTTGGTGGGACGAAGTAAACAATCAGTTATATGTGCATAACGGTACAGCAGGAGATAATCAATATACCCTAGTTGGTCCTCAGTCTGCTGGTTCAGGTATTACTAACATGGTAAGTGAACAAGTAATTGATACGTTAGGTGCTACAAAAACTATTATTAAAGCTGTAATTAATGATCAAACTTCGTATATTATAAGTAACGAAGAATTTACTTTAGGATCACTTAATCCTATTGCCGGCTTTGATAAAATTAAAAAAGGTACAACCCTAAAATATACTTTAGATTCAGACAACGGTGTTACAAATAGTACTAATGTAGCCGGAAATGATTATGTTTACCATGGTACTGCTTCTAATGCAGAAAAACTAGGTGGCGTTGCAGCAAGTGCATATGCACTAAGTGCCGCAGCTAACTTTTCTGCAACACTAACAGCACCTAGTGCAACTATAGATGGAATTTTTGGTCTATCTACACAAAGCGGTGCTGGTGTACTATCAAACAATAATGGTAGTAACAGTGAAATAATTTTTAAAACAACAAACGCTTCAGGTACACTAACTGATGTAGCAAAAATTACACACCCAGCAGTAGTTCCGGTATTAGACAATGTAACTGATTTAGGATCGCCTACATTACAATGGGCAGAAGTACATGCTGTAAACTTTAGAGGCGAATCTGATAAAGCAACTAATCTTAAAGTAAATGATCCTGCAGCAGGCGCACCTAGTCACCAAACAGCAACAGTCACTGCTGGCGGAAATACAATTGCCGCAAGAGATGCAAGCGGTGACATTACAGCAAATGTTTTTCATGGTACAGCAACACAAGCACAATTTGCTGACCTTGCAGAGAAATATACCACTGCTGAAGAATTACCAGCAGGCACAGCAGTTGCAGTATGTGGACATCCGGATCATGAAGTAGAGCCAGCAAGCGCAAGTTCATTCTGTATTGGTGTTGTATCAACAGATCCTGCGCTTATGATGAATTCAGAAGCAGAAGGGCAATATATTGGACTTAAAGGACGTTTACCAGTAAGAGTAAAAGGTCCAGTTTCAAAGGGTATGGCAGTGTATGCTTGGGCAGAAGGTGTATGTACAACTATTGCTTCAACGGCAATGGTAGGCATAGCACTAGAAACAAATAACGATGAGGGCGAAAAATTAGTAGAATGTGTTCTTAAGGTATAAAGGAAAGATAAATGGCCGTCGGAGATTTAATTACAGCATCAAGGTTTAACCTATTGCAAAACAGAATAGCAGCAGTTTTAGGAACTGGCGCTGGACAAACTGGATATGGACAAGGTGCTTCAGGTTATGGTGGTGCTATAAGTAGTGAAGAAGTAACAAACATCCCAGGCGGCAATATGCAAGTTAATGTTACTGCACAGTCTTTTAATAATTTATACAAAGACTTGATAAGAGCAAGATTACACCAAATTGGGTTATTAAGTTCTGAAATAACTGATCAAATAAAAAATCTTGAATTTGTAGCCGGAATTGATATTATAGGCGAAGAGTCAACTGGCACAGGAGCTGATGCTGAATTTAAAGGTATTGCTGATCTAGAAAGAATGATGGATAGAATCGAAACTGATAAATTCTTAGTTGATTCGACTCAGTCAGTAGTCGAATTGGGTACTTCTTCCACTAGAACTTCTCAATGGAATGGACAACTTATACATGAAGTAAAAGTTTCTTTTAATAATTCTGGTCATCGTAGACATTTTTTTAACTCAGGCGGTGAACTTAGAATAGAAACATCTAATTTAGGTTATGCAACCCCTAAAGGCAATGACTGGAGTGTTCTATTACAACGAGCAGGTATAGTTAAGTTTAACCATAGTGATACTAGTACAACTGACCAGGGAACACCTTCTGCAATCGGCAACTATGATTTAACAACTTCTTATCAATTAATTTATACTAAATTAAGCAATGGTGGAATATATCCTACATATAATCAAAATTTAATGGAAATATATGCAAAAGAAGTTTCTGATTCTGAAATACAATTTAAAATTGTATTTGATGATTTGGAAAGCGGCGCAGAAGATGATTTAATTGACGGAACTTTAAAGAGTAGTGTAAATCATTTAAGAGCAAAAAGTACTCTAACTGGTGATGATTTAATTGACTTTTATATCGAAGTTCCTGCACCAGTTTACCAAAACATAACAACACTGTAAAGTAAATAAACTATATATAATGATATAGTTTGACAGGAGTCCCAATGCCTACCTTTATTACAGCCACGCGATATAACAATCTACGTTCTCGAATATTATCAGTAATGGGAGATTCTTCTTCAGGTGCTAACGAAACATATGGCTACGGAAACAGTATTGATTCTACAACAGTAGCAGCAACATCTAGCGGTGATTTGATTAGTGAACAACAGTATTTAGATATTTATAGCGATATTGTAAGAGCAAGAGTACACCAGATTGGAACAACCGCTTTTGGGACAATTGAAAGTCCTTATGTAACTGGTGATTACCTTGCAAACACAACTAATACTGATAAAATTGAAGAAGCTCACATAATATATCTTGAAGGTTTAATGACTGATTGCGAAAATAATAGATTTGACCTACATACTAGTCAACGTTCTGAAACTTCATATTCGAGTAATAGCAGAACAACTCCATGGAATGGTGCTGTAAATCATGAATTCACACTAACATTTGCAGACGCTGCTGCACGTAGAGAATTTTTTAATGCAGGTAGTAGAGTGAAAATAGATTCTACACAAACAGGCGATAACTCTACAAAGGGTCAAGAATGGTCGGGTATAATCGGAACTGGACACGTTGAGTTTGGTTATACAAGCACTATACACAGCACAGGCTATGGTACTGCTTCGAGTATTGGTAACTATGATCTTACTAGTACTTACCAAACTATATGGCAAAAAACAGCATCAACGTATACAGGTAACATTTTTTATATTCAAGCAAAAGAAGATAACACTTCTAGAATTAGATTTAACGTAGTGTTTGACGATGTTAATACAGGCGGCGTTGATGGACAAGGTACTGATGTTGACGAAGACGTCCAGGGCACGTTAACAGTACAACCGTCTGTACTGAGAGCAAATGGTACAATGGTAATAGGGTCTAACACAGTCACCACTGTAAGTGTAGCAGCACCAACTTACAACTCTACAAGCAACCTGTAATAATAAGTATATTCATATTGACTTACTAAACAATCTGTGTTATACTTAACACTAACAGGAGGTAGTATGGACGAAAGATTAGAAAAAGCCCTTGACTTTAGCAAGTATATGGTTACGATCAATAATCAAAAACGTATTCTTCAAGAAAAGTTTAAAGAAAGTTTAATATATTTTACTGAAGGTTCTCAGTTTACTATTACACGAGAGTTAATTACATTTATAGATTTACTAGTAAAGCAAGGTGCAGATACTGACGTTGTTTTGACTGATGACAACGATCGTCCAGTAATGATACCAGACTTGTCTAAGTTTTTAGAAGATATTTTAGATATTTACTTTGAAGCTTCTAACGATTATCATAACAGTTATGTAGCATTGGGTAAAAAACGTTCGGTAGAAAAATTAATAGAAAATGACTAAAGGCGCATTACTATTTGCAAGAAATAACGGATCGCTTGATTATGTAAATCAAGCACAATTTTTAGCAAAACGTATACAGAAGTATTTAAATATTCCTACTAGTATAGTTACTGATTCTCCAGACTACTTAGTAGAAAGTTTTGACCGAGGAATATTTGATAAGATTATTCCTACAGCATGGGAAGTTGTCCAGAATAATAGATTTTACTTTGATGGTACTTTAACACACAAAAAACTTCCTTTTAAAAATGCAGGCAGAGCACAAGCATATGATCTATCTCCATACGATAGCACATTGTTATTAGATACAGATTATATTATTTCTAATGATTTATTTAAATCCTGTTTTGACAGTCAATATGATTTAATGATGTTTAAAAATGCAAAAGATTTATCAGGAACACGTAGTGAAGCAGAGTTTAAGTACATAAGTGAGTGTGGTGTTGATTTTTATTGGGCAACTGTAGTATATTTTACAAAGACTGAATCAAATAAAATATTCTTTGATCTAATTTCACACATACAAGATAATTGGCCTCATTACAGGCGAGTGTATCAAATTGACTCTCCGTTATTTAGAAATGACTTTGCATTTAGTATTGCAGCACATATTCTTAATGGTTTTGATGGACTTGATAGTTGTGTACAAGAATTACCAGGTACGCATTATTATACAATTGATAAAGATATATGTTTAGAAATTAATGATGATTATATGCAATTTTTGGTTGAACGACCAAAATACTTAGGAGAATATCTAGCATTAAGTACTAAAGGAAAAAGTGTTCATATAATGAATAAATTTAGTCTAGAAAGAGTAATTAATGAGCAATAGAGGTATAATAGTTTTAGCACAAAATAGTTATGAAAGAGTATCGAGACAAATACCTAATCATTTCCTCGAAGAGCAATACAGAGGTATTCATGTAGATATATGGTATCCGGATCTCGACTATATATCTGGTCAGCATGTTTGGTATGATAATAAAGTCTTTAGATTTGTTAATACTTGTTTACAGTCTAAAACATTTAATTATGATGATGTAAAATTAGTAATACCTGAAGTCTATATACACTATGACAAAAACGATCTTGTTGTACATCACTTGTGTAAAAAGAATAATATTGTATTATCTGATAATAATATTTACGAAGTGCGTAAAGAAGATGAAACACAATTATATACACTGACTCCTCAATTTGAAGGAGTTAACATTGATATTTGGTATAAAGAAGTTTTACATTTAGCAGGTCAACATGTTTGGCATAATAACAGAGTGTGGCGTGCTTTAGTTGACGTACCAGCAAATAGTGAGTTTACTGAAGACGATTACGAGCCTATTATTGATCAAGAAGTTAAATTGTATGCAGACAGTAACAAAAGTTTAGTATTTGAAAACCCACGGCCGGGCAATTTAGTGTGTTATTATAATAATTTATATACAGTTGATCCTGTACTACAAGTAGACTATGTTAAACAGGCTGTGTTATTAGCACTGTCTCTAAGTAAAAATAGTCCTAATGAAAAAATATCAATTATTACTAACGATATTGTTCCTGCAGATTATGAGATATTGTTTGACAAAATTATTCCTATTCCCTTTGGTGATGATGCTGAAACAACTATTTGGAAAGTTGAAAATAGATGGAAAATCTATCACTGTAGTCCGTATGATGAAACAATTGTAATGGACACTGATATGATGGTGTTTAATGATCTTACTAGTACGTGGAATATGTTAAGTGATTCAGATTTATTCTTTACATCTGAAGTAAGAACATTTAATAATAACGTAATTGAAAATGATTTTTACCGAAAGACATTTACCGAAAACTATTTGCCTAACACATACGTTGGGGTACATTATTTTAAACAATCAGATCTAGCAAAAAACTTTTATAATTTACTAGAAATTATTTGTAAGAATTGGAAAGAGTTTTGGAAAGAGTTTCTACCTAATCAAACACCCGGACATTTGAGTATAGATGTCGCAGCAGCAATTGCAATAAAAATACTTAATATAGAAGAAGAAGTTACAAATAAGAAAAACAATATTCTTACATTTACACACTTAAAGCCGATGATACAAGGCTGGAACAATCCGCCAGATAGGTGGCAAGATAAATTAGGCGTATATTTAGATGACAATTGTAATTTAAAGTTAGGAAATTTTGTACAAAATGGTATATTGCATTATACCGAAAAAGACTTTGTCGAAAAAGTATTTAACAAATACAAGGAAATAACTTATGTCTAATTTAATTAATGCAATAACAAAATTAAACAGTTTAATAGCACAAGGAGATATAAGTTATGTGTATTTTGAAAAAACACATGGCGAAGTCTTTGACATTACAAATAACCCTATAGATAGCGATTATGATGTTATTGAAGTTAATCATGACGAAGTAAAAGAATATTTTTTAGGTAGAGCAAAAATTAGCGAATATGTAGTAAAATATAATCATCAACTTAGAGAATACGTAATCGCTAGAGAGGTTGCAACTAGTTTTTTAAAATCAGTTGAAGATTACCTTTATCAAATTCCATTTAAAGGTAATACATTTGACAACCTAGAAAAGATATACGTTGGTATAGATTTTAGAAAACATAACGCAACTGATTTGTTTTATAAAGGCGATCACGTTTGGGCTAATAATAATGTATACAAACTTCATAAAGATTTTACTGTTGAAGATACGTTAGACACTGCTGAACTATTTCTTGAAAATATAGTATCAGTAGATAAAAAATCTATTCCTTTAATGGCACGAAAAAATAGAAAAGGACATAAAGTTTTAGTTGACAATCAGTTGTATATGATAAATTCGTCTGATGACACTAGTGTATATATTTTTAAAAATGATATTGCAAAACAATGGCAATTTTATAGCACTAAAGATATTGTTGTAAATGAAAAATTGTTAGACAAGGAAATTACTGATAAGGTTGTTATGTTTTTTATCACTGAGCCCGATGATCCTAACATACTAATTCGGACTATTGAAATACCAATTAAAGATTTAATAGACAAGACAAAGTGCATATTTCCGTACATGTACAAATCAGAAGAAGAAAATCTTTCGATATTTACACCACGACTTTATCGTAATTATAGATATGAGGTAGTAAAATGAATTCAATTAAAGTAGCAGACTATGATGTTATCTTTTTAAGTTACGACGAGCCCAACGCAGAAAAAAACTATGCAGACTTGTGTAGTAAAATACCATGGGCTAAACGTGTCCACGGAGTAGAAGGCTCGGATGCTGCACACAAGGCTTGCGCAGAATTAAGCGAAACTGATAGATTTATAACTGTAGATGCTGACAATATAGTATATGCTAATTATATACAACAAATTATAAATTTTAAACCTGAAGCACAGTTAGATCATAGTGTTGTTAGTTGGTGTGGAAAAAATGTTATAAACGGATTAGTATATGGAAATGGCGGACTTAAATGTTGGCCAAAGAGTTATGTTCTCAATATGCGTACACATGAAAATGCTGAACCAGGAAATCCGCAAGGTCAAGTTGACTTTTGTTGGGACATGCGCTATATCCAAATGAATACTACTTTTAGTGATGTGTATAATAATGCAACTCCACAGCAAGCATGGCGTGCTGGTTTTCGTGAAGGTGTTAAGATGTCACTTGATCAGGGAATGAAGCCTGATACAAGTAAACTGTATGACGGATATTGGCAAAATTTACATAGACTTTATATTTGGCAAATGATCGGTGCAGATGTAGAAAACGGACTATGGGCGATATTTGGTGCAAGACAGGGGTTGTATATGACAATGTGTACAGACTGGAACTTTATAAATGTACGTGACTTTTCGTATTTGAATAATTTTTGGAACCAATTAGAAGTTACTGATGAAACACTAATGTCTACAATACAGGATTTAGGTAAAACTTTGATAAAAGAATTAAATATTCCGATATCAATATCTCCACTAAGTGATCAACAAAGTAAATTTTTTAAAACAGTTTATCAAGTGCCAAAAAGAATAAACAAAGAACCATTTTTAATTGAGGATAATAATGACACCTGAAGTATGGAAAAAAGAAAATCTAGATCCTGTTAGTTGCAGTTTTTGTGTAGCTAAGTGGAAACAAGTTACACTACACCTACATACCGGACAGACGCATAGTTGTCATCATCCAGTACCTCACAAAATACCTGTTGAAGAATTAGAAGGTAATTCTAGTGCATTACATAATACAAAATTTAAGAAGTTACAACGTAAGCAAATGCTCGAAGGTGATAGGCCTAAAGAGTGTGACTATTGTTGGCGTGTAGAAGACAATAACGAAATAAGTGATAGAACATATAAGTCCAAAGAACCCTGGGCTGAATCTTATATTCCAGAAATTATTCAAAAACCTTGGGATGATAATGTTAATCCTAGTTATTTAGAAGTAAGTTTTAGTAGTGTGTGTAATTTCAAATGCTCATACTGTTCACCACAAGTTAGTAGTAAATGGATGGAAGAAGTTCAGAAATACGGACCGTATCCAACTACAACTGCGCATGGCGGTATTGATTGGCTTAAAGATCAAGGTGTTATGCCTATTCCAAATAAAGATTACAATCCTTATGTAGAAGCATTTTGGAAATGGTGGCCCGATGTATCAAAGGATCTCAAACATTTCCGTATTACAGGCGGCGAGCCATTACTTTCTAAAGATACATTTCGAGTACTAGACGATCTTATAGAAAATCCTAGACCAGACCTAGAGTTTGCTGTCAACAGTAATATGTGTGTTCCAGACGGAGTGTTTAATCGCTTTATGGAAAAAATTAAAATAATCTGTAGCGAAGGCAAGGTTAAGAAATTTAAAATATTTACAAGTGCTGAAGCTACAGGAGCACAAGCAGAATACATTAGACACGGACTAGACTACAACAAATGGTTAGATAATATAAACAAAGTATTAACTGAAGTTCCAAATTGTACATTTACTAATATGGCAACATATAACTTTTTAAGTTTGTTTAGTTTTAAAAATCTTATTAAAGATATATTAGAAATTAAAGATACATACGGCGGTTGGCAGGCTAAGCACATGCCTATGATACTTGATGTTCCTTATTTGAGACATCCTGGATATCAAGCAGTTGATATTATGCCTGCAAAGTTTAGAAGATATATATATGATCAGGTTTCTTTAGTATACGATAACATAGAAAACAACGGCTGGTACGAATCAGCTAATAGGAAATTCTTTAATTGGGAAGCCGAAAAGTTTAGACGTATATATGAAATAACAACATACATCGACGAAGAACACGAAACAAAACCCCATGTAATTAATCATAGAAAAAATTTAATTAGATTTGTTGATGAGCATGATAGAAGACGTGGAACTAATTTTCTTAAAACGTTTCCTGAAATGGAAGAAGAATATCATAAATGGAAAAATACTATATGATATACTTTTTATATGACTATGTTTTCCCGGGATATTTTTTACCTAATGCTTTAGAAAGTAATCATGCTGTGTTGAATTACATGCACTCTCAACATAATATAAGCAACGGATTTAACGCCTATACTGACCCTAGCGAATCTAATATTAGTAGACAGATATTTAATAATCAGTTAGGAGACTGGCCTAACAGTTGGACAGTAACAAATTTAAATGCTTTAGAAGAAGTAACTAGTATAAAACATACTTCATTATTCGAAGGAAAACAAAAGTGTAGTCATTATTTTTATGTTGTTAAGATAAGTCCTCATTTAGATCAGTTTGCAGCACATGGAGTTAGGCAATTTTCAAAACTTAATGGTAATTATTTTTGGAAGTATATGTCGCAAGAAGCATTAGAAGATGCTCAAAACAAAAAATGTACTATAATTCTAGATTTAGCTCAGGAAAATTATATCGAAAAACATGAATATGAAAATTTACATAAATGTTTAGAATCGTCCTATATTCCACCGAGTCAAATTATTTTAGTGTTTAATACACATAATGGCCATAAGATATACGATGAATGGTTTGAACCCCATGAACGAAAGATTCAAGTGCGTGATTGGCCGTTTGTTATGTGGAACAGTAGTAAATATTATTCAAAAACTGGTCGATGGGATTCAGAGTTAGAAAAAAGTAGAAAACGTCCTTTTAGATTTTTAATGAAAATAAAAAGTCCTAGAAATCATCGACAAGCACTTCTGTATTCTTTATATTGTGAACAAATTTTAGATCGCGGTGATTGGAGTTATCTATCTGAAAAAACCTCGCTAAATGATCAAATGTTAAAACATGTTAAGATTGAATGGAGTTTAGATTACGATGTCGAAACAGAGTCATTGGTTAATTTATTTCCAAAAAAACTTGCCGACGAGCCCGATACTACTATGAATACTGTAAGTGCATGGACTGATCGAACACGAGAACCTTATAGAAATAGTTATTTTTATATATGCACAGAAACATACTATCATGGAGATCATAAATCATTAACTGAAAAAGTTTTTAAACCGATAGGAAACTATCATCCTTTCTTTTTCTTTTCTTTCAAGGGTGCATTACAGCATTTAAGAGATTTAGGATTTAAAACTTTTAGTCCTTGGATAGACGAGTCGTATGATAATGAAAAAGTTGCACACAAGCGTTTAAAAATGATAGTTTCAGAAGTCAAACGATTATGCGAAATGTCCGAAGATGAAATATATACATGGTATTGGGAAATGCAAGATATTTTAGAACACAATAGAGAGCACTTAATAAAGATTTACGAGTCAGAGCCTTTAACTAAAGACTTTGTAAATTTCTTGGAAGCAAAAGCAAATGAGCTATAAAAATCAAAAATGGAACGAATGGATAGTTTCGCATCTTAATACGTTTGGCAAACAAGTTCCAATTTATAAACCTTCTGTATATCGTGAATACAGAGGAGAAATTTTTACAACTTATCATTCTAGCGACCATCCTGTAACAGAAATTATTTCTAAAGACAGCGAAGTTCACGGAAGATTTAGTAAGTCTTACAAAGGTGTATTAAGAGGCTTGCATTATGATGATAAGACTTATAAACTTGTACAAGCTCTTGTAGGTGATATCTATTTAGTTGTTCTTGATCTTAAAACAGGTAAGTGGGAATCTTATATACTATCAGAAAAGACTAGAGATCAAGTTTTAATACCTCCTGGGTACGCTAACGGTCACTATGCACTAACAGATTGTATATTCCATTATAATATGTTCTACGAAGGCGACTATGTAGACGAAAAGAATCAAGGTGTTATTAAGTGGAACGATCCTCGATTTAGAATAGAGTGGCCTACAACAGATCCTATTTTACAGGAAAGAGATAGATGAAACAATACGATAAACTTTTATCTTTTGGTTGTAGTTTTACACAAGGCGCAGGCCTTAATTCACCAGAGTATCATAGGTGGTTAAAAAAGCATCCTCCTAATGAATATGGAAATTATATGTATGCCAATGCATATCCTACACAACTAGCAAAAATGCTAAATTGTGAAGTAGAAAATCACGGAGTTCCAAGAGCATCGAACGATTTAATTTTTAAGAACGTATATGAGCACACAAAAGATATTAAGGATGGTAGCAATATTCTAGTTACTATGCAAACAACTCTGTTGCCACGTATAATGATTTACTCAAATCAAATAGAAGATTTTGTTACAGTTAACAATTTAGAAATTGACGATAAAAATATCAAGCGATACTACACCTTGTATCAAAAATATTTTTACAACAGAACAGTCGAATTCAATACCCTTATGAAAAATATTGACTTATATACTGTATATCTACAAAACAAAAAAATTGATGTATTGTGGATTCTGTACGATGCAGACGAAGTGCCTGATGAAAGTAAAACCATGATGACATTTGATAACATTCATTACAACATTGATTTATGTCGATATATTTCAACTAATAAATATAGATTATTAGACTTACCAAATTATCCTATAGATGATTCACATTTTTCAGTCGATGGTCACAGAGTAGTAGCAGAACACATACATAGTCATTTAGGAAAATATTATGATTAAAAATTTAGAACAGTATCCTCAGGTGAGAGAAAGCATTTTTACAGCACAAGATCTAATTGAGTTTGAAAATAAAATAATAGAACATTGGGAAGGTGCTAAGATTAGAGGACCTGTTCATTTAAGTAACGGTAATGAAGATTCGTTGATAGAAATATTTAAAAGAATTAAAACAAGCGACTGGGTATTTTCTACATGGCGTAGTCATTATCATGCTTTGTTAAAAGGTCTAAGTCCTAATTGGTTAGAACAAGAAATACTTGATGGTAAATCTATTACAGTTTGTAACATCGATGAAAAATTCTATAGTAGTGCAATCGTCGGTGGACCTCTTTCAATAGCATTAGGTGTTGCTAAGTCTATCAAAGATAACGGAACTGATGATAAAGTTTGGTGCTTTATAGGAGATATGTGTTTTGAAACTGGGCTATTTTATGAAGTCCATAAGTACGCACGTAATTTCGATCTACCATTATACTTTGTAGTAGAAGATAACGAAGTTAGTACAAGAACTCCGACTGTAGCAACATGGAATAAAACAAGAGATTTACCTAATGATGTTATACATTATAACTATAAATCTAAATATCCTCATTACGGTACTGGTAAATGGGTAGTTTTCTAAATGAAAGTTGTTTTTGATAAATGGGTAAATGGAATTGCATTACCTAATGGGTTACATCAGTCCTGTTTATATGAAACTTCTAATCTTTTTAATGAAGAAGAAATTAGAAAAAGAATAGAAGAGACTGTCGGTGTATCTTTTAGATGGCACGATAATTTTCATCGATATACAATTAAACCAGGACTATTAAAACAAGTAAGTCCAGATGAAGTAGATGTTAACGATAATGAAACTTACTTATTTCCTTTAGAGATTTTGCATTTTGAAGTTTTATGGAAGGGCAGTTATACAAAAAATACTAATATTCATTATTCTCTTATGGATACACTGTCAACTAAGATGCGTAATTTAATTCTATCAGGAAAGGTTAAGATTATAATTAATCTTACGCATGATCCGATTATGTTAGACGGTATACGAGAAATAGAAGACTATTTTAGATCTTATGGAATGGATTTAAAAAATTTAATTATGGTTGCTGGCAATATTCAAAAAAATACAGAAATGCATGTTATCGAAAGTTCGACGTTCTTTGCACACGAAAGTGCAAAAGAAATGATGAACTTTCCGTTTGTTGGTAGTCTAAATTATACTGCTGATATAGTAAGAGAGGCAGACCTAGATGGATCTAAACGTAGTAAGCACTTTTTAACTTTAAATAGGGCAAATCGAAAGCATAGATATTATCTATTATACGAATTAGTGCGTACAGGTTTATTAGAAAAAAGTTTAGCAAGTTTTATTTCACCTATGCAGGAAGAAACAGACATTGTACAAAATTGGCTTTATGAACATTACGGTGCTGATATGCCTAAGGACGTAATTGATAAAGCTAATGCAATGATTCCAATAGAACTTGACACTAATCATTTTGATGACAAAACAGGATTTCCATCAAACCAAACTAATAAACAGTGGTATACTGATAGTTATGTAAGTATTGTATCTGAAACAGATTTTATCAATAACGATTATCCTTTTAATTCTGAAAAAACGTTTAGACCATTTGTAAATTTACATCCGTTTATACACTACGGAAATATTGGTGCAATACAACTGTTGCACGAGTTAGGTTTTAAAACTTTTGAACCGTATATTGACGAAGCATATACTAGAGAAGATAACAAGAAGAAGCGTGTTCAATTAATGATGAAAGAAATTAGAAGACTGGGTAATATGTCTCTTGACACCATGCATGATCTGTATTATAATTGTAAGGATATACTTTTATATAATCAAGAACATCTTAAAACTTTTATAGATACTAATCCTTATATAGAGTTGTTTGAAAAAATTGAGGAACTATATCGGTAATGAAATTTTTGCTTATTCATGCAAATTCTGCAAAAAGAGTATTTCAGTCTTTAGCATCATCCGATAGTGCTATAGAGACACCTATTTGGGCAGGACTCTTAGAAAATAGTCTATCAACAGCAGGTATAGGAACAGAAATATTAGATTGCGAAGTCTTAGGATTGACTGCAGAACAGTCAGCGGCAAGGATACAAGACTCTAGATGTGAAATGGCAGTTTTTATTGTCTATGGAGCACAACCGAGCGCTTCTTCGCAAAATATGACCGGAGCAATAGAAGTTGCAGAACTTGTAAAACAATTAGATGCTAATATTAAAATAGGATTCGTAGGCGGGCATGTAAGTGCATTGCCTGTCGAAACACTTGAGTTACATTCTTTTATTGACATTGCATTTACAAATGAAGGTGTACAAGCATTACACGATTTAAGTCAAGCTTCGGACTTAACAAAGTCCTTGTCCTACATCAAAGGTATAGCATATAGGGATGCAGAAGGTGTACATTTAAATGAAGCATCTATTCCTGTTTCTAGAAGCAACCTTGATATTATCTTGCCTGGAATAAATTGGAATAAAATAGATCCTAACAGTGGGTATAGAACAGCTGGCTGGCATAGTTGGACTAATAATTCAATAAAAGAACCTTTTGCATCTATATATACTAGTTTAGGATGTCCGTATAAGTGTTCCTTTTGTATGATTAATATTATTAATAGATCTAGCAATGATCAACTCGACGCATCTCATATGAATGGCTTTAGATTTTGGTCTCCGGAATTTACAGTTAATCAACTTGGTATACTAGCAGATAAAGGTGTTAAAAATATTAAATTTGCAGATGAACTGTTTGTTCTTAATCCTAGACATTTTGTAAGAATATGTGAGTTAATCATTGAACGAGGCTATGACTTTAACATATGGGCATATGCTAGAGTAGACACTTGTAAACCAGAGCATTTAGAAATACTAAGACGTGCAGGTGTTAAATGGCTCGCATTAGGAATTGAGAATCCTGATATAGAAGCTAGAAAAATTATATACAAAGAAGGGTTTGAAGATGTAAACATTACTACATTGATTGCAAATATTCAATCGCATGGTATTGCAGTAGCAGGAAATTACATATTTGGATTACCAGGAGACACGCAGAAAAGTATGGAAAATACCTTACAGTTTGCTAAAGAAAACTTAACTGAAATGGCTAGTTTTTACTGTGCTATGGCTTATCCAGGATCGCCGTTATATAGACAGTCAAAAGCAAATGGAGTAAAACTTCCTGACCAGTATATAGGTTACTCGCAACACGCATATGAAACACAAAACTTGCCAACAGATTATTTGTCAGCAGCAGAAGTTTTAAGATTTAGAGATTATGCATGGGATAGATACAATAGCTTACCAGAATATGAGAGACTATTAGAAAAAAGATTTGGATTTCATGCAGTAGAGCAATTGCGTAATACAAGAAAGAAAACTTTAAAAAGAAAATTATTAGGTGATTGATGTCCAAGTATTATTTTAAGTATAGCCGTTGGAATGAAATAGGGTACATTATGTATTTTTTAAAAAATGGCAAGGTTAATGTAGGAGAGCGAGGTAGCTTTAGTGTTAAACTTAACAATGATTTGTTCTATTTTGGCAAATCTTGGCCTAAAAAAAAATACTTAGAATGTTCTAACAGCATTGATCTTATTAATCAAGAAAATAAAAGTAAAATAGTTTTATCAACTCCTGGCGAAAAGATAGGTCCTAGCTTTTCAGATAATGATATAAAAAGATTTTTAGATAACGGTAATATATATCTTTCTGGCGCAAAATATTCTTTTGATCATAAAAATGCTATAAATGATTATAGATTAACTTTATTTTATTTTTATTATTATTTTGGTCATGAATTTTTAAATTTTTATCCATCTGACATAAAAAATAATCTTGTTGGATGTTATCACAGACCTTTCCATATAAACGGAAAATTGTCTCAGACTAGACATATGATCTATGATAATATGAAAGAAATATTAAAAGAAGATCTTAAAATTTACAAATCGCATAGTAGTAATATTTCTGATGTTATTAATAGTTATGAAATATTCGGAGTTTGGGAACATAATCACATATCATCTTATACAGATTACCAAACTAGTGTTGTTAATATGTTATGGGAAACAATAGGTAACGATGTAGGTCACAATTGGGCTGATGGTGTCGATACAGACAGTAGATTTCACAGACAACATATATCGGAAAAAACATTAAAATGTTTGTTATATGGTAAAGCAAAAATATTTTTTATGCTATATACGACTCAAGATCAATATAAATGGCTTATTGACAATGGATTTTGGTTACTAAATTTTAAATTTCTTCCTGAAAATTTAAATGAGATTACACAAGATGACGCACAAAATTCTATATATAGCACTTGCAAATATCTAATCGATCTAAAAGAAAAATATAAAACTAATCATAATGTTCAAAAATATTTACTAGACAATTATGGTGAAAAAATAGAAAAAAATTATGAAAAATTAATTCGTATGATTACACAAGATGACGATATGGTATTAACATCAAAGTTTATAAATGCTTTAAAGGGATAAAATATATGAAAATATTAATCACAGGCGGAGCCGGATACTTAGGTTCTACAGCAGCAGAATATTTGTTATCTAAAGGATATGCTGTTACAGTATTAGACAATCTTATGTACAAGCAATTGTCTCTTTTGCATCTATTTAAAAACGACAACTTTTGTTTTGTAAAAGGCGATGTACGCAACAAAGAACTATTGCAAGAATTAGTTAAAGATCACGATGTAATAATTCCCTTAGCTGCTATTGTAGGAATGCCAGCATGTAAAGATAATCCTCAACTTACAGTAGAAGTTAACTACGAACAGATAAAGCACATTGCACAAGTGTTAACAGCAAAACAGAAATTGATTATGCCTAACACAAACAGCCAGTATGGTTCTAGTGAAGAAATTATCACAGAAGAAAGTCCATTCAAACCTCTTAGTTTGTATGCTAAAACAAAGTGTGACGCAGAAGATACAGTTATTGCTAGCGGCGGTGTTGCACTAAGACTTGCTACTGTTTTTGGAATTAGTCCTAGAATGCGCCAAGACCTGTTAGTAAATGATTTTGTTTATAAATCTTTTACGGATGGATATCTCGTTTTGTTTGAAGCGCATTTTAAACGCAACTATATACATGTACAAGACATTGCAAGAGCATTTGAGTTTGTAATAGAAAACTATGAAAAATGTTCAGGCGAAGCATTTAATGTAGGATTGTCTACTGCTAATCTAAGTAAAATGGAACTTGCAGAAAAAATAAAAGAACACATACCTGGTTTAGTTATTAAGCAGGACGAATTTAAACAAGACTTTGATAAACGAAACTATATTGTAAGTAATGATAAAATAGAATCACTAGGTTGGAAACCTTTGTATGATTTAGATTATGGTATAAAACAACTTATTGAAGCATATAGTATTGTAGTTACGCACAACAACAGGAGTTTTACGAACCTATGACATACAAATCAGAAAGAAGATATTTACAAACACTAAGTGAATTAATTGATAGACTTTCTATTGTACAATTAAAAGAAGTCTTTATACCAGAATACAAAGACGAGTACGCACAAGAGATTGATGATATTGTACACGACATACAACTTATACTAGATGAAAATAATTCAGTAGTTGATGCAAAAACTATTAGAGCTATAATAGTTTGCGCACAAATGAATTTGCATATCTGGCAAAATGAATCAAAGTTTCGTAGAGGCGAAAAAGAAGGAAATCTTGAACTTACTCATGGTCTGAACGGAATTAGAAATACAAGTAAGAATATTATACAAGAACTAATTGGTGGAAGAAAAGATTATAAAGTAGACTGTTTAGCAGCAGATTTTAAAGACTGGGAAATAAGTTGGCCGAAAGGAGGACAAAGTGATAAAACGAAAAACAGAAAAAGTAAATAAATCTATTTTATTTGCAGGATGTAGTTTTACTTGGGGACAAGGTCTGTATTATTATACAGGACTTCCTAGCATAGTTGAACAACCGTGGAACACCTACGATCACCGACTAGTAAATCACACACAAATTGAACACGCTGCAAGAATGAGATTTCCAAGACTGGTTGCAAATTACTTTAATACATCAGAAATAGTAGATAGAGTTAACGGCGGCAGTCATCAGAGTATTTTAAAGTGGTGGAATACCTGTTTTTTTAGTGATACTAATTTTGTGGATGGACACGGAAGGACAGATATTCCTTTAGAAGATATTGGTTTAGTAGTAATGCAACTTACTCAACCTCATAGAGATTGTATTGCTTTTGAAGGACCGGGTATTGCTTTTAATGAATTGTACAATGATATTCCTAAATTAAAACGTTTTATGAAGATACATGATATCAAAACACCTGATGATTATGTAAAATGGTATATTGATTATAGTCTAAGACCTATAGAACATTTTTTACGCACTTGTGAAGATAAGGGTATACCTACACTGTTACTATCATGGCCAAATGAAAATTTAGAATGGATTAGAAATAATCCTTGGATGAATGAACGGTTAATGACATTGACTTATAAAGGAATAGAATACCAAAGCATGGCAGACATGATGGACGAACATCAACCTGGTAATCAAGAATTAACAATAAGATCCGATTATGACTATTTTAATCAACCGCCCTTAGATGACCATCCATCAATGTTGTGCCATCATGTAATGGCTGAAAACGTTATTAAAACTATAGAAGATAGAAATTTGTTACAGCCGTTTACTAATTTACCGTCGTTTTCGCCGTTACTACATGTTAACATAAAACAAGGAATTTATCAAAATGAGTTATAAAGAAGAACTAACAAAGGCAATGACCTTTTTAGGTGATAAAAATGATACAAAGTTTATCGGACAACAAATTGTTTTTCCTGGTAATCCAATGAGTGCTACACTCGATAATGTCAACAAAGATAAAATGATAGAAACTCCAGTAATGGAAGAAGTTCAAATGGGGATAAGTCTAGGTATGGCAATGACCGGAATGAAAGTAGTTACCATTTATCCTAGATGGGACTTCTTAATAAGTGCAACAAATCAACTTGTTAACCATATAGATAAGTATGAACTGATGACAGGAAGCACAGCTACGGTTATTATTAGAGTAGGCAAAGGCGCCGATGAGCCATTAGATCCCGGACATCAACATAAGGGTAATTATTTTGAACAATTTAAGTCGTTATGTCCAAACACAACATTTTATGAATTTACATCTAGCGAACAGATATTTGATGTATATAAAAACGCATACGAGAAGGGCGGCATGCATCTAATGTTAGAATATCCGCAATTATATTCTGTATGAAAATTTTTGTAAACGGAACTTTTGATATACTGCATCCGGGACACATGGCATTATTTGAATATGCAAAATCCCAAGGCGACTATTTAAAAGTAGCAATAGATACTGACGAGAGGATAAAAGTAAACAAAGGTTTCGACAGACCTGTTAATAACCAAGACATACGCAGGCGTATGCTAGAATGCATTAAATTCATTGACGAAGTTAGTTTGTTTGGAACAGACGACGAGCTCATAAGTACTGTAAAAGAATATGGTCCAGATTTAATGATAGTTGGATCAGACTATGTAAATAAAAGAGTTATAGGAAGCGAATATGCAAAAGAACTGTTTTTCTTTGAAAGAGATGCAAGATATTCTTCAACAAAGGTCATTGAACGTATTAATAATAGGTGACGGTTGTTGTGATCTAAATCATTACGGCAAAGTAACTCGTATAAGCCAAGAAGCACCTGTGCCTATTTTTGATCTTATGTATACTGAAAGTGCATACGGCATGAGTTACAATGTTGCAGAAAACTTTAAAGCATTGGGCGTAAAGAATATTAATTTGCAAACTTATGTTGTAGAAAACAAACATAGGTATATTGAAAAAGGATCCTATAGGCAAGTTTACAGAGTTGATGAAAAGGTTAAGAGTCAAGAAGTAAAGTTGTCGTATGCTGGCGTATATGACTGTATAGTAATACCAGATTATGACAAAGGGTTAGTTCCTTATGATTTAATAGAAGAAATAACTAATAATGCAACTGTTCCGATATTTATTGATACTAAGAAACCTGATCTTGCAAGATTTAGAAATTGTATAGTAAAAATAAACGAACATGAGTATAATGATGCTATATCAGAAGCAGAAAGTTTAGTTGTAACCCGAGCTGACAAAGATGTGCTTGTTATAGAAAATGGTAAAACAACATCTACTCATCATGTAGAACCAATAGAAATAGCCGATGTAACCGGTGCAGGAGATAGTTTTTTTGCAGCCTTTGTTACATATTATATGTTAACTGATAATAAAGAAAAGGCAATAGAATTTGCAATAAAGTCTAGCCAAATTTCTGTACAACATAGAGGCGTATATGCTCCGAGATTGGAAGAAATATGCAAAGACTAAAAGGACATGTAGAAAAGGGTTGGGGTAGTGAATTAATATTTGCTACTAACGACTTATACTGCGGTAAGTTATTAAATTTTAACACAGGTGCAAAGTTTAGTATGCATTTTCATCGAGAAAAGGACGAAACTTGGCATGTACTATCAGGACATTTTGAAGTCCGTACGATTGATACTAGAACAGCTGATATAGAGGTACATGAATTACGTGTAGGAGATTCGTGGCATAATCCTCCATTGCTACCGCATCAAATAATTTGTTTAGAAGCAGGTACACTAGTAGAGGTTAGTACACCAGACAGTGTTGAAGATAATTACAGAGTTGCCAAAGGAGATAGTCAAAAATGAAATATGTAGTTGACATTGACGGAACAATATGCTACACTAAAGACAGTGATTACTATAACTCAAAACCTAACTACGAACATATAACTAAGATTAACGAATTATATATGGACGGACATACAATAGTTTATTGGACAGCCCGAGGAGCTAATTCAGGTATAGACTGGACAGCATTAACTAAAGAACAGTTGTTTTCTTGGGGAGTTAAGTATCATAATTTGTGGATGCAAAAACCTCATTATGATGTGTGGGTAGACGACAAAGCTGACTGGATATTTGATGTATGACATTGTTTTTATAAGTTATAAAGAACCTAATGCTGCTGAAAATTATGCTGCACTAAAAGAACGATTTCCTATGACTAAGCCTGTTGACGGAGTAAAAGGAATACATCAGGCACACATTGCTGCTGCAAAGAAATGTTTTACTAAAATGTTTTGGATTGTTGACGGTGATGCACAGGTTTTAGATTCCTTTAATTTTGATTATGAAGTTCCAGATCATCAGTTAGATCATGTACACGTTTGGCGCAGTAAGAATCCTATAAATGGTTTAGAGTACGGCTACGGCGGTGTAAAACTTTTTCCTAGACGTATGACAATAAACATGGATACAAGTAAGCCTGACATGACTACAAGTATTAGCGACAATTTTCGAGTAATGAACGAAATAAGTAACATTACTGCATTTAATACAGATCCGTTTAACACTTGGAAAAGTGCATTTAGAGAATGTGCAAAATTATCAAGTAAGTCTATACAAGGACAACTTAATATTGAAACTGAAGACCGATTGGCGGCGTGGCTAAATCCTATTTCAGATGCACTTTATAGAAATGAAGCAAAACGCGGCGCCCAAGAAGGCAGAGAATACGGAGAAAAACACGCACAATCACCGCAAGATTTGCGTAGAATAAATGATTTTGATTGGTTGTATGAACAATTTTCAAACAATACCCTGGGATAAAATTACCCAATTTGGACAGAAGACACTCCTAAAGAGCCATCTTTTCACAGTTTCTTGGATACTGGCTAGATTTTGTAATTATTCATGCAGTTATTGCTGGCCATACGCTAGATCTAGTACCCCTGACCACCAAGATCTAGAATTGTACTTACACACACTAGATAGTATCAAGGCACAGGCAAGAGATAACGGTTTTACAGATTTTCATTTTTCGTTCAGCGGAGGCGAGCCTACAGCGTATAAATACTTTGGGGAGATCATAGATCATTACTGTAGGGATACAGCACCCGAATACCAAAGTATTCATATGACCACAAATCTATCACCAGGTGTGAAATGGTGGAACAAGTGGATACTTAACACAGACACACTGCAAAGAAAAAGCATCACAGCGAGTTACCACGCTGAGTTTGCTAATGAACAGGAGTTTGGAGATAAGTGTCTCTTATTAGCTGATAATGAAGTATTTGTTACAATCAATCAAGTCATGGTGCCAGAAAGGTTTGAGGAACTTTACGAACGCTGTGAACGATTTGCCGCCCGAGGTATTAATGTCACTCTCAAACCACAATCCGACCCCACTGCCTCCTTCGTGGTACATGGATATACACCAAGCCAACTTAGACAGATGCAAACAGGATTCCCCCAAAGAATCCCAGATAGATATAAAAAAATAATTCCTTTATACCAAGTAGAATTACAAGATGATGCAGGTAACATATATAATGTTGATCAAGCCGAGCGATTCAATGCCTTTGGTTTTAATAAGTTTAAAGGATGGACTTGTAATGCAGGATATCAAGGATGCGTTATAAGAGGTAATGAAGTAAAGCGGAGTTATAGTTGTAGTGAAGAACCGTTAGGCACACTACAAGACGGTTTTACGCTGTTTAAGGCACCATCTAAATGTGTTACTGATACTTGTGTAAGCAGTGCTGACTCAAAGATTCCTAAGGTAAAAATATGAAAGTTGAAATAGAAGATGTATTGTTTTGGATGGATGCAATCCGTAATAGCGAAGATAGATATCGCACACTCGAAAGTTTTTGGAAAGGACAAGTTCGAAGTAAAGTTTGGCTTAGTGATCATTTAAACAATTGGTACATAGGTTTAAAAGATATAGTAATATTCGGAGGGTGGAACGGAGTGTTGGCAAGTATTCTTTTTAATGCTCGTCCGGATATTAAAAGTATTATTAGCGTTGATATAGATCCTACTTGCGAAGAAATTGCAAACACTGTAAACAAGCGTTATGAAATGGAAGGCAAATTCAAAGCAGTAACCGCTGACATGTGCAACTACAAGTACGATGCACATTTAGTAATCAACACAAGTTGTGAACATATTAATCAACAGCAGTATGAAACTTGGTTAAGTAACATACCAGAACAGGCTATGATAGTATTACAGAGTAACGACTATTTTGATTTAGATGAGCATATAAGATGTGCTACTGACTTAGAAGACTTCGTAGAAATGAGTAAGATTTATGTTACATGGAAAGCAGAGTTGCAAACTGAAAAGTATAAAAGATTTATGCTTATTGGTCAAAAAGTAATAGATTGATCTTTAAATTTGTTAAAACTTTGTTCTAATAGCGCATTATGTTTTTCCACATCAATTATTCCACCGATTGCTACCATGACCTTTCCTGGCCCAGCCATTGTAGCACCGTGATAGTATTTGTCGTGTGATAAACAAAACACAGGATTACCTTTATCTATTTTAGGATAAATTTTATCACCGTTATCATTTTCAGAAAGAAAAAAACTTTTGTATTCGTGTTTTGTAAGTAGTATATTATAACGCTTTGGGTCTAATAATTTTGTATCATCGTCGACTATTTCAAAATCTTCTCTATCTTTATGAATCGGTACATCACTTGTTTGTTCTAATGCCATTACTAAACTTAGTTGTTTATACGGTAATTGATCTATAACGGAAGCAATTTGCGGAAATTTAGTATCAAAACTATCGTAGTATTGTCCAATGCTATCCATTAATACACTTGAATGTTTTTTATGGTATTGATATATATCGACGTCATTCCATTCGTCTCTTAGCATTCTTCCAAATATAGGATAAGTTTTCCATAATCCACTAGCACACGGCATGTGATCTGAAATAGCTCCTATTGCATGAAAATGTTCTAATATTTCAGATTCGTTAGGTAAATCAACTTCTATGTCGATTGGCAAGTATGCAATATTGTTAAACAATTCTTTTCCTTTAAATTTAACAAGTCTATTTATAAATATATCTTGTTCTTTTCTTAAGAGATTTAATTTTTTTTCTATATTTAATTCTTAAATATATTGATTTTAAAAATGCAAACATTTTATTCTTTCAGATATGTGTTCGCTTATTAACTTATGAGCATTATGTGAAAAATGGTAATGAGGCAAATAGCAATAATTACTAATTTCTTCTAAAGACTGCTCTGATAATTTAAAATGATTCATATCATTAAGTAACATATTTTCTACTGAACTTAAATCAAAAGAATTATCTGTATGTGTTATTGTAATATTGTCGTTAACTTTATAATGATATTCGCCATGTGGTTGATTTAGTTTAGACGATGAAATCGGCAATACATAACAAATTATATTTTTTAAATTTAATTTATGTATTGTGTAAAGTATAGACATATAGTCTTCTTGCATAGTTAGAGATTCGCTAAAAAACTCAAAAAAGTATTCTTGCAAAATATTATTTTGCGTTCTAGATAAAAAATGAATAGGTTGAGTAGGTTGTAAAACAACACTTCCAGCTTCAGTTTGAGAATAAGTCAACAACATTCGATTATGGGTTGTTATTTGTATAATTGCTATAGTATTTGTGTAATAATCTTTAGGAAAATATTTTAATGTTCGAAGAGCAATTTCTTTGTTAGAAATTCCTTGCTCAGCAATATTATCGACTGGTACTTGTAAGTTTTTACTTAACAATGACGGATATGCAAATTTTTTGTTATACGCAACAATTTCTTCTCGAGGTACATTCTGTTTAATATTTTTAGTATTAAATGCATTTAATTTGTCAAATACAACACTACCTTTTTTGTGTGAAAAATTTACTTTTTGATTTTCAGGTGTTGATAATTTAGAATATTCTGGAATATTTTTTTCTTCCCAAAGTTCTATACCAGCAGTTACGCTGCAACCTGAAATGACTATTTTTTCCATCATAAAATATTTATATTATGGTTAATACAATTTTAGTAAATCAGGTTTTGACTTATCGTATTCGATGTTAGGTTTATAATTATATCTAGCAGGAACTTTATCTGGAAGTTCTAAACCTTTGTTAGTTGCAGTATCTCTACGTATTATTTGATGTAGGAAATTTGTTATACCATCATGTGGAACAAAATAATTCCAAGGCCCTGTGCGTAATTCTTCCATATCTATATTAGTTTCGTCACACCATTGTATTAGTCTTACTATTTTTCCTTCAATGTCTACCATCATATGGTAGATATTGTTATCTGCAGGGTTTATATCAATAAAGCTTTTATTGTTTTTTTCGCACCATTCCTTAGCAGCATAATATAAGGTGCTTAGTCTATAAACATTCTGTGTTGCATTTCTGCCTATTTCGCTTCCTAAGCGCACTCTGAAAGTTTGGGGATGCCACGGTGAATTAATAATTTCTTGTAGGATATCAGGTAATTCGTTCATTTCTATCATTGTATAACTAATGTACCCCATATCTAAATCTTGTTCAAAGATATTGTTAATTGCAGTTTCTTGTTTATTTCTAATTACTTTATGATTATGGTATGAAGGATGATTTAATCCTACGTTTACAGAAACTAATCCTGCTGCTTTTGATTCTTTAAGCCATCTTGTATTATTAAATCGAATGCCATTGGTCATTACAGCCGGATGCAGAGTTTCGTGTATTTCGCTTACTTCTGCACACAGTTGTGGAAAGTCTGGACGTAAAGTAGGTTCAGCTCCTGCTAATATAATTCTATGTATACCGTCTCCTGGTTTATCTATGGGAAATGTTTTAATTGTATCTATTAATATTTGTCTATTTACATCTGCTGAATCGTTATCAGGCAAATGATAGCAATGGGGACAATCTAAATTACATCTGTCTGTTGTTTCTATTAATAAACCTCCAGACATATTAAACCTAGGATCTTCCATAGATTTCATCAAACCATAATAAAATTCTGCACTAGTTTCTATTATATATTTTTGAACCCCATGTTCATTACAATATTTAACTAGATAAATCATTCCGTCTTCTTCCATCCTATAGGCAGGAATATGACTATGGCAATGATGACAAAGTGAAACTGTAGGATCTAATATTTTTCTGTTACCAATGTACTTAAAGATTTGATCAATGGCTTGTTCTGTAAATTGTGTCAATGAAAACTACCTTCCTCTACCTTACTGTCTACTAAACTTACTGGCTGTAATGATTTTTCTTGTTCTTTAGTAATCTCACTTGTACTTATGTGCTTATAGGGATTGGTGGTATTATATAGATCGGTCTTATGTAAAAACTTTTTATACATTTGATCTGTTTGATGGCTTACTTTTGATCTATCTCTAACTTCGTATACGCAATCATATTCAGTCCATCTATCAATATCAACGGTACTATTTACAAAGTACGGATACTCTTTATTTTCGTCTTTCATAAATGCATATTGTAAATCTTCTATACACTTAGGTAACTGAATTAATTTATTTGCAATCTTAATTACTAAATTAATCACATAATCTTTATGAGCAAAGAACTCTTGAGTACCATAACTTTCTGGTAACGTAAGGGCTACAATATTTCCCCACTTACTCTCTGGAGGAATTTCTCCGTTTACTAGATATGCAAGCATTATTTCTTCCACATCTTTTTGTAAACCTCCGATCCATTCGTCTGATTTTATTTCTTCGTACATAAAATCGTAAAATTCTCTATAAGAAACACCTGCAATATTGTTAAGATATTGTGCAACTATTTGACTATATCCTGCATAATGAAATTGAGTTAAAACCCAACTAAAACTTAAACAATCTGCAAGATCTTGTGAAGATGCTGTATTAGTAGCACTAACCATTGCAATTACTTCTTCACTACCGTCTTCTTCGTCCCAAATCCTTTCTTCAGGACGTCTATATAGGTCTTTAGGATGTATAAGCTTTATTCCGTATTTTTCTTGATATGCAGGGTCATCCATTTCGCTATTAGGTATAACAGTTGCTAGATATGTTTTTACACTGTTATGTTGTCCTAACTCTAAAAGTTTCATAAGACCATTAATATATGTATCTTTAGTTTCATAGGGTAATCCTAGAACTAGTTCGGTATAATGACGTATTCCGTGTTTATTACATTCAGCATAGGTTTTTTCGATATTATTTAGACCCATATTAAATCTTTTAACAGCCTTTAGTGTGTCAACGTTTAAACTTTGTATAGCAACTTCTAAACCATAAGTCCATTCTTGAATTATTTTTTCCATTTCAAAACACGCTGGATTAAGATTTTTTGCATGGTTAAATGTTACACGTCGAATGTTACTTCTTGGATCTAATATTGCTTTACGTATTAGATGTGCTATCTCTACATCACGTTCTCGTAATATACCGCTATTTGCATCAATAGGAAAGATCCAATGTATATTATGAGTTATTGCCCATTCTATATCTGCTTGTACTCTTTCAAAGGCAAAAGTTTTTAATTTATTTAAATAAGATGCACCCCATCCGCAGAACGTACAATGATAAGGACATCCTCTATTTGTTTCTAACATCATAAACCAAAACACGCCAGGATTGTCAGCAATTATTTTATCAAAAAATCCAGTAACATACGGACTAGGATAATCTTCAATTTCTTTTTGTCTCGGATTATTCCAATATCTATCTAGAGCTTCGTTGTTTAAAATTTTATGTAACAACTCTGCCCATTTTTCTTCGCCCTCACCGAACATTGCTACATCGATAAATTCGTGTTTTGTCCAATTTTCGTTTACACTTGGACCACCAAATACAATGATACATTCGGGCCAGCGTTCTTTAATTCTTTTAGCACAAGTAAGATTCCAATTTTCATTCCATACATAACAACTAAAAGCACATACTACCGGATCTTCTATTCTATCCAGTACGTCTTTTTGTCGCTCACGTTTCCATATTACATCTTTTAACTCGTAATTATTCTGTATATCTTCAAATTGATTACAATACGCCCAAATACATCCTACACTATACGGTAAGTAATGTTCGGGTCGTGTGCCTGAAGATATTTCTGGTTGAAATAGATAAACATTTTTTTTCATCAACAGTATTTAGTGTTAAATACGTTGGAGATATTATATATGACCCCAAAAATATTTTTTCCCTTTACAGAAAATAACAATAATTCTGACTATAATATTGTTTCGAGATATACAAAGTTTGGTTATATTAAAGACGGAAAGGACTTCTTAGACACAAGTCTTGGTAGTTGTGGTAGTTTTATGTTAGGATTTGATAGAACTGACATTATTGATTATGTATCCAACCGTTCAAAAGAAATACCATTTGTAAGTGGGGAATACCTAAGTACAACTGATGCAGTGTTAGAACTTTCACAAAAGTTATACGATATGACAGATGGATATTACAGTTTTTATAGTTTATCAGGTAGTGATGCAGTTGAGGGTGCTGTAAAATTAGCAGCATTATATCATCAATGTAACGGTAATATGCAAAAAAATAAGATTATCGGAGTAACAGAAAGTTATCATGGTAGCACTTATCTTAGTTCTAGTATAAGTGGCGGTAGTTTTATGACTCGCACACTAGGACGCAATCAATTTTGTAAAAGTGTATATAGAGATGATAATGAAAACATTTTATTTAATAATTTACAAAATGCATTAGATGCAGATGACATAAGTTGTGTTGTTATGGAAAGTTGTAGTTGGCTTGGAGGTGTAACACCATACAGTGACAACTTTTGGAAATCTCTTAAATTGTTATGTAAGTCAAAAGATATTTTGTTAATTATTGATGATATTGCTATGTGTGCTGGAAAATTAGGAAAACTAAAAGGATTTAATGTAGACCCTGATATATTTGTAATGGGGAAAAGTTTGAGTGGTGGTTACTTTCCTCTTAGTTCGTGTTTAATGACTAAAGAAGTTTTTAATACAGTAAAAGATGAATTTTGGAGTCATGGCTTCACATATAGTTTTAGTTTAACTGGTATATATAGCACATTAAAATATTTAGAAATTATCGAAAAAGAAAGTATATTTGAAAACTATAAGTATTTAAAACCAAAAAGCAATCTTATGTTTAGTCAACTAGTAGAAGACGGTATTGTTGAAAGTTATACTTCGTACGGTTTATATTATAACTTAAAATTTTTTCCTGTAGATAACATACCGTTAGCACAAAAAAAATTCTTTGAAAACGGTTTAAATGTAGGTATACAAAACTACGAATGGAAAGGTTTACGTGTTGTAATTCCATTGACCGCAGACAATGAATATTTTAATCAATTAGATACTAGATTACGCAACGCTTTAGACCACTACGTTTAATATCTAATGTCATACAATGTATTCCTCCTGCCCAAAACATTCCGTGACGTAGTTTACTTACGTGACAGTTAATATTATATTCTCCTAATTTAGCAAACACTTCTGGCTGTTCGGTTGCAAATATAATATTATTTGGATCTACTACTAAAACATTTGCTTCAAACGCTACTTCTTGACAATATCCTGTCCATTGATCAAACCAATCTTCTAACCAATTATAAGAAAACGGATCTACTTTATTGTTAGTTTCTTCTATAAAATTTTTATAATCGAATCTTTCAAATAATCCATCTAGTAATATTAATTCTTTATTACGTAGGCATTGCGGAACCCAATGTTCGTCCATACATATTACAGTGTTATCGTTAGGCATGTAAAATCCGTGATCTATATGACCCCAACTATCGACATATGTATCTTCATTGTGTATAAATTCAGCATCAACGTTACGTTTTATCCATTCTAACCCTAACTGAGTGCCCGGACCTTGATTATTTACAATAATATCTTTGCCTGCTTTAAACATTGTAGCAGTATGCCATAATAATGTGTAGTTTAAACGATTATGGTAAATGTCCTGCCCGTCTAGATACCATTTTTCGTTATTATTTAGATTGTTTAAAATCGGCGGCGGAAGACTTAACCAATTATGCCCTTGCTTAAACAAATCTTTAAATAGGCTATAGTAATTAAATCCGTCAAAGTACCTATCTGGTAAACTAGTGTATGTTTGATATATAGTTTTATCGTATACAAAATATTGATCTCTCGGGACAATAGGATTAGTTGCGTTTAAAATACTAAAATTATGTAAATTAGACTTTTGTGGAAATATTTTAGGTGTTGGTCTCAAAACTTTTGTGTTAAATGATGAAATTAGTGCTGCTAAATTGTCTAAGTCTTCTTTTGTTTCTTTTAATATTTTTTCTAATAATGGTTTTGCCTTAGGATCGATACTCCAAGTGTCTGGCACTTCAGTTAGACAATTTCCAACAATACATAATTCTAAAGGATCCCAGTTTGTATATATACTCATAATTCTATTTTCTTTTTAATATAGCGTTGTAAAAAATCTTCCAGTTCTTTGTTAGGCCATTGATTATAATGTTTTTGTTTTTTTTGAAGATCTTTAAAACTTAAATTCATTAATCCATGATCTCCCCAGTGCCAAACACTAACGCCCATATCAACTTTATACTGTTTATATATTGTATTACAACTTTTTACTGCCCAGTCAAGATCCATGTAATCATTTTCCCAATCTAATAATTCGTCAGCATATTTTAGAGAACTCACAGCATGTAAAGATTCAGAAGGTGTTTTTCTTCTTCTGTATCCTAATGCTTTCCAATTATTACTTATAAAACTTAATTTTGAATCCATACTACTTAACGGTATTTCTAATGCATAAGTAGCACTTATGTCTCCTTTAGATGTCCAATTTTTCATAAGCCATTCAATGCCACTTTCCCAAGTTTCTTTAGTTTCAAACGGTAATCCACACACCATATTAATATTGCCTCGATATGGTTCTATTGCATCAAACCATTCTCGTATTTCGAGTAAGCCTTCTTTTACTTTTAATGGATCCATTCCTTTCCCTACACTAGAGCCAGTTTTTTTATTAAACGTTTCTATACCATACATATGCCCAAATACACCTAACCGAGACAATGGATCCCATGTATCTTTATTAGCAATTAATAAATCTGCTCTCATAAATCCGTGCATTCTTAATTTAAAATTTAATGTATCAGCTACATTTGCATATTTTTCTATCATAGATTTATCTTGATTTAATGTTTCGTCTGCTGTATAATAATTTGTCACACCAAATTTATCATAAGCATCTCTAACAGTGTACTCAAAGTCAGAAGCAGCAGTTGAGTGATCGTCTTTTACGCCTAATATAGGATAATTGCAAAATTTGCAGGAAAATTTACAACCTCTTGTAAATTCTATGGTAAGCCACTCCCAAGGTTCTATAAGATCTCTATGTTCGTATATAACACCTAGTTCGTTCATCGGAAATGCAGGGTAAGTGTCATTAGCAAGAATAATTTTTTTATTTTCCCATCTTGTGTCAAACTTGATAGTTCCGTTGTTTTGAAAATAATTAGCTAATTGTATTATTGCTTTTTCTGCATAACCTACAGTATAATAATCTATTGATTCGTTATTAAATTTAGGATATGTATGACTGCCGTAAATAATTTTTATTTCTGGATAATAATCTTTGATCCAATGTGATAACATATCTATATTCTCTGGCCAGTTACCAAACCAACACCCAAATCCTATAAACTTTGTTTTTTTATGTATTCGTGATTTAATAAAATTTTTTAGTTGTTCTAAAGTCCAAAAACTAGCAAAGTCTACAACTTCTATATCCCATCCATTATTCCTAAGGTAATGTGCAATACGATGCGGTCCTAGGAATCGATGGGGCATCATATCGTGTACACCGAATATTAATGCATGGTCCATTATGTTCCCCAGGCTATTTTTTTCTTTTTATATCTTTCGTAAAATGCATCAACAACACCGTTTTGGTTATGGTGTAAATCTGATTTTATTATTTTAGATATAGCCCTATTATCATTTTTCAAAAGTAAACTATAATCGCTAAAGTGCCAAGAACCTACACCGTTTGTGGGTTTTAAAACACGGTATGCTTCCCCCATTGCCCATATAGCCCATTCTATATCCATATAATCATTTTCCCAGTCTAACAAGTCTTCAGTAAACATACCACCGCCCATAGTCAGTAACTTCTTTTGTTCAGTTCCGCTTTGTAACTTTGTCTTTCTATCTCGGTAACCCATATCCTTCCAACTTCGTGTAAATAAACTCGGCTTTGCATCACCAGTAGGTAAAGGAATTTCTAGTCTGTTAAATGCAGAGAATTCACCTGCCCAATTCTCTTTTAACCAGTCTACACCTTTCCAAAAAGTTTCTTTAGATTCATACGGTAGTCCAACAATCATACTAATATGACCTCTATAAATACTATTAGCCCTAAAATAATCTTTAATTTTTATTAAGCCTTCTTGTAATTTTTCAGTTTTCATTCCTTTACCTATAGTAGCACCTGACTTTCGATTAAAAGTTTCTATGCCATAATGATGACCGGTAATTCCAGTATCAACCATCATTTGCCAAGTATCGGGTTGTGCAATCATTAAATCAGCTCGCATAAATCCATGTGCTTGTAATTTAAAATCCCAAGTGTTTGCAACATTTGCAAACTTTCTCATCATTTCTTTATCTTGATTTATTGTTTCGTCAGCAATGTAATAATTCGTAATGCCAAATCTATTATAAGCATCTTCAATTTGTTTTCTAAAATTTTCTGCACTTATACTATGATCTTCTTTAATACCTAGAATGGGAAAATTACAGAATTGACATTTAAATTTACAACCTCTTGACAACTCTATAGTAAGCCATTCCCATTCCTCTAAAAAGTCTCTATCTTCGTAGTATGCTGCATACGTCTTCCTAGGCCATGCAGGATAGTCTTCATTAGCGTCAATAACTTCTTTGCCTTTCCATCTAGGAGAAAATTTTAAATTACATGGTTTTCCTAAAATGTCCTTTACAATTTCTAATATAGACTCTTCGCCGTATCCTACACTATAATAATCTATAGGTGATTCTCTTGTGTGAGGAGAAGACATACTACCATATACTAAAGGAATGTGCGGGTAAGTTTCTTTAAGCCATACTGTAAATGTTACTATTTCATCGGGCCATGTTCCGAACCATGCTCCGAAACCAAAAAACTTTATGTTTTCGTCCATTCTATTTTCAACTAAACTTTTTAGTTCGTCTAAAGTAAAATAGTAAGAATAATCTACAACTTCTGCATCCCATCCTTCTTGTCTTAGAAATGTACATATTCTATGAGGACCTAAAGGACGATGTGTTCCGGCACGATGAACGCTAAAAATTATACATTTATTCATAAGTTTATTTTATTCCGTTTATATCTTTCGTAAAATGATTCTAATTCTCTATTCGGACTAGGGTTAGAACTTTTATTTAATTTTGATATCTTATTTAGATCATCTGTAACTAATCCGTAATCTCCGAACTGCCACATATTTATACCATTTACTGATGAAATTCTTTTATTTGCTATACTAACAATTTCATCGGCAGTTTCTAAATTCATATAATCGTTTTCCCAATTTAGTAAAGATCGACCGTACCCAAAGTTTTGTTCTATATTTTTATGATAAGGTACTGTTGCTTCTCTATAGCCTAATTTTTCATAGTTAAGAGATATGTACGACAATTTTACATCCTTATCGTCAGTAGGAATATCTAAAGAAAATATAGTTGTATTTTCTCCCTTCCAATTATCGTAGCACCAATCTACTCCTGCATTAAATGAGTCTATGCTTTCATGTGGCAATCCGCATATTAAACTTATTACTCCTCGATAAGTGTCATTCGACTTAAACCATTCCCGTGCTTCTAGCAAGCCATTTTTTAATTTATCAGGATGCATTCCTTTGCCAATACTACTACCAGATTTTTGATTAAATGTTTCAACCCCGTAGTAGTGGCCATAAAACCCTAACCTATTTAAAGGTTCCCACTGTTGCTTTTGCGCTACTAATAAATCAGCTCTTATAAATCCGTGCATTCTAGGTTTAAATTTTAGTGTATCGGCAACACTTGCAAATTTTTCTAATTTGTCTGTACTATCATTAAAAGTTTCGTCAGCAACATAATAATTAGTTACACCAAATCTTTCGTAGGCATCCTTTAGTTGCACACCAAAGTCTTCGGCATCCCTACTATAATCGCTTCTGACTCCTAGTATAGGAAAATTACAAAATTTACATTTAAATTTGCATCCACGAGATAGTTCTATACTTAACCACTCCCAGGATTCTATAAAATCTCTATCTTGGTATATAACATTAAGAGACTTCATTGGGTATGATGTGTAAACATCTAATGCAGAAACAACTTTTTTATCTTTAAATCTTTCATCAAATTTTACTTCGCTATTTGATAAAAGTTTTACTATTGCATTTTCTCCGTAACCTACAACATAGTAATCTATACTATTAGAGTCAAACCAAGGATAAGAATGACTACCCCAAATTATCTTTACATCAGGATATGTTTCCTTAATCCAGGTAGTAATAGACTCGTAAGTTTTTGTCCAAACGCCAAAAAATGCACTAAATCCGCAAAATTTTGTTGCCGAGGTTATTCGTAAAGCACAGTATTCTTTTATTTCTTCGATGCTAAATTGCTCTACAAAATCTAAAACTTCTATATCCCATTCTTGTTCTCGCAAGAAAGAAGCAACACGATGAGGACCTAACATTCTCCTAACTGTTGGTAAACTTGTAATACTGAATAATAGACCGTGGCTCATAAACTGCCAATCCTAGCATAGAGAGATATTTCCGTCATATAAATATTTATATGAACCTACAATCCGAGACATTCGACATTGACATCTTTGCAACTAAAATATATAAAGCAAGATACAATAAAAGTATAAAAGATATAGAAAGTGTGCTCTTTGAAGTAGTGAATTTCGATCAAGTATTAAAGAACAATCAAGGATCAATGAGAGGCAATGGTATATGTTCTTACGTCCATAAAAGAGATTTACAATACGATCCAAGGTTTTCTGATGTAGTAGAATTTATTACAAATAGTTGTAAAGAATATTGGAAAAATTGCGGATTTAATTCAAAATATATTCCTATTATAAAAGAAATGTGGTTTAACATTTACAACACGGATAGCCATATAGATTTACATAATCACTCTCCTATGGTTACAACTTGTAGTTTTTATATAAAAAAACAATTAAACAATAGTAATCTTGTATTTGAAAATCCTTTATCTACGTTACTCAAACACCAACCTTATAGCATTGATAAAGAAACATATCATACACTTTTTGAAAATGAAATAAATGCAGAAACAGGTGATATTGTATTATTTCCAGGATGGTTAAATCATAAAACGCTTCCTAATAAATCAACTGAACAACGAATAATGATTGGTGCAAATATATGCAGCGGCGTTTAGAACCCCAATTGATGCTTAAAGATTATAGTGTAAAAGCATTTGCAGAAGCAGATAAAACTCCTACACGAAAATTATTTTTAAAATTACTAGACGACTATTTTAGTCCTAAAACGTTTAATAATGTTTTAGATTTGTGTTGCGGGCCTGCCCAGTACACAATAGACCTAGCAGAAATGTTATACTGTCAAATTGATGCAATTGATGGTTCGTCTCCTATGCTAGATATTGCAAAAACAAATATAGAAGAAAGCGGTTTAGATCATTGTATTCAACTGCATAATTTACATTTACCTTTTATCACTGATAAAAAATATGATCTTATAGTATGCGTAAATAGTTTGCATCATTTTCACAATCCTAAGGACTTTTGGATTACCTTAAAACATCATTCTAAAAAAGGCACAAGTGTACTAGTAATTGATTTAGCAAGACCTAAAACAAGTCCGAGTAAAGTTGTAGAATATTATAGTAGTAACGAATCGAGATATTTTCAAAATGACTTTTATAATAGTTTACATGCTGCATTTACTAAAGAAGAAGTACAAGGACAATTATATAATCTTGGTTTAGACTTAAATGTTGAATATCAACCTTCTGCATTAGATGGTTTTGGAATGATAATAGTCTGGGGAGAATTATGATAGAACATATTATAGAAACAGATGGTAACAATACACCTCTTTTCGTAAAAGGACTTACTAGTGGGTTTAAGAAAAATCAACCTAGTATAAAAATTGGAGCAGCCCGCGGCACTCATGAAAATCCCCAGATAGTACAGCAAGGAGATCAATTAGGTACTTTAAAGTTTAACGCATATACAGGCGCTGCTGGCGAACCTTATGGAAATGCTGCATTTATAAGTGCAATAGCAAGTGAAACTCCTAGTTTTGGGCAAAAAACTATAGATGCAGAACTTTTATTAGGATCTATTAACAGTGTTGCAACAGGAGACTTTGTTACAATAAATTCTAAAGGTATTATTAAACCAAAAGGAATTATAATAGAACACACTCTTAATAGTGTGGCGCAACGTGATAAATCAAAACCTTGGTGGCTTTCCGGAGGAACAGATTTTAGTTATCCGGTCCCTATAACAATAAACACAACTAGCACAGGTATACTTATTGCACAAACAGGAAACTTTAAACAACCTGCTATGCGTTTTGAAAGTTATGATAACAATCCATTAAAAGCTGGGTGGACTACTTTTAACAGATTTCGAGGTACACCCGATAATCCTGAATCTTTAAAAAATGGTGACTTCATATATGCATTTGACTGGATGGGAAAATCATCAGATGAACCATGGGAATGGGGAATGGCTCAAACTGCAATTATAGATGACGATCCGGGTGAGGGATATTTACCTACAAGTATGAACTGGGTTACTAGATTAGAACCATTCGGTGAACCAAAGGTTGCAGTAAAGATTAGTAGTAATGGCACACTTACTACTAATTACGGTAGTGTAATAAATGAAAATTTAGAGTTAAACGTAGAAGAAGTAAAAAATGTTAACTTAGAAGATGTAAAATTTGTTAAAGTAAAAGTTAACGGTGAGTATAGAGCAATGCCTACTTATTCATTTGGATGAATACCAACCTCTTCAATTTTAATATCTTTTCCTTGCCATGACCAAATAGTATGATCGTACCAAGTATGAGATCCTGTACTTTGCGATTCGGCAAAAATATACAAACTTGTTTCAAGTTGAACTATCTTCTTGCCATCTTTCCAGTGACTTATGTAACTTAAACATTCTTTAAATTTAGACATTTTTCTTTTCCGTATTCGCTTAAATTTTTTATAGTATCAAATAATAATCGTTCTGTCTCTAAACTGTAATCTGTTCTAGATCTATATGCATTGATTATACCTTCGGCTCTGCGAAATCCGTTAATGCTTGATTTCCAAAATTCGGCTGCATTATCTAAGTCTAACGCTGTATCGACTTCAAAGAATACACTATCTTTAAAATAAAAATTTTCATTTACAAAGTGGTTTACTAAAACATGATTTGGACTGTAATATGCAAGATTCTTTTGTTTACATTGTACTCCTAAGTTATAATATGCATCGACTACTTTTTTAATATATGATTTAAAGTCTTCAACAACATTATTACTATTCGTCATTATATTAAATAACATATAAGGCGGCGGATAACCTAACTCGCCTGGGCTACTAAAATAAGTATAGATATATTGTTCACCTTCTATTTGAACAGATGAGTAATTTTTTAATGTAGGAAATTCAGGCATGGGATCTAACTTTTGATAATTTGAAATACCCCTAATTTTATTAGGATGGTATTCTTGCAAACAATGCATGTCTCCGTTAACTTTTAGACAATGAACATATCTATAGCTAATTGTTTTTATTTCCTCATCGGTTATGTCCCACACACAATAATCAGGTCTATCTTTATATATGTAAAGCTTAGTAATAGAATCTCTTGGATTTTGTTTTACAAACTCGTCAAATGTTTTTGTCCAGTTATCAAAGGTATAACATTTATCAACTATTATTTGTTTTAAATCTTCAATCAAGGTATTTCCTTTTGACTTATTTGAAGTACAATTCTAGGTGTAAGTCCTATATTAACACTTCCGTGTAAGTCATTGTCTTGATCGTACCTAAACAAGTCACCTGACGCATATCCGCTAACAAATTTATTTTCGTGTATAAACACATGCCCAGGTTCATAATCTTTCCATGGCATCCAAAATCTATAATTATTGTCGTGTACATTTACAGTATCTCTGTGTAGCGGCATAAACTGTCCCGGCATCTGCTTTACTATCCACCAGTCTCCTTGTAAATATTTGTTAAGCTCGCCCATATCTAAGTCAAAAGGACAGTTACGATTATCAAATATTTCAGCCATGATTAGATTATTTCCATACGGACCATTAGTAAACATATCGGCTTGGTTATCATCTGTGGCTAGTGTTTGGTCTACATTAATTTCAACGTCATCATCTTTGCCGTCATGATCTTTCCAAGGACTAATCTCTATACCCTTAGTAGAAATTAATGTATCTATCCATTCTTGTTTAACTAAGTGATTAAAATTACCGTAAAATTTCATATAAGTGCTCCGCATATTTTATATGAGCATCTTTATTTGGATGCCCCCAGGCTAGTCGTTCTTCACAAAAAAAATCTAAACCTTTATCTGTTAAAAATTTAGATTTACTTTTTTCGTATAAATCTAATATTATAGGCATAGATGAAATAATATTATTATTCATAGCAGGAACAATATTTATATTGTAGTATTCTAATACTTGTAAGTTTTTGACAAAATCCCAAGATATTCTGTCATCCGAAAACCAATCTATTAGTGCCTTGTCAGTCTGTTCATTAATAACAGGTTTTATATCTCCTGTATCTTTTACTCCTAATAAACCTTTGTACGGCCATAATAATGATGGTAACTGAAAAGATTCTACAGTTTTATTAAATATTGCATTGCGTGTTGCTTTAGTGAGTGAGACAATTACTATATCATTGTTAGTAAACTTATAATTGTTTTCAAAAACTTGATATACAATTTTATCTAAACTATTTCCGCTTTCGGCATAATTGCAACATTGTAAATTTAGTTTATCTGCTAATAATTGCGGCCAAGATATTAGTTTTTGTTTTTCTTTTATAGCGTTGTATTCTTCTTGTAGATTCTCAGTTTCTAACTTTTTAAAAAATTTACGTGGATCATCAGACGTTGCTAATCTATAGTCGTTAATAGATAATTCGTGTGCTAATAATTCTTCACCAGTGGCATAACTACAACCAAATACATATAATTTACTCATCATATATTGTAAATTGAAACGTTAGTCTTTCTGATAGCCCTATATTTGCTGCGCCGTGTATTGCAAATGGATCATCGAATTCATATACATCGCCTGCTTTATATGGCCCAATTAATTTATCATCGTATATTAAAATATGACCAGGTTCATAATCTTTCCAACTCATCCAATAACGTACACAATTTTTTTCAAACTTTGTTGTTCTATCGCTGTGTATAGGAAGTACATGACCGGGCTTATATTTAAATAGATTAAAATAAGTTCCGCTAGTTCCATCTTTGTATGTAGTTACCCAAGGCGGTATACCTATATCAAATGGAAAGTTTCTCCCGTCAAATATATAATACATTAAAGACTTAACATCGTAACCTGCATCGCCGTACTTTTTTTGAAAATCACAGAACTCTGCACGTTCTCCTCTTTCAATTGCACCTTCAATGTCATTATCAACAAACTCGGCTTTTGGTTGCTCTATGCCTTCATTCTCGAGAGCATATGCAATCCATTCGTCTTGTAGCCAGTCTCGATAATTTCCTATATACTTCATTGTTCTTCCTCATATAATGTTACTTGTAAAACTACACGAGGTGTTAAACCTATATTTGCTGCTCCGTGTAGACCTTGTGCATCGTCGTATTCGTATATATCACCCTTTTTATAGTTTGTTACTATTTCATCTTGAAACTTAAATATATGTCCTATTTCCCAATCTTGTAAAGGGATCCAAAATCTCTGAGCATTTTTTTGTACAGTAGTGTGCGGGTCAACATGCATCGGCATAAAGTCTCCTGGCATCATTTTTGTTAACCACCAGTGTCTTGATCTTCCACATTTATGGAATTCTGGTAAATCAAAAGGACAATTGTTTTTATCAAACATTTGAAAGTAAGTAGCTGTTGGATCATATCCAGCATCGATTGCTTTTTGCCACTCTTTTTCTCCTTCAGGTCCCTGCGGCTTTCCTCCGTCTCTCGGCCTATGCAATCCTTCGTTTTCTAAAATTAATTTTCTCCAAGTATCGAGTGTTTCTTCAGATACATCTAAATTCTTCATGTTATCTATGTATTTCATTTTTTACTTCATCCTTTTTATAATATGCAGAAACTTGCAATATTATACGAGTAGTCGAACCTATGTTTATTGCTCCGTGTAGTGCTTTTGTTTCATTATACAAGTATAGATCACCTTTATTATATTTGCTTACGGTTATGTCTTCGTATACAAATATGTGTCCTGGGTCATATTCTGTTAATGGCATCCAATACCTTCGTGTGTTTTTGTCGTCACCTCTTGGATTATCTCTATGGACCGGTATATATTGTCCGGGATACATTTTTATTATCCACCAAGTAAAGTCTTCATCTGGCTGAATCCAAGGAGGATCAATTTTAAAACTTAATCCATCCTTTTCTAAAAGTTGAAATTGTACTAAGTCAGTTCCGTAAACTTTATAAATTTCCTCCTCAGACTTATCCATCGGCTCACGCTTGCCGTTTTCAATTTCCTCAAAAATATTTATATTTTGAAACATGTCTTTCGGTACGGACAACCCGGGTGTGTTTGTTATTTCTTCAATCCAAGAAGGATTGATCCAGTTTTTATAATTTTTAACAAACTCCATCAATGTTCCTTGAAGGTTTATAGTCTACTATTTGTAAAATACATCTGTTTGTTGTACCTAAATTGCAAGCACCGTGCCAGTCACCTGCGTAGTCAAACTTATACACATCACCTTTTTTATAATTAGAAACTTCTTTATCACCTATAATAAATATGTGTCCTGGTTCGTAATCAGTCCAAGGCATCCAATATTTATTTATAGGTATATCAGGTTTTGCTCTATCAGTATGTACAGGCATTAAGTCTCCTGGTTTCATTGTACTAAACCACCAAGTAATGTGTTTACCTTTATAGTCTAAAAATGGCGGAGGATTGTCTAAAAGGTCAAATGATAAATCAAATTTTTCTAGTAGACTAAAATGATTCGCATATACATCATATCCTGAGTTTGTATACATGTCATATTCTTCGCCCATTTCTCGATCCGGATCGAGATAATCTATATGTATCTTTGCATGTTTAACTGCTTTATCATTAGGATCTAATGTGTTTAGATGTTCTTGTATATTTAGATAATCTTCCTTTGTATGTATGTAACTTATGTCTTGTATAAATTCACGTAGTATCGGATTAAATCTTGCTTCATTTCGCAAACTATGTTTTGGCATTTCAAACCCAGGATTTGACAACACTTCTTTACACCAGGTATCCGGTATCCAATCTGCATAATTACCAATATATTGTATCATTTAATTTCCTCTACGGAAATACTTATGTTTTATAAATTAGTTTCTATGTTAAATCGAACACTTAATAAGTATCTAGGGTGTTTTGAAAAATTTGTAACACTATGTGGTGTAGTTACTTTTACAACTTTTGGTTTATCTATAGAACACTCGTCTATAACTTTAGGATTACCTATCCATATTGGTCTTAAATGTTGCGAATCATCTGCTGGTAAATTTGGTTTATTTGTAGGAGTTGCGTATCCAATGTCATAATTACTATCATACCAATACATTGTTGTATCTTGGCAATTAAATATAGGAATATTTAATGCCCAATGTTGATCCGGTGTAGGAGGATTATGTCCATCTATATGAACTCGTAAACTTTCATTTCCGCTTAACCCACCTAGCACACATATTTTAATTTTTGGATCTTCTGAGAATATATCGATGATATCATCTATAATTTTTTCTCGTAACCAGATGATATCATTGTCTGTTTTATCAAATACTGTTATTGATTGCCCGATTAGATCTTTATTAATATACTTGCTAAAACGTTCCTGTATATCTATAAAATTTTTTAAATCTATATCATAGTGTAAGGGCATTAATATTCTACGACTGGAACTTCTTGTCTTTTATTTGTAGGATATAAAATTTCATCGTCAACTTGATGTTTTCTGCGGCTTACACCTTCTTGTTTAAACCCTACACCCATTATCAATAAAGGATCATTCTCTAAATTTAGTGCTTCTTTAACTTTTACATGATCCATACTTAAACAACAACCAGTTGCATAACCTAACATCTGAGCAGTTAAATTTAAATAACCAGAAACTATACCTAAAGCTACATTTTTATCAAAATCTTTCGGTTCGTCAGCAATTCTTTTTTCTTTAAAGTGTGATTCTACTTTATAATAGTCTTCAAAAACTACAACAAGATTTGCTAATGTTTGACTTTGTGTAGCATCTCCCATTTCGTGATATTTGTCTTCGTCTCGTGGATGCGGATCAACTATTTTAGTACCATCTTCTGCAATAGCGTACGGTGCACCGTGTGTTGCTGCGTGTACTTTTTCGATAGTCTCTCTATCTTGTATAAAGTGAACCTTATAGAATGCCACATTTTGTAAACTAGGAGCTTGTGTTAAGCTTGTTTTAAGTATGTCTAAATCTTCTTGAGGTATTACTTTATCTAAATCCCAATTACGCTGACAGTGTTGGCTGCGAATTATAGCTTTGCTTAAATTTTTTCTTATGTCCATCTTGGTTCTCCTATACAGTTATTTAGTCATAAATATTCTATAATGTTCCATTTTAACGAGCTAACACAAATCCATCTTGAAATTACAAATCGCTGTCAAGCAAGCTGTCCTATGTGTAATAGAAATATTAGAGGCGGTTTAGATAATCCTTTAATAAAGAATAATGATTGGACAGTATCTGATTTTAAGAAAATTTTATCTCACAGTGTTTTAGATAAAATCACTGGTTTTTATTTCTGTGGAAATTTTGGCGATCCTATTATTAATAATGATTTAATAGATATGTGCAAATATGCAGTAGAGTATAAACCTGAAATAAACATCGCTATACATACAAATGGTAGCGCACGTACTACACAGTGGTGGGAATTGTTAGCCCAAACATTACCCAAAGATAGTAGAGTAGTTTTTGCACTGGATGGTTTAGCCGATACACATTCATTATATAGGATCGGTACTAGTTTTGAAAAAATTATTTCAAATGCTCGGGCATTTATTAATGCAGGAGGAACTGCTGAATGGTGTTTTATTAAATTTAAACATAACGAGCACCAAGTAGGAGAAGCAGAAAAATTAGCAAAAGAAATGAAATTTAAACATTTTTCAGTAAAGAATAGTAGTCGATTTATCGGTGAACCAAAATATGCTGTTTTAGATTCAAATGCAACTACTACACATTATATAGAACCTCCTAGTGATAACAAGATGTCTTTTATAAGTAACGATGTTATTAAAAACTATAAAGAAATAGTTAATAATAGTGAGATAAATTGTTATGTTTTACACACGAAGGAAATATATATTGATGCTAATAGGATAGTATATCCTTGTTGTTATCTTGCAAGTGTGCCGTTTACAAATATACCAAAAGATGAGACAACTCAGGCTCGAATAGATATAAGAACACAGCACGAAGAATATATTACAGATCTTGGCGGATATGATAATATTAATTCTTTACAAAAATCTATCGAAGATATTGTAAATGCAAAGTTATGGCATACAGTTTGGAACAAATACTGGTTTAAACAAAAAATGATTACCTGTGCAAGAAGTTGTGGCACAATTAAAGAAATATCAAAACCTTATGAGCAGATTGTTACTACGGAAACTATAAATGGATAAAATTAAATCTTACCAAACTGAAATTAAAAAAGTAAGTGGTAGTGATACGTTTTGTGTTCTTCCTTGGATACACTTAGCAACTCGACCAAATGGTGATATGCGATTATGTTGTACAGCAAATGCTAGTGGAGCAGGCGAAGACCATGAAGTTGGTTTAATAAAAGGAGACGACGGTCGTCCTGCAAACTTTGCTAAGACTACTCCTATGGAAGCGTGGAACAATCAATATATGCGTAATGTAAGATTAGATATGCTTAACGGAAATAAACCAGCAAGTTGTATGGGATGTTATAAAGAAGAAGAACAAGGAATTGTTAGTAAACGTATATGGGAAACTGGAACGTGGTATAAAGACGAAGGTATAGATATACCAGATCTTATTAAACAAACTGAAGAAGACGGCACTGTTCCTGAACAATTGCAATATTTAGATTTAAGGCTTGGTCATACTTGTAACATTAAATGTGTAATGTGCAGTCCGCACGATAGTTCTAAATGGGTACAAGATTGGAAGCTGCTGTATCCCCAGTTAGAAAATCCTGAAGTAAAACAACAAATGGGCTGGGAGAAAAAAGAATTTAATAATAAGTGGCATGAAAAGGACACATTTTGGGGAGAGTTATATAAACAAATTCCTAATTTAAAACAAGTATATTTTGCAGGCGGCGAGCCTTTAATGATAAAAGAACATAAAATGTTTATTAAAGAAATTATCCGCCAAGGCTATCAATCTAGTATATTGCTAAGATATAACTCTAATGGATTATTAGTAGATAATGAACTTATTGATCTGTGGAGTAAATTTAGAAAAGTAAAGTTTGCAGTAAGTGTTGATGCAATAGAACAGCGAGATGATTATATAAGATATCCAACTAAATTTGACGAAGTAAGTCGTACACTACATTTATTAGATTCAACACCTGATAATATACATGTTAGTATGGCAACCGCAGTACAAATTTTTAACATTAAACATCTACCAGATTTTATAAAATGGAAAGTTAATCAAAATTTTAAAAAAATGAATGTTGGTTTAGTTGGTGGAGTTCTTATGGGCGGCGGTTTAGTAAATATGCACTTGGTACATATACCTACATTTTTAAATATTACAATACTTCCAAAAGAAGATAAAGAAGATGTACACCGTAGATTTGCAGATTTTAAAGAGTGGCTTTGGAATAACTATACTCAAGATGACGATTATTGGAATGTTAATCCTTATGGTTGGAGACGCTGGGAAGCATTACTAGAACATATGGATTCGGTTGATAATAGTTATAGGCTTAGCGGTTTTAAAGAATATGTAACTAAATTAGATAAAATAAGAAATCTAAACGCCGCTTCTGTATTTCCTGAACTGGCACACTTGTTATGAAGTTAACAAAAATTATAACAACACGACCTTACAACGAATTAGATATCACATTCTGGCCAACTGATATTTGTAACTTTAATTGTTCATATTGCTTTCCGGGTAGTAAGGATGGCATATATAGATTTGAAAAAAATTTAGATATTGTATTAAACAAATTTAAAAAGTTATTTGCAGATTATTCTTCGATAGGTAAAGATAAATTTAATATTACTATAGCAGGCGGAGGTGAACCTACACTTTGGCCTATACTTGATCAATTTTGTTCTCAAATTACATTATTAGAAAATGTAAAAATTCAACTAGTAACAAATGGTAGTAGAACTTTAAAGTGGTGGAGTAATAATGCAAAATATTTAGATAAGGTACATTTAAGTTGTCATTCTGAAGACGTTGATATAGATCATTTTATTAATGTTGCAGACGTACTTACACAAAAAGGCACTGAAGTTACGGCAATGATGCTTATGGATGCAAAACGTTGGGATCTCTGTGTTAGTTATATTGATAAGATGCAACATAGTAAAGAACAATGGAAAATTTTAGCCAAAGAAGTAGTTGCTGCGCCTGGACATGATATAGATAGTTATACTAATGAACAACTAGAATACATAAAACGTTCTACTAAAAGATTTGTATTTTTTGAAAAGGATATAAGCGAATACAGGACAGTAGAAAGTTTAGGATTTTATGATGACAAATCTTTTCCTGCATATAATAATACCTATATAGCAAACAAACAAAATTATTTTAAAGGTTGGAACTGTAATATGCCTGTTGAACGGATAAGTGTCGACGCAGGACTTAATATAAAAGGAAGTTGTGGAGTAAACTTTGATAAACTAGACTCTATTATTTGCCCGCTAGACTGCTGTGATTGTCAACCTGATACACATATTACTAAGTTTATTTAAATTTTGTTAAAGGAATATCAGCAGCACAAGTACAAAATTTACGTGTGCAGTCTATATACTCGGTAGGGCGTGTAAAACTACCGTTGTAAATGTTACCTAAACTACCTCCTACTCGACAAGTTGCTCTATGTACTTCACCGTCCCAATTTATCATTAAACTTTCAATGCCAGCAGCACACTTCCATCCCTCAAATTGATTACGTTTTGTTTTAATTATGTCATTAGCATGTGCTAGTTCTTCTTCGTCAACAACACAATTTGGTTTTGCAGTTGCATTTACACTTAACAGCCATTCTAAGTCCTGTGCATCATATCGCATATCGTCAAACCAGTCATGCTTCTCTGTCCATCTAATTCTACGTAATGCAAACGGAATACCATACCCTACTAACCGTGCTGTTGCTTCTTTTACTCTTTTCATATGGTCATGATGAGCCATTACATTTACATGAAAGGGTATCTTCTGTGTATTCTGCTGATTAAACCAAAGTATGTTGCCTAATGCTCTTGTCCAACTTTCGTTGTCAAAGTGTAAACTAAAAACATAATGATCAACTGGTGCTTCTGCATACCATACAGGTTTTCGTAATCCGTTAGTTGTTATATTGACCCAACTTAGTTTTGATTTTGTATGTTTAACTAATTCTTCGAAGTGAGGATGTACTGTTGGTTCTCCGCCTGTAAAACTAATTCTCACAGGTTTATCAAATTCTTCTAATATGTCAACTGTATTTTTTAATGTATCTATATTAGTGTGTGGAGATGTCATGTCGTGTATCTCAGGAGGACAATACGCACAGTCTAAATTACAACGCTTTCCGAGGTTCCATTCAATTTTAACAGAGTCTTGATGCGGCCACCTACTAGTTACTTTATACATAAGGAGCAAACTCAGGGTTAGAATCTAAAAAACTTTGATTGCGAGTCTTGTCTAAAGCACGATTAAAATTTATACAATCTTGCCAATACTCACTTAGATCTCTTGCTTTTAAAAAATTAATGTTGTCGGCCACTTGCCTCTCAGTAATAGGTATAAGCACAGGATGATCTCGTACAATCGGATAATCACGGAAGGTCTCTTGTATGGTTTGTAAGTTTTCAATTACTTTCTCCTTTAATGCATTAGGCAATGTTTGTGCGCTTAATGGGCGTGGATAGTTTACTCTATGCGAATAAAACACAATGCCCATTTCGTTTAAAAAGTAATCTATTACTTTGTCAATTTGCATAATATTATTTGCTTGTACAGTAAACGCACCTACTACTCTATTTACATTAGGAAAGCTTTTAAACACTTTTACATTTTCTTCAACTTCTGTAAAATCACCATTACCTCTAATATATTCATATGTGTCGTGTATACCGTCTATGCTTACATTTACAGCAATGCTACGAAACTTAGGCCAATAGTCGTGTATAGTACGTCCGCCTTTTATGCCTAGCGTAGTGCCGTTAGTAGCATATTTTAGTTCAATGTTGTCTCCATACTCTGCAAGTCTGTCTAGTATCTTATAGTGGTACGGATCCATTAACGGCTCACCACCTGCAAATTCTACACGTCTAAAGTGTGGTAGTAATTTCTCAAATGATGACCACCAGTTGTCTGAGTTATCAAACGGGCCAATATATTTGCCCGGAGTGTCAGTAAGTTTGTCGATAATTGGAATTAAGATATTGTTTTCTTTTTCGTAAAAAGGCTTTACTTCATTCCAGTCTTTCCAACTAGTTGAATCAAGTGGGTTACACATTCGACATTTTAAATTACATAGATTGTTTAGTTTAATTTCCATAGTAGGAAGTTCAAACGGCATTGTAAAATCGTCTTGTAGTGCATCTAACGCATCTGGATATAAGTTTATACGTGCTTCGGGTATTACTCCCGCTATATGACGCTGTCGTAAGCTCTCTACACCCTGATCTTCTAAATCAAAACACGGCTTGCAAACATCAGGTCGTTCGTTGTTTAACACTTGCTGGCGAACTTCTTGCATGGATTTATTATTCCATGCATCTTCTAAAGATTCGTTTTGGATATAACCGATCGGCTGGCTACGGCAGCACACTTTTATAGCACCGTCTTCTCGTGTTGCTAAACCTGTAAAAGGGTGCATACAAAATGTACAACTATTTGATTTGATCAATAGCCCATTCTCTCTCTTTACACCAAAAACATTCATTACATATTGGAACAGACTGGCCTGGTGTATATGTTAAATAATCTATTTCGTCAAACTCACCTTCGCAACTTCTAGTTAAGTTTAGTAAGTCCTTAATATTATGTTCGTAGTATTGTTTTATAATCCAGTCTTTACTAGTATACACGAAAGGATGTAAAATGTCAACCCCCATATGCTTCATATGTAATGGTAAAACTCCTTCGTTACGTTCAGGAAGTGCGCCGGGTATATCTATATCTGGATTTTTGTTAACAGCAGCATACCATGCATCTAAATTATAAGTATGTGCCACCCATTCGTTATGAGCTCGTAATATTATTCTATTTCCAGGTTTAAGTGCTCCGTATTCGTCGGTAATAAATGTTGTATTAGGTTCTTCCATTTCTGGAGGAATAAAATTTTCTATATGTTCTATAGGATTTTTAAACCTTTGTCGGAACCATTCCACAACTTCGATAGCAATATACCTTTGCCATGGTCGAGTTTTCCAACAACGTATTTGTGTAGTAAAGTATATTTCTGCATTAGTTTGTGATAATATAAGATATGATAATAACGCACTATCGGCACCGCCACTTAAACTTATTCCTATACGTTTCCAGTTTTTGCTAACATCCATATTTTATTTACTTAAATTAGAGACATATAAATATGTTTATGATAAAAGATACACAATATAGTGTTGATACAAAATTTATCGATCAAGCACTCGACACTACAGATTTTAATACAGGTAAACATACATTAAACAACCCTACTGGTGATTTTTTCTATGATCCTTGGGAAATATCTCCTAAGTACAAAGGAACAGTGTGGGATTGGATATTAAGTACGCTTAGAGAACCACACGGTGAAGCAAGAATTATTACAATGGAAAGTAAGAGTAACTATGTTGGTCATAGTGATATTGATGATAGATGGCATCTAAATCTTAGCGGAATAGATTGTTATTTAATTGACATTAGTAATGAAACTATGCATAAATGTGTAAAAGACGGCAAGTGGTATTTAATGGATACAGGTGTTATACACTCAGCAGCTAATTTTGGTAATAGATACAGGCACCAGTTAGTTGTAAGAAAATTATTAAATAAAGTTAATATAACTGAAACTAAAACAATAAGAATTGTTCCTTTAATAAAAGATTTAGACGAAGTTCGATACGAATTTGATAAAAATTTAAGTCCTGTTTTAAATAAAGCAAATAAACAATATCAAATAAGCGATTTTAGATTAGAGAATGGATTACCCGTATTCAAGTGCGGGCAACTACTTTCTACTATAATTAAAAATAACTTAGGTACTTGTTTAGGAATGGAGACAGAATGAAACTTTTTATCGATAACTTAGCAGATAGAATAGATCTAGATGCGCTTATAGACACTTGCGTTAAAGCCGGTGGACATGAGCAATACGGGCCAAAGCCCATCGAAGAAGGTAAACATTATCATGAGGAGTATATACATCAAGTAAATTTAATGGAAAAGGCAGGATACTTAGGTAACGGACAATGTAGGTTTAAACATTATTATCCTGATCAACAGTTTCCTAAAAGCATTTCTTTACAAGTTGCAGAAGCAGCAGGTGTTGAACATTTAGGAAGTTTTATAAGTAGTGTTGATCCTGGATATTGTGCACCTTGGCACACAGATATCTTTAATAATTATTATAGAGAAATGGAAGACGAAGGTGTTGATATGCGTAGATTTGTAATGTTTATCTCAAAACCGCAACCTGCTGTAGGCTTTGTAATTGAAGATGAGTGCTTTTATATGGAAAAACAGGGTAATTTATATGAATTTCCGCATATAAAAAATTGGCATGCTGGATTTAATGCAGGACTAGAAACAAAATTTATCTTCACGCTTACTGGTAGGAAGTGATACTAATTTTTTGTGCAAGAATTTAATTAGCGGCTTGAAATATTTTTCTTCAATCTGTTCCTTCATAAGTTGTTGTTCGTCTACACCAGACATGTATTCGTAATATTCGCGTCCAGTTTTAAAACTCATTAGTTTATTAAAATCAAAATGATCATTGTCTATACAACTTATATAAAAGAAATTTCGTTTAAAATCTATATGAGAGTCTAATCGCTTTTGCCACTTAACTGCAAGGTCAGTTGCCTTCTCAAATGTATCAATATCAGTTCCGTCATTTTTAATCCAGCGCCACGGTACATCTTCGTATGGAAACTCATAGCCGTATTTTTCTGCTTCTAGTTCAAATGCAGCGTTAAATCTATGTTTTGTAAACTCGGTATGTTTTATTATACGTAGGGGTGTTGTGTTAATGTGTCCTACCGGTCTATCAGGTCTATCAAAATACTTACAACTATTCTCAAATGCTTCTACAGTATCTTTTGGCAACCCGCAGATCATCCCAGTCATTATCCAAGTATCATGACCCCATACCCTAGCACACTCTTCTAACGTATCAGTAATGCGTTTGGGATCCATCCCCTTACCAATAACTTTACCTGCTTCTCTATTAAGTGTTTCTATGCCAAAGTAGACTTCTCTTATGCCTATATCTTTTGCAAGTTGAATATGATCTCTATTATTAACTATAATGTCTAATCTCATGTAGCACCAGAATGCAGGCTTAAACGGTAAACGATCAACAACACGCTTCACCATTTGTAATTTTTCAGTACTATCATTAAACGTGTCATCTACTATTGTGTACTTCCAAGTACCAAAGCGTTTCCAATTATCCATTAGTTCATTGTATAAACATTCTTCAAATTTTAAATAATCACTTACACGTTTTTGTCCTATTAGCGGAAAACTGCAAAATTTACAATTAAATCTGCAACCTCGTCCTACTTCTAAAAGCAATGTTTCACTTGGAAGTATAAATGCTTCTGGTTCGTAATCTATCCTGCTACTCCTAAAATCCCAACTAGGCGATTGTCCTTTCTTGTCATAGTCAATAATTTTAGGATATGAACCAACATTGCCTTTTTTAAGATCTTTCATATAATCAACTATCATCGTTTCGGCATGTCCGATAAAAACATTATCTATACCAGGAATGTTAATATACATAAACGCCTTAGCTCCGCCTAATATAATTTTACACTTAGGAGATAAACTTTTTATCTTATTAAAGTATAAGTCGACGTTTGGTCCTGCAAACTCCATACTTAAACTGTCTAATTCATTTTCACTATTTGGATTAAATCGCATAGATGGCTTACTTGGTTCTCGATGGCTTGATGATCCGTCTGGTAATATAAACGGAAACCATGTACTACTAAATCCTACAGCTAATGTATCTTCATTCATTGCAAGATCGAGTATTTCACAAAACCTGTCGTAATTTATATAATTTGAAAAGTCGATTACTAGAACAGAATAACCATGCTCACGTAATTCTGTAGCAATTCTATGCGAACCACTAGCCCTAGAATAAGTTTCTAGGTCAGGCATATCTCCAAATAATATTATATCATACATACTAGTAATTATCTAAATGATCTATACCTAATTGTTTTCTAAATGATTCTGTAAACTTACCGTCTATGCGCAACCCATAAGTTGGCGACATCACTCTGTTACCACCGTGCCAGTCTTGATCATTCCAGAATGCAGCGCGAGTGTTTATACCGTGTTTCATCTTTTTATCAGGATCCCATATATAAAACTGATTCCTTGTATCTGGACGTATATGTATAAATTCGTTATTGTGTGGCTCGTACCTATCTTTAGGCCATATACCATTATGGGCGCCTAAATCTCTATGTTCAAACGGCAATCCATCTGCTTCGCAATGAAAGAACATAACACGACCAAATGATTCAAATATCTCATTAGTTTTAAAGTCTTCTAGCCATTTCATTACATTAGGAAAGTATTCAGACTCTTCTGTTTTCTTTTTCTCACCCGGTCTATCATCCCAGTCGCCTTCTTCATATAAAAAATAGTATATGTAAGGATCATATGCCTCCATTGCCATCTTTAAATAACGAGTTATTAGGTTACGTTGTTTATAATCCTTAAAGTCAGTAGGCCATATTTTCATACCTTCTACTTTTATAGGATCATCATCTGGTAGTGCTTGAAATTCTTCCATTGCAGCATATATAGGTTTCCAATTGAGAATATAACTCATATCTTTAAATTCAAAACCCGGCTTCATCCAAGTGCCTTCTTTTGCAAACCATCTTGCTTCAGCAAATCCTCGAATTATTTCAGGTTGTAATTTTTCAAATGTAGACATATCTATATATGGTTCTACATCAATATATGTATTACTGTTAATTCCTTTAATCACTATAAATTTCCTTTGCTTGATTTATAAAACTATCTGTATAATTTGTTCTAAAACTCTCAAAACATAAATGTTGTAGAACAACTAGTGGTTCAGGATCGTTCCAACTTATACCCATTGCTTCGACTTGTTCTTTCATTATACTTTGACGTGTACTATATATATGACTTGCATGATTTGCAATGCTAACTGGTCCTTCTGTATTCAGATAATGAAAGAAGTAGTTAAAACTTTTTAATTTACCATCTATAATAAAATAACTAGACGGATGTAAACTATACTTGTACATTCCAATATTTTTATGCGCCTGTAAGATATCTAACATTTGTTGTTCCCAGTTAGGTATAACTTTGCTATAGTTCTCTACATTACATTTTGCTTTATTCCAAAAATCAATACCGTCAATATCAAAATATATTTTCTTTTCTTTGGTACTTATGGTAAACTCTGGAATTAAATGTTGATAACCTTTTAGTTTCATAAATCTTAAACCAAATGATTCTCTATTCATCTTTTCTTGCATAAGATTAGGATCAACTACTTCGTTTTGTCCTCCGTGATATCCTTCGTCGTTGTAGTACCATTGACAAAATGTTTTTTTATCGTCTGATATAAGACTTGTGTAAATTAAGTTGTTTCTACACTTGCCTTCGCCGGGAATATCATTCCAATAATAATTCATTTCCATTCTTTTACTAACTCGGTTAATATATCTGCAACTTTTTTATGCGTTAAAGGACCCGGATGCAAGTTATCTTTTCCTTTATCTAGGATTGGTGTAAGTTGATTAATGTCAAGAACTTCGTTAGAATTGAATGTAAATTCTATACTAGGAATATCTTTAATCTTATCTCGCACGTTGTCTATTACTCTTTTGTTTACTTTTATTATACTTTCGTCTGCTAATAATCTCAAATATTCTTTATATGCCTTAGGATATAACATTTTACAACCAAAGTGATTATTATGATAAAATATATTGTCCAGTCTTGCCGGTGACCATAATACTCTGCTACCAAATGCTGTATAATGTTGCCACCTTATGCTGCTAGGCCATGCAATAATTATTCCTTTTGGTGTTAACCTTTTATTCAACAAGGAGTCTATTTCGTCGGCTACTGTCATAGGTCCTGCACCGTTAATACCTAAATTTAGGACTTTTATTCCTAATTGTTTTTCGAGTATATAACCACAGTTTTCTTTATCTTCAACACCTATGCCCCATACGTGACTGCAACCAAAAAACCAAATTGCATTGTTTGCATATTTTTTAAAATTTGTCTGTCCTAATTTCCTTCTTTTTCCGTATACTCCGAGATATTCTTTTATATTTGATTTTTTAAATTCTATTAACCTTTTAAGATAGTTCATACTTGTATAACCTTTTTAGCAAATTTTTTAATGCTGCGGCTGATTAATTCTTCGTGCTTTTGTTTGTTAATAATACCAACAGTGCTTAATAATATTTTAGTTCTATCAGTAGGATCAGCACCGTGTTGAATGTCGTTATTGTTAAAAGCAAAACACCTATATTTTTCATCTATGTCTGGATATATTTTAACACCATTATGTTCTAAGTAAAACGTATTATGTTTAGGATCAGTTACATATATGATATATCTTCTTGGTTCACTTGCATCGTGGTCTGTTTTTGCATCTTGGTGTGCTGGTATTTCGCCCATTTGCATAATAAATCCACTAGTACCTATCTGATCAAACGGTAATTCTCTTACACATTTAGCAAGTCCTGGAAACGTATCTTCAAATCCAGGATGAAACACTAAAGATGTGTTGTCTATTGCTTTACGTTCCTTACTCCAGTCTAACCAAGCATCGTATGTATACCAGCTTTTCGGCTCTTGGCGCAGTGCTACGTAACACCAAGTATGACGATTCTCAGAAAACTCCCAATAGTCTGTGTCTTTAATTTTATGTTCATGAAACCAGTCTATTATATCTTGTTCAGGAGGCATATCGAATTCAATATCAATTGGAGTATATAATATCAACTTATTTCTCCTACAATTTTTTGCAATTTTGGTAAATCTTTTCTAAAAAATCTAAAAACTAAACCTACTCTATTTGTATCACTATAATTCTCTGTTTCGTGTGATATAATAGTATCAACTAAGTACACACTACCGTCAGCATTAAACGTAAAATCTTTGCGTGTTTCGTTTTCATCCCAAAATTTGAATACTGCTTTTGGTGCTTCGTATATAGGTATGTGTGCTGTATATTGATCCCCTGCATCTACGTGTCTAGATACCTTTCCTTCAGGCGGCTGAACTACCATACTCCATCTAAATGTATAAGGCATCATATCTTTTAATTTTTTGACTAGGCCAAACATTAATTCGGTGTCTTCATATAGTCCTCTAGGATGAATGCTTATATTATAAGGAGGACACGGTATTGACTTATCTATAAGATTACTCTGTATTGCCCATCCATATGGATATGTACACCCAATACCGTTACTTATTATTCTGTCATACCACTCTTCGGTAATTTCGTTACCGTTTTTATCCCACGCCCATCTAAGATGCTCGTAGTCATTAACTAATGTATCGTAGTATTCACGTAATGAATCTAGATTTACAGTAAAATTTAATTTTGTTATTGCATTATCTAACATATTAAAACACGATCATTTTATCTTTGTTTACTTCTGTACTTCTTTTAATAATTTCTTTATGTCTTTCTTCATCTAAAGAACCAGAAACAAATGCCATTATTTTATCTGGTCCAGCATAAGTTGCACCATGTGCATGTTCGTCTAAGGAAAAAGCAAAACATGGTTTTTCTTTTGTTATATTAGGGTATATAGGTGTGTCTTTTTCGTCCTTACATACATAAAAACTTTTATAATCAAATTTTGTCATTAATACATTATAGCGTTTGGGTTCTAGATGCAATCTTCTAGGATCATTGTTTTGTATGCTTAGAGTATCGTCTAATGTTTCACCTTCTATACGATCAGTATGAGCACCGACTTCTTGTCTTTGCCTAAACAGCACAATATATGAGATATCTTTAAATGGTAATTGCATAAGTTGTTTAGAAAATACAGGAAATGTAGTGTCAAATCCGTTGTAGAATTTACCTTTTTTCCCAGTATAGACTGTTTTATTTTTTATTTCGTGCCAACACACGTTAATGTCTTTCCACGAGTCTTGTTCTAATCTACTGTAGATTATATATGTATGCCATTGAGTACCTAATTCTTCGCTTAACGGTTCGATGCTATCACAGAAATTAATTATATCTTGCTCGTCTGGTAAAGTGAAGTCTAAATCTATAGGTAAAAATGCTGTACTCATTATTTGTACCTCCTATTGAATATTTATTTAAATATAATATGATGGGATACCGATACGACTTATCAGACACACACTGTAAAATTTATTATGAAAGCACTCCTGAATTTGAAGAAGTGCGCGATCTCTGCCTTCAAGAAGACAACTGGCTTAGAAATAATTATATAAAAGAAAATTTAAAATTAGAAGAACACACAGGTTACGGTGTACTATATCAGACTAGCACCGGTAAACCTATGGTAATGGGCGGAGTTTTTAACGACGGTAGATATCCTAGTAATGTAGCTAAACAAATAAATAGACTTTATACATTCCCTGACTTTAGGATGACAGCAACAGATATGACTGATGGGTTTAGATGTACTTGTAAACTTATTAACGAGCTTGAAGCGGTAAATAATTACGAAGTATATTTAATAACTATGCAAAATAGAAAGGCTCGTCCGAATAAAGGATATTGGAAGGTTTGGCGCAAGCATATGGATATAGCAAGTAATGGTGCATGGAATGAGGGTGCAGGATATATACAAACTTGTCCATATCCAGTACAAAAATGTTGGCAAAATTTTGTGTGGCAAGAAAAAGTAAACGGTGCTATGCTAGAATGGTCACCGAATATAATAGATGATACAGTTTGGTTAGGATTAGAAGAAGGTAAATGAATTTAAATACTAAAATACGATTATTACAAGCATTCAATCATATTGCAACAGTGCCTGCTGTAGCGTATGCAATATACACACAGCAATATAATTTGTTCTGGGTTGCATTATCTGTATGGTTTATTATAGGACCCGTAAGCAGCGTTATAACGCTTCATAGACTGCTTACACATAGAAGTTTTGAAACATATGCATGGCTTGAAAAAATTCTTACATATATTAGTGTAATTAGTACAGTAGGTCCTACTATAAGTTGGGTTGCATTGCATCGTCAACACCATTCTAAATCAGATAGAGAAGGTGATCCACATTCGCCGTACGTTGACGGTAAGTTTAGTATAATAGAATCTATTAAAGTATGGCTAGGTTATGACTGGAAGGTTCCAAACATACCTGTGCGTTATGTTAAGGATTTATTTCGTAGTAAAACGCATAAATTTATTTTTAATAATTATTTTAAAATAATATTTGCTTATTGTGCAATATTATTAGCAGTTGATCCTATGCTATTTTTGTTTGCATATGTAGTACCTGCTAGTATGACAGTACACCTAATTGGATTTGTCAATGTGCTAGGGCATAAACATGGATATAGGAATTATGAAACAAAAGACGGTAGCACAAATAGTTGGATTGCTAATATTATAAGTTTAGGAGAAGGATGGCATAATAATCATCATGCAAAGCCTAACAAATACTATACCGGTGAACGTTGGTATGAATGGGATCTAATGGGATTGTTAATTAAAGTCATAAAAACAAACTAATGGGAACATTTTATATAGACACACCAGAACTTGCGTATGTACATGTACCAAGAACAGGAATGGCTATGAAAAAAGTGATTGCTGAATGGTTGCGTCCTAATTTTAATGTGCTTAGTCACGTAGATTGGATGGTAGATCATCCTCACTTAGGTACTGTGAAAGAATATTATCCTATAGCAAAGACAATTAGTGTAGTACGAAACCCTTGGCAACGAGTTTTTAGTTTATACCGTAAAGTAAGAGACGAAGGTTACTGGTTAGATTGGAACGGACAAACTGTTCTCGAACTAAAACCTATTAATGAATGGGTTGCTGACTATTGCAATCCTAATGTGCCTTTTGAATTTCCACGTTGGTTTAATCGCTTTACTAATCAAATAGACTTTATAAATGTAAATGGCGAATGGGTTGATTACATATGTAAAGCAGAAAACTTAGAACAAGATCTAAAACCTGTGCAAGAATATCTAGGCTGTGATCTACCATTGCCTAATATTTCAGGATATGATCATTGGGAATTTAAAGATTATTTTAATAGTAATAGTATAGCAGCCATAAAAAAAGTCCACGAACGAGATGTGGACTTTTTTAAATATGTTATCTAACTTAGTGGAAGTCTTGCCAAGCAGTTCCGTCCCACCCTTTAAACTTTTTAGTAGTAGAATCAAATACCATTGTGCCTTCTTCAGGAGTTGCTGGTTCTGCTCCGGTTGCATACCCTTTTAGTTTCATATAGCTAACACTAGTTTTACCATCTACATCAAGTTGTAACCAATCACCATTTGGTTGACCATTATTTATACCTATAACAACACTTGCATCAGGTACTGATCCTTGAGATAATGAAGTATCGTTTACTAAAGCACTTATATATGCCGAGCTTTGATAAACAGCTCCATCATACGCTTTAAAGTTTAATGTTCCGATTAAATCTTGATCAGCATTTGCAGTTGGTGCACTGTGCGTTCCGTTTTGTGATTGAAGAGTTATTGCAGGTCCAGCACCAGTAGAAAAGTTTCCTGATGTAGCAGTAATTTTAAAATCGCCGCCTGTTCCATCACCTAAAATACTTATTTCAGCAGTATCTGTAGCGTTTCCTATTATTAATAATCCGTCATTATCATTGGTCATTTTTATATCACCGATTGATACAACATCTGAACCCGAAGTTACAGATAAAGTACCAGCTGATACGTTACCTGAAATATTACCTGTAACATTACCAGTTAGATCACCTGTGAACACTGCCGGGATGCTTGTTCCATCTATAATAGTAACACCGTCTGTTGATCTTAAAACGTTGCCTCTAAATGATCCGTCAGTACCGTCTGACCCGTTTGCAACAATTACTTGCCCGCCTGTTGCATTTACACTCCCAACTAGGTTGCCTCCAACATTACCTGTAACATTACCTGTTAAATTACCAGCAAAGTTACTAGATGCTGATATCACTGTTCCTGTGATTGCTGCTGGAGATGCTCCACCGATAACACCGTTAAATGTTCCAGTATGATTACCATCTGCATCACCTGTTAAATTGCCTATAACGTTTATAGTTGCTGTGCCGTTTAATACTGCTGCTGGAATTAAATTCCTTACTCCGTCTACAAGTAACGTACTATCATCACCAAATATAGAACCGTTTATGTCTAAGTTTCCAGGAACTTCTGACAATAGTGTTGAAAGATCGGGAGGAGTATAAGTAAACACGCCAGTGAGGTTATTATAAGTTAATGTTGCTGATCCTGGAGATGCTGTTGTAACACTTAAATCAGTTAGTGCAAGGCCACCGCCACCGCCGCCACTATTGTCATCAACTCCAATTTCCCAACTAGTACCATTATATTTAATAACACTACCAGTAACTGCACCTGCTGTATCAACATCAGTAAGTCCGTCTAAAGTTCCACTAAATTCAGCAGTGGTATCAACGGCATTACCGCCTAGTGTTGTTCCGTCTCCAACGTATAGTTTTTTTGTGTCGGTTGTATATATTGGTTCGCCAGCAGCCGGCGTAACTGTTTGGCGTTCGGCATCTGTACCGCGTCTCAATTTTAAAGGCATTTACATCTCCTAGAATACTTCTATGCTAGTATTTATGCCTTATTTGTGTTTTTTGAGGAATGTCTTTGTTCTTTTTTGTATATCTTGCTTAACTTTTGGTGTATCAATGCTAAAGTCTATACTTTTGATTACATTATCGTATTGTTTAAAAAAAGAATCAAGTGACTCTTCTAAAGAATTTGTATCTTGGTATTTGTGGCGCTCGAGTCGCACATCAATTGTAAATATTTTTCCATTATTAAAAAATACATTAATATTGCTAATGTAATCAATTGGCACAGAGCGTATCTCAACATCGTTAAATACCTCTGGCCAATGATTAACTATTTCGGGTGGTAACTTTTGTGTTTTGTTAGTCACTAACTTCTTCAGCTTTTCTTTTCTTTTTAGTAGGAACGAGATCTTCTGCTTGTTCTCTAAGTTTTTTCGCTTCTTTAAATAATGCATCGGCTTGTGACCGATATGAAGCTGCCAACTCATCGTCAGTTAATACTTCGTTTTGAGTTGTTTTTTCTACTGGTTGTTCAGTGCTAGTTTCGTTCTCTTGAGATTTACTAGTTGGTTTTACAGCTAGTTCTTCAAGAGTAACACCTTTCTGTTGAGCAATAAGATTGTTTAGTTCACTGAGTAAAATTGTAGTAGTACGGTTAGGTACTAATTCAACTTCAGTGGTAGGCATCTTCATTAACTTACCAGTAGTATGAAACGCGGCTAACATAGGGCGCCCGTCTGGCAGTACTATACGAGACATTACATCTGCCATTTCGTTTGCTTGCTGTCCGGCTTCTGATTCGACTGCGTTCATTAGCGTGTCGTGCTCGTCAGAGTTTAAACTCTCTGACGCTACGACTATACAGTTATCGGGCTCACCCGGTACAACTCTATAAGCAACTACTACACGTCTTTTGCTTTTAACAAGTCGCCCGACGTGTTTTAAATTACTCATTTATGCACCTGTACCTTCAGCAGCAGCTTGTGCTTGCTGTGATGCTGCAATCGCTGCTAGAAACTGCTCTAGCTTTGTATATGTAGCACCTACTGTTGTCATTTCGTTTGGACGAAATGCACCACGCTGACTTGCAACGTCAATAATTACTTTTAATGCTTGTAGATCTTGTACTGTTAGATCTGCTGGACCACCTGCAGGTGCTTCTGCGGCAGTTGCTGTTGCGTCAGAGGTTTCCGCTGCTGCGCTTTCCATTTGTTCTTCCATTGTATTAGTTCCTTCTGTTGTTGCATCCAATGTTGTTTCTTTTGTAGTTGTTTTAGCCATATCGTTGTCTCCTTTATTAATAGTAATTATCTATAGCTTGTTAATTGTATTTTAAATATGGACAGGCTAACATAAAGTAAGATAGTTCTTTTGGATCCTCAAAACCTATGCAGACGTTTTCAGTTACAGATCTTTCAGCATCTAAACTTATTGATTTACCTAAATAGTATCTACCTTTGCAGTTAGTTTCTATCCATTTTGTTAGTGCATCCTTTAAATTGTATGTAAAGTGAATAACACTATAGTCGAAATGCTCTGGCGGAAAATCACACCTTCGCATATCAAATACATTATAGACGTTAGGTTTGTCTAGTATTTCTGTCACTAAGCAGCCTCATCATAGTGCAATGTTTGACCGAACGGACCTTCTAAGCCTTTATCGTGGTGACTGTGAACTAAAAAGATTGTATCACAGTATTCTGGATCTCCCCAGCTATCCCAAGCATAGCCGTCTGTAAACATAATAAATTTCTTAGGAACGATATCTTCTTCCTTCATATAATGCCAATTGGCCATAAAGTCAGTTCCACCGCCACCTATAACTTCGTACTCGGATAAGTCTTCACCGTTTTCAGATGTAAAGTCTTGTTCGTTGTAAACTTTAGTATCAAAACACCATACTTTAATTTTATAGTCTCTAAACTCTTCCATAATGCCTTTTATTTCACTAAGAAAGTCTTTAGCTTGCTCGTCACCTATAGAACCACTCATATCGATACTAACACAAATATCTAAAGATTCTTGAAAATCCATACCTGGAAGTATAGCACCAGTATGCCAACTTTTGCGATTAGGACGTTGGAAAGTAAAATCATCTTTAATTGTACTTTGTATTTGCTGCCGGATAATTTCACGCCAGTTCATCTTAGGTTCTGTTAGATCTTTAATAATACGTTGTACACCAGCCGGAGTATTACCTGCGCCTGCAGACTGCGCGGCTGAAATCATATTCTCTTTAATTTCGTCTCTAATCTGCTTTAGTTCTTCTTTAGTGTAACTAGGACGACCTTTACCTTTCCCCTCACCGCCGCCTTCTTTGTCTTTACCTTCACCTTCGTTGCCGTCACCATCTTCCCAGTCAATATGCTCATCTAGCATTTCGCCTAGTTGCTTTAAAAAGTCTTCACCGTTCTTTTTAGCTTCTTCGAACAAGTCGTCATAGACTTCTTCTGAAGTCCAGCCTTCATATTTAAAGTCTTGGTAACAGTCTACAATTGAAGGCTTCTTACCAATACGATCACGTACTAGTAAGTTATTTACAATGTAATCTGCTGAGATGTTATAAAGCATTGGGTTGCGATCTTCTCTACGAATAAGATGATCAAATACGCAATGTAAAATTTCGTGTGCAATAACAAATTCTACTTCTTTATTGTCCATTGCATTAAAGAATTGAGTATTAAAATAAAGGTTGCGACCATCTACAGCCGCAGTGCCTAACCACTCATCAGCCGCAACAATGCGTAGACGAGTGGCCATATTACCAAAGAAAGGATGTCGTAGGAGTAAACCAATTCTTGCTGTAATAATACGATCCATAACTTCTTCACGCATTACTTTTAGTTCAGATTCGGTGATGTCAGGATTTGGAGCCCAACCTTTAGTTTTGCTTGCAGTATCTTTTACTGCCATTGTAAAACTATCACTTCCAAATGGATAAGACATTGTTTACTCCTCTACAACTGTTTTATTATAGCAATATTTATAGGCATTGTCAACCAAAATATATAAGATCGACTACGCTCCTTGAGCCGCTTTAATATATTTGCCATATCGATCGTGGAATTCGTCAAAACAATCGACAGCGTCTGGATCAATTGGCAATCCGTATTGTGTAAGAGCAAGTTTGATACCCATAACAACTAGTTCTGTATCAAAGTTATCCATTGAGAACCGCAAAAAGTTATTAACCTTGTCATCAAACTTCTTGTCATTCTTGTCTGATGCGTCTTTAAGCTCGTAGCACAATGAAACAGTCAAAGAATACATAGCACTAATTTCTTTAGTTTTAAGTTCTTTAACTTTACCAATTAAGATGTCTGACGGATTAGGCATTGAACTAGCAATTTTACGATGTGCCATAAATTTTACAGCAAGACCTTCTCCGACTGATCCTGCAACTAAATCTGTAGTTGTTACGTCATCTCCGTCTTCGTCATCTAATAATTCACTAACAAACGACCACGAACGAGGAGTAGCAAAAGAACGACTTGGTGACTTAGGATCAAATGTATACAAGTCTTGTTTTGCAAATTGCAAGTAGCCTATAACATCAGATTCGATGTTGTTTTCAACAGCCCATTCGAACCAATCGTCGAAGTCTACTGCAAGTTCCAAGTGAACAAAACGGTTAGCCAACGGAGCAGGCATACGATATGTAACACCTTTGTCTGCTTCGCGGTTACCTGCCGCAACAATCATTACATTGTCAGGCAGTTTATATTGTCCTACTTTACGATTTAGGATAAGTTGATAAGCAGCCGCTTGCACACTTGGTGCAGCACTATTCATTTCATCTAAAAACAGAACAATGTTGTCATAAGCACTAGCCATCTCTTCGTCTGGAAGTTCGCTCGGCGCTCCCCAAACCATTTTGCCTTGATTACTGTCGAAGTATGGAATACCTTTAATATCTGTAGGTTCCCAAAGAGATAAACGAATATCAATTAAGTGAGAGTTTGGAAGATCGTTTGTAATTTGTTCAACTACTTCTGACTTTCCGATGCCGGGAGGACCCCACAAAAAGACAGGACGTTTTTTACGTAGTGCTCTACGAATGCTATTTTTTGCTTTGTTAGGAGTTACTGTGCGATTTAATACTTCTGACATAATAAAGCCCTCTTTGTTTGCTGTTATACATATAATATAACATCTAATAACATAAAGTCAACCGTTTTCATCCAATTTCATAGCTTTATTTAGGCCGTACTTTCTTAAGTCTCCAGAGAAAAGAGTTAGTTCGACTGCTTTTTTTTCGTTCGTTACTGTGATACTGCGGTTAGTAAGGTAATATGGGCAGTCAATAAATTTATCTAGATAGATAATAACTTGCGTAGTAAGAGGCATTTCGACTGGATACGGAATGTCATATGTTGTAAGGCCAATTTCTTGTATAGTTTCATAACCGAGTTGTGTAAGTCTAAGACCACCGTTGTTTTTTTCTCTAGTGTTCTGCCACCACAACGGCATATACTCTTTAACCGCAACATCATTGCAAGTTTTTCCAAGTTCTTTCAAGAATATTTTAGTGTAAGTTTCTTTCCAGTTCATTCTTCGTGTACTATTTCACCGTCGGTCAGCTTGTGAACGTTAAAATCATTACATTCAAACATTTCATTTAGTTTGTTAGCTAAATTATGAGCATGACCAGGATTAGAAAAAGACACTTTCTTGTACTTAGGACCTGGATAGTTTGTAAGCATATTCGAACTTTTTAAATTAAAGGGTTTGTTCATATAGAACACAGCCCAAATGGCTTCAGCCTCAAGTATTTGTTCACACTTATAAGTTGTATTATCAGTGTGTTCTAAAATTACATTTGGTTTTGGCCTACTCAAGTCCGAACTCTCCTCAATATATACATTATTTAGCATATTCTCAAGGATTTCGTCTTCTATTTCGTCTAGTTCAATTGAAATTCGTGCCGCCATCTACTCTTACCTCTATTATTTCTTCAGTTTCGTTTGACGTTTTATTTAATAAAAGTTCTTCAAGGTCACCATTTAATCTGGCCATAATTTCGCCAAGTGTAAATGCAAGCGTTTTTGCTTGTTGTATGTTAACTTTAATTTCTTTTGCACCACTTGCCTCTGCACCTTTTACAACTTGTATAAACTGTTGCACAGGCATTGTGTTTAACGGAGTTTTATTTTGCATTCCAAAGTGCTTCTTTCATTGATGATTCAGTCTTAAAAGGACCTTTAGAAATATAGCGTTCGATAGTAATTAGTTTAGGACAAAACGATTTTACCCAACCTTTTTCAAACTTAATAATATAATAACCTGCGCAATACAGGCTTTTAGATTTATCACTCTTTGTAAACAATGGAAGTTGCCTTTTTACATCATACATTGTATTATATGGTGTAACACTTGTAGGATAACCATGTACTTCTAATTCTGTTACGGGTGAATCAGAAATTGTTACACCTTTAGAAAGGTCAATTCCTAATACTTCTTTAATTTCAGACTGTGAGTTTAAAAATTTAGTTTCCTTGGGACTTGCAAATACATATCTTTCTTCGTCCCAAGACAGCGTACCTACTTGTACACCTTCTTTTTCTAAAATCCAAAATTTATCTTGTAATAAAGCTTTTACTTCCATCTATTTTATATACCTCGCTTGTAAGGGTTCAGCAAATGATGCAGCCTGATCTGCAATACGTTGCATATCCCACTTAGCACAAAACTTCATAAGCCTCATACCTACTTGTGTAACATTTTTACTTTCTACGTTATTGATTTGTTCGTTAATAATTGCTCTAATGTCTTCGGGTTGTGCTGTCAAGTCACATAGTGTAACATTGCGTGTGTAGTCATCAAGAACACGATGCTCTACACCTTCATGATCTACCCAACGCTGTAACATCATGTTATTCCAGTTAAAGCCTTTAGTATTCTTATCTTCAAATGCTTCAATAAGGCCTACTTTGTTTTTAGTGCCTTTTTTGCGTACACCTGGATATGCACTAAACACGTTGTCACTAGTGTCACCACGCATACATTTTTCAAACAACATGAATTGAGGATCGGGTGCAGGACGAGGTCCGCCTAGTTTTTTATCAATAACTTCTTTGCCTTTATCATCAAAGTAGCCTTCGTGTGTAATAGTCATGTTAGCAATACCATTATACTGACGTACACGAGGACTAATAAGTTGTGCAAAGTCACCGTCTGTTGAAATAATAATATGTTTGTCATTAGGATGATTCTGTATCCAACCTGCAATCAAGTCATCTGCTTCTAGTTGCGGATGTTGCATAACAGTACAGTTAGTCTTACTAGAAATAAATTCTTTAAACTCGTCGAAACATTCCCAAAATACTGTGTCTTCTTCTTGTTGTGCCGGTGTAAGTGCATCACGACTTTCTTGTCTATTACGTTTGTAAGGTTCATAATAATCTTTACGCCAACTGCGACCTTCTAAACAAAACACAACATGATCTGCGTTAAAGTCACGCCACGCTTTCTTAACACCTGCAAGTGTGATATGAAACGCCATACCTACTTTAGTATCTATGTCACCACGTACTACATGCCTAGCACGAAAGAATGTGTTAGCAGTGTCTACAAGAATGTAAGTCGCCATTAGTTTGCCTATTGTTGTTTATATACATACGATTATATACGATTTTATACGATTAGTCAACCTTTTAAATCGTCTAACATCTTTGCTTGATCCTTTTTAAAATCTGTATATCGATCGTGTACTACAGTAACAATAATATCTATACACATTGCAATAGGCCAAACTATAGCTGCTTCTGCACCAAATATGAGGGCCAGTAAGATTGCTGTACCAACATACGCAAGGAAGCGTTTGTTATAAGGTTGCATGTCGCTAAAGTTCCATTTTAAAAAATAATATAAGTTTTTCATTTTCTTAGTCCCATAAGTTTTCATACGTAAAAGTGATAAATAACTATAACAGAGTTAAAGGAGTTTGTCAATGGCTTACACATATCTAATAGGATGGAGCAACCACGATAAGTTTTACTACGGTGCTCGCTGGGCAAAAGATTGCTCACCTGACGATTTATGGAATACATATTTCACTTCCTCTAAACACGTTAAAGCGTTTCGTAAAGAACACGGCGAACCTAATGTTATACAAGTTCGCAAAGTGTTCAATGATGTTGATAAGTGTAAACTTCATGAGCGTAAAGCCCTAGAGAAGTTAGACGTACTTAACAACGATAAATGGTTAAACAAGAACATCAATGGTATGTTCCTCCCTACTGGTCCTATGTCTGAAGAGCATAAGCGAAAGAAAGTTGAGAGCTTTAAACGCACTATGCAAGGCAAAGGCACTCGCACTGGTAAGAAAAACTCTCCAGAACATCGAGAAAAGAATAGACAAGCAATGCTCGGAAGACCTAAGTCTGAGGAACATATTGCCAATATGCGTAAGCGTCCACAAGACACTATGCGTCTTACTTGCCCACATTGTAACAAAGAGGGCGACTATAAGAATATGAAGCGTTGGCATATGGACCGTTGTAAGCATAAGGTCTAATCCCACAAACTCTCGAAGTACTCTCCAAATAATTTAAATGCGTTTGTCATGCGTTCTTGTGTATCTTCTAAACAGGCTTTGCATGCCGGATCACCAAAGTTAGAACATTTGTCATGACATACATCAAGTGGGTCAATATGCTTTACTTTTTGTTCAAACGCCCATATCATTTCATCTAGTATTTCGTTCCAGCGTTCTTCAGAAAGATTGCTAGGAAATCCATGTGTTGTTGCTTTGAGTTGTACAAGCATAGGATGAATAATCATAGCAAGTGTACAATCCATATTCCAAGTGTCAAACGGTTCTATTTCAACATGTTCGGCTCTGTTCTTACGATATGGACCTATGCGGACTTTCATGATACTTCACTTTTACCTTTGTCAAGAGGAACAATATTAATCATTCCTGCGTCTCTACTAGTATCCATACCTTCTTCTGCTAACATGTTATATACAATGTCTCTAAACCAACGATCTACAATATCTTCTTCTTTGTCAGATTCAGTACCATAGTCGTTTGCAATAAGTTCTTGAATAAAGTAACTGTTCCAATCAAGTTCGAAGAATCCGTTGCGGATGTTGTCTTCGTTTACTTGCATATCAAGTACATTAACCCAAGGTAATTTCTTACGTGTAGCATATGCCTTTGGATCACGAACTTTGATAACTTCTAATTCTTTGGCTTCTAGTTCTTTTTCCTTAGCAGTGATACCAGTAATATCTTTTAGCCATTTTTTCATAATCCTAGTTTCCTTAATTTATCTGCGTCTACTACTTTAGGTTCCCCAGGCGTTGCCGAAGAGCGAGATGTGAAGTCTTGGGGTAAAACGCCAGCCCCTTTCCATACATGCTTCTGCGACATCTTTGACGTTGAGGTTGTATTCTTCCGACCTACCACCGAGCGGCATAAGATACACAGGGCATTCCACACCTTTGTTACGATACGCTTCAACAGCCCGAGTAACTTCATCAAAGTCGTCGTTACTAGCGACAACAAACTTGAGATAAATGTCACTACCGTCAACACTGCTATACTCGCGAGCAACATCAGGCAATATAGCAGTTTCCCAAGGTTCTCCCGAAACACTAAGTTTTGGGGAACAACTCCAAGTAACTTCAAATCTGTCTTGATCCATGAGATAGTTGAAGAAATCGTCGTGTAAAGGTTGTGTAGTGTTTGTTTCAAATGTAACATTTTTTAAATCCTGCATACGGGGATGTTCGAACAGTTCGATATACAATCGCTGCCACGCTAATAACGGTTCACCACCTGTCATAATAAGGTGTACATCCTGACCATTATCCATTGTCCACTTGCCTTCTGGTGTAAGTGACAATAGGTGTTCAACTACTTCGTCAATAGTTGCTTCTTTGTTAAAGTGTTTGAATTCTGGATAGATACTTGCATATGTATCACAGCCTGTATGAATAATTGGCAAGTCTTCAAACTTTTCAGTTGTTTCGTGTACACCTGCGTCAATTAATGCTTTTACTTCTGCATTATAACGGTTACCTTCTGCATGTTGCTCCCAACGATTTTTTGTTTCGTTAGTACCAAAGTTCATACAACGAAAGTTACAACCAAATGTACGCAAGAATACACTTGGTACTCCTACATACTTGCCTTCACCTTGCACACTATAAAATGCTTCTGAATAGCGTAGTTTCATTCACACGCTCCTTCTTTTAAATATTCAGGCTTAACCATTTCACAAACAACTTCTTGTGTTGCGCCGTCATAAAACAACCAAGCATTGATTTCACGCTTTAGATACCAGCCACCGACACCTATCGCAATAGCAATTAAAAGTCCAATAGTATATATTGCAATTTTCATCTCGATGCAAACTCCTGTTGTAGTTTCATATTAACTCCTAATACTGTATTATAACACTGATGACAATAATAGTCAACAATATTGTTGGCACTTCGTTTAATATACGCATTTGCCTACCTGTGTAACTAAAGTCACCGTCTGCCATTTTTCTTCGTGTTGAACTTAACCAACCATGAAACCCGAACATAAGAAACACTGCTCCTGCTTTGACCCAAGGCCAAGTAAGACTCCAGTCAACTACACCGAAACTTACTAGTGTCAGCCCTGACACTAGTGTAGCAACCATAGCAGGAAGCATAATAAACTTTTGAAGCTTATATTCCATAGTTTCTAAAATGCGATATACTTCATCAGAATAACCTTTATACTCTAAATGATATACCATAATCCTTGGTAAGTAGAATAGTGCCGCCATCCAACTAATGAGCGACACTATGTGAATTACAAGAACCCAATCATACATTAACGTTCAACCAACGGTTTAGTATTGTTTGAGTCGTGATAATCGCCTGATTTGTAATAATCACGACTTGCTTCTTCTTTAACCATAATGCCATTACGCATACGATATGTAATAATTTCTCTACGAATTACTCCGCTTGTGTCAGCATCGAATGCTGCTTTAAATGGTCCTTCACTCATCTTGATGCAAACTCCTGTTGTAGTTTAATATTGTCAAAAAACTCTTTCTTTGTACCTGCGTCATCTTTAAATGCACCACGCAACACAGTTGTTTGTGTAAGACTACTGGTTGCCATAATACCTCGATTTTCACAACAACCGTGTGTTGCTTGGATATATACACCTAAGTGTTCTGCACCTGTTGCTTTTGCAATCTCACGTGCAATGTCATTTGCAAGTTCTTCTTGTAGCGTCCCACGTCTAGCACACCATTGTGCAATACGTGTATACTTGCTCAAACCAATCAGTTTGTCTGCGGCAATAATACCAATGTATGCAACACCTGCTACTGGCTGGTGATGATGCGAACACATACTTTTAAGTTCACTTCGCACAACAAGCATACCTTCGTAACGATCGTCTGAATCGTTTGGAAATGCTGTTGCTGTTGGTGCAGGATCATAACGTCCCGCCATAATCTCATTAAAGTACATCTTAGCAAGACGTCTTGCTGTACCTTGTGAATTAGGATCGTTATGACGATCAATTAATAGTGCATCTAACACACCTTCAAATGCTACTGTAGCATTTTCAATAAGTTCTTCTTTATCACCTTTTTGTAGGACTTTAGAAATGTTGTCGCCAGCCCAGTAACGAATGCCTAGATCTTCTAGACGGGCTTTTAATTGTTCCGCTTTGCTCATTTATGTCTCCGATGTTTAGGCAGTGGATTGCCATGAAAAATGGTATACTAATAAAAGTATACCATGTATTTAGGTAATTGTCAAGTTAAAAATATTTTTCTAACATTTCTAGTTGATCATTATACTCTGCTACAATTTTAAGTTCTTGTTCAATTGCTTCGAGTACATCAGGGTGTTCTCCGACACCTGCTGAACTTCGTAGATAAACTTCTACGTTCATTGCATGTTTAGCAATATGGCCTTTAGCATGATCCTTGATTGCTTGGATCATATTCTCTCTAGTGTACTGTCCTACGCTTGCCATCATAAATCCTTTTGTGTTTATTGATAACAATATAATAACATAAATTTAAACTAAAGTCAACCTTTTTTCTTTGCTTCCCATTCTGCTTTTTTCTTTTGGTACTCTGATTCGCTTAGCCTGTGCCAGCCAATACATTTACCTGTTGGTGATCTTCCACATCCGCACATTTATTCTTCCAGTTCTTTAAAAAGTTGCATTGCAAACTCAAATGCTCTATTTGCTTCGTCTGCCATATCGTCATGTAATTTAGCTCTAGTATCTTGTATTAGTTTATACGAATCTTCAAAATCGTACATTTTACCTGATCCAGGAGCACGTTTCTTAATCATTTGCCCACCGTGCAATTCACCAAAGTGTCTTACATAAATGTGTGCAATTAGTCCTTCGCCTTCTAAGTTGTTAACATAGTCGACATACTCTTGAACAACTGGACACAATACAGATTCGTCTCTTTCGATGCCGAACTCTTCTTCCAGTTCTTCCATATCTGCGAGCATACCAGGTGCTCTGCAAATTCCTTCAATGCCTTCTAGCATACCAGCATCTCTTGCTGCTACCTCTAGTGCTTCGTACTGTACATATTGATTGTAAATAAATCTATGATATTCGGGTGCAGGCATACCTTTAAGTAGTTTACGTGCAACAACCATACGTTCTGCGTTTTGGTGATTCTCCCAAGTGAGTTCTTTTAGTTTTGCACTCATAGTAAGGTCCTTAGTGCTCTGTAAATCTTAGGAACATATACCCCAAAAAATACTAAACCCCAAAAGCCTGCCATTAGTATAGCATACTCGGGCCATCTTTCAAAATCTAAATACAAACCTAAGCTGATTAGTATAATCCACGACCAGTCAGTATAGCCGTGTATTCTTTTAACCTTTTGAGCGCCAAATTTTTCGTGTAATTCGCTGCGTAGTTTAGCAAACCAAGGACACACGTGACGTAATATCACAAAACCTTCGTTTACTACCATTATTAAATAACCTATAATAAAAGCAATCATATTAATTCTCCATCATAGTTATTTATCATTAAATGCTAGTTTAACTAATCGTACTCATATGGGTATACTAACCAAATATCTTCTTCTGCTTTATTTACTTCGTCCCAATAGTATCTTACTTCACCGAAATCGCTGCTTAGATTTTCTGTCATTACAGCAAATCTTACATTCTGGCCCCATACAGTATCCCAATTAGGATGATCAGGCAAACATCCACTTTGCCAATCTTGTTTAATCCAGTTAAACGTAGCACCAGTGTCGTTGATATCATCTACGATAAGTATGTTTTTCTTTTTATCCGGATGATTAGTCGACTTTTCAAAAATGCCATCTCTGTCATATGCTTGCAAGTAACCAAAAGCATCTTCTGCCATCCAGCAGTTACTTTCACTTTCTCTGTCGTCATCTCGTAAACTAACTTTGAGTGCATTACATGGTATGTCTAACATGTGACTTAGTATAACTGCTAAAGGCATTCCGCCTCTGGTAATACCTACAATATAGTCAGGCCGCCAGTTGTCTTTGTACATTTGTAATGCAATATGTGCTGCTGTTTTATGTACATCTTCCCAATTATAGTGTTTTTTATTCACTTTTGTACTCCATTTCAGTTTTAATTTCGGTGCCTTGTTTGTCGTTTGCAATTCCTAATGCCATAGATTGTATCTGCTCTATTAAATGATTGCAAGTGTCATGGTCGTAATCTTTTTCTGCCTGTTCAGAAAACTCGTTGCGTAAACGATGCACTTGAATCGCCAAGTCGTGCATAACATTTATACGTTTAATTAGATCTTCAATTGTATGTTGCATTAAAACGGCACCTCGTCATCTTTTTCATGGTTACCTACATAGTCTTGATGTACCATTTTGTAGATAGATTTAAGATTTTCAAATGCTTTTTCAAGTGCAGGATAGTGTTCGCACATATTATTGATTTTGTCTAAACTAGGCATTATATCTACAAACTCAGTTTGTTCCCAAGTAATACCATCCCAACGAGTTGAATCTTCAAGTGTAATAGTATCTGGACCTAGAGTAATAGTACTAACACTAATACCATCCACAGTATATAGATCTTCGTTTATAGATGTGTCTATAGTAACATTGGTATCCATATCTTTTGTTATCCACTCACTTGTAATATCAAAAACATAATCATTATCTTTATCACTCATTAGCAATTGCTCCATATAATGCTTTACCAGAGAAATAGTTATGTGAAAGTGTCGCAGCTTGTTCGTAGATATCAAATTCATAAGTGTCGTAATTTTCAATGTAGTCTCTTAATTTTGCGATTACTTTATCTTTGTTTGCAATATATGCATCAAAGTTCTCTGTCCATTCGCTAGGATATTTAAATTTATCTCTAGCCATTTCACTGTAACTTAATCTATCAGGCACCATTGGAATAGCATCTAACAACGCACCTTCATACCAACTAATACCTAATGTCTCTTGCAAGTTCGCACTAAACACAACCTTTGCTTGACCTAATAGTTTGTGATATTCGTGCTTGGATAGTTCCTGCTCTTGACATATAACAAATTCATATTCAGGCATAGACTCTGCTAAGTCTCTAAATATTTCAACTTGCTTCTCAGGCGCTACTCGATGCGGAAAGAGTATTAAGTTACGTTTTTCTTGTTCGTCGTATTCTGAAATACATAGTTCATCTGACAAATATTCCATAGGCCAGCCTACACGATGTATTTTATCATAATCAATATTATAGTCTTCCATCATTACATCTGTAAACATATCAATATGGAAGTCAGTTGCAAAGAAGTTATGATCATAGCATTCAAACATTGACATTTCAGCATGTCTGACCCAAGGCTTATCGCCTATTAGTCGTCCAAGGAAATCTGCAGGGTCGTAGGAGCCGGCGTGCCAAAGCCCTCCGACTCTAATACGTACTCCCAATAACTCTGCCATATACCGTAACTGAATAACAGTTGGGTTCCAAGCATCTGTGTATAAAAAGTAATCATTGTCTTTAATTATCCCATCACAAAACATTTCACCAATTAGTTCAAGTTGCTTAGACTTGTATACATTAGTGCCTCCGAAGTTAAGAAAAGCCCCAGGCGTAGTAGCCTGAGGCGTCTCTCCCCCAGATACGACTTCAACTGTTTGATTAGTTGCAAGCCGTATCTGTTCTGGTAAATGTGTCTTCCACTGCTTAGTATATCGAGTGTCGACGGCTTCTATATCTACAATATAGATTGTCATAACTAACGCCTATTTGCGTTTCTTGCCTTTGCACGTAACCAGTTCTTGTACTTTTCGTACGCTTGCCAATTACGGTCGTCTCTCTTATAAAGAGCTTTTTCATCAAAGACCTTGCCTTCAAAACGGCAATAGTCGCGGTATTCGTCTAAGTCACTAAAAATTTTATTAACAACTGGGTTATTGATCGACATTATGGTTCCCTTTATTATGTCTTATGGATATACTATTTGGCAGCCGTTTTCGCCATCTTCGGCTACATCGATGACTACAAAACGGCCTGGATACTTTTCGTTAATCTGTAAGTACAAATCGTCTGCGATCATCTCGCATGACTTATAGTCTAACTGAAGTAGATCTTCTTTATATAAGTTTTCCAACCAACGTTTGAATTGGATAAACTCAATATCTCTGTCATTGTGTGTTACTTGTATCTGCACTTTAAAATGAAACGTATGACGATGTGGATAGCCTAAGAAGCTTACATCATATTCATCCCCTGTTGCTAGTGCTGGATCTTCTAACGCTGCTGGATACTTATGAATACCTTCTTTGGTAAACGTTACCCAGATGCTGCGTTTTGCATTTTCTAGTTTAGACATCTTAGCGTCCTCTTCTTTGTTACGCCGTTTCATGTAATTGTAATATGATTCTTGCTGTGCTTCTTCGGTCATTTTAAGATAACATCGTTACGATATTTTAACCAATCAGTAAATTTGTCATGTGCCATTAAGTCATGTAGACTGTGACACCAGACACCTGGATTAGTTGCTCTGTAAGATTTGTCATCTATCTTAACCATTGTATTATAGTTCCATAATTTAACATATGGTATCGGGACTCTTATTTGCGGAATAAAGTTATCAAATTCACATAATCCGCCTTCGTGAAAGTTTTCTACACATTGCATAGGAATATCTAGTGTGCAAAGATAATCTTGTTTTAGGAAACTTAAGATTAAATTTTCCCAAGGAGCCCATTCTTCAGATACACCAGCGGCAGGGCTAAAACTATGATTAGCACCAAAAAATATGTGTTTACAGTTATTGTTTTCGTATAACTGTTTTATTTTATCTTCACGTTGCACGCCATCGACAAATAAGGTTCGTAAACCAAATGCCGGTGTTTGCTCAACTTCTATCCCTATAAAGAAGGACGCATCGTCTGCTTCACCATCTTGGTATTCTCTTCTCACTTTTTAGTCCTTCAACCGTCGTTCGATTCTGTATATTTCATCCTTGAGCCACAATTTTTTAGTTTTTAGGCGGTATAGCTCGTCTCCGCTTGTATAATTATTATATAGTATTTTTATTTTATTGTCAAGTTCTTTATGCTCTTTATATAATTTATCTAATTGCATCTTCATAACTTTATTAAATGGCTTTTCACTCAAATAACTCTCCGAAGTACGTTTGGTTATTTACAGTCTTTTTACCAATTGCACCTCTAGTTCCGGGAATTTCTGTCCAAAACATAGAATGTTCGTCTATAAGTTTAATAGATTCTTCTTTATTTGTACAAGAGAAAATTCTATCTACTACATCTCTAAAAAAGATTCTATCATGTTTTTCTTGCACAAGCATGTTAGGCACAACACCATTATCGTATTGTCTATTTGCTTCTTGTACTGCATTAATATGACTCCATACATTATGACCCATTTGTATAGCGTAACTAAAACTATCCCAACTAGTGCTGTCTTTTTTCCTAACAATTGGTGATCCATTTTCGTCAAGCACCGGTTGATCATTCTTATCCAGTTCAACTTCGCCTGCTAGTACCTTAGGTGTACCTATCTTATTTCTATCGCCTTTGTTGTATATACATACTTCATTAACCAGTAAACCATCAGTTAACGGGCTATTTTCGAACTTAGGAAATATTCCATCTTGTACTGTAGCATTTTGAAATGTTCTAGTATCAGTTGCATATTTAAGTTCGTCTACACTCGGCAACATTCGATACGTCCATTTGCCTCTATCAGGTGTTTCGTTTGATGTATATACTTGTCCGTTAGCAGTTGCTAAGAAAGGAGAAGCACAATCAAATGTAATCATAAAACTAGGATTATAATACTTACGAACTGCTCTTTGTATGTCAGTTAGTAAACAAGCCCATTCTAATTTACTAGTACCAAGGAAGTGCATAACATCATGATAACCTTCTTGTAGCAAATTATCAAAATGAAGTGTAACTAAACGTTTTAAAACAAGATCAACATCGCACATGTTCTGACCACCCATTGACCAGCCATTAAAATGATTGTCTGGGTATTTGATTGGATCGCAGTAATCTTTCATCTGTTCATACCAGTCGTTGGCATCTTTATGTGTTTCACCTTGTAATACATTTAAGAATTTACAAGATCCGGTTCTATGTTTCATCCAGTAGTCGTTGTTGATACGTGTAGCGTTCACAGCATCTTGATATGTACTAATACCTGTTGCTTTTGCTCCTTTAGGAGAACGTGCAACCCAGGCTGGAATATCAAGTATCATTCCATAGTCCATGTAAGCATCCATCCAACGAAGAACGCCATCACGTTTTGCTTGTGCTTTAGGACAGTTGGGATCTTTCCAGTCGCCTTCCCAAACACCTTTACCAATCTGGAAGCCACCTGAGTCACCTAGTAACCAAGTGTTTTCTCTATCTCTATTACGTACCATGTCTTCTTTAGGAACAACTTTAGTTGTATCCAAGTCAGCATGTCCTGCTGAATATAAGCTCCATTTATATTGGAATTGACCTTCTTTAGCATTAAGATAATTTAAACTTTCTATACCGCTATTCCAAAAAGAAGGGATACGATCTTTAGGAACGTATTCTTCAAAACGTTGTTTACCTACATAAGTAGCATAGAAACCACTTAGTGCAGGAAGAAAGTGTGCATAATCTTCTTGTGCTTCAGTAAGATCTGTTCTCATTATTTTGTTTTCGCAGGTAGTATATAATCATAGGTTGCCATTCCGCTATTAACACTAATTTGCATAGCACCTTGATTTGAAATAGACATAGTTGTGTCGCCTGATAAGTTTAAAATAGATTTTACTTCAGATACTGGCCAAGTAAATTTACCTTGTAACGATCCGTTTACGTTATTTTGAAACACAAACTCGCCACTGTGTGTACTTTCGTCACCAAAACTAAAATACAAATCGGTTACATCACCTGTGTCTTTTGTGTACACATTAAAGTTCTCCATATCGCTATGCGCATCACTTTGTAATTTTAATCTAGCAATACTGGCTACACTTGGTGTAAATTCTACATTCCATTGAGCACCTTTAAACTTTACAGTTTTTAATTGCTCTTCAATAATTGCTTTTGCCATAAAGCGATAATTGTTTTCAAAGTCGCCTATTGAGTTTTCAAAGTGAATATGTGTTGGAACTACTTCTCCGTTACGTTCAGCCTTTACAACTTCAATTTTTGCATCTTTTTGATACTCTGGATTCTTCAAATGCAAATTTAGTTTGTCTAAATTAGTCATACCAAATGTACCAGTAAATTCTGTAACTTTATTATGCGTTGCTGCACTCATAACAACGGCTCTATTTTCAGCCATACTATTCATAGTAGTTTCGTTATCTTCGTTAGTAACCTTCACAAGACTTAAAAATCCTAGTGAATGTGTGTGTGCAACGATGTCTTGTAAAATGTCTTTCATATATATTCTCCAATCATATATAAATTATATTATCTAAGTCCTTGTTTGTCAAGAAGTTTTGTATGTTATATTTAGGTTTGTAGCCTAAGGTATTAATTATTTCTAAGTTAGCACAGGTGTACTCTCTTTCGTTCGGGGTATTTAGACGGATAGGAAGATTAGGAGCTAAGTCACGGACTTTAACAGGTATCCCTGATCCGATATCTAATTCACCTGTTATGTTACTCCATAAGCAAAGTACAATTCCTGTACATAGGTCATCTATATGTACAAAATCTCTATAGTGTGTTGTAACGTATTCAAGTTCGTTATCTATTAACTTTTGTAAAAACATTCCTTTTCTTGGTGTACTAGAATATACTGTATGAAATCTCATTCCTAATATATTGATATTACAAGCTGCTGCTTCTTCTATAACAAATTTGCTCGCAGCATAAGGATTTAGATGAGGTTCATATGCACTACTTGAACTAGCCCATATTATTCGTTTATCGTGATACCTATCAAATATTCTTTTAGATACTTCCACATTGTTACGCCAATATGCTGCTGGGTCTCCCATGCTTTCTCTTACACCACTTTTACCAGCTAAGTGTATAATCATATCAACTTCAGGAAGATCACAAGTTAGCAAGTCGTCTCCATCTTGCAAGTCTATTCCGATTATCTCGTGCTTACCTCCGGATATTAAATTATATAAGTGTGAACCTATAAATCCTTTATGACCGGTTATTAAAATTTTCATCTCTTATACTCTCATTATAAGAATCTATTTCTTCTACGATACTAAGTTTAACATTTTGTTGTTTTGCTGTACCTATTATTGCTTTTACATCTTTAGGAAGGCACTTACCACCATATCCACGCTCGGGTGTAATTGACATATGACTATGGCCAATTCTGCTATCATTTCCTACACCGAGTGCAACTTTTTCAAAATCTACACCCAAGGATTCGCATAGTTCGTATGCTTGATTAAAAAATGCAACCTTAGTAGCCAAAAAACTATTTCTTAGATATTTTGTTAAAATAAGTTCTTCGGCTTCTTGTTGTACAATGTTAATTGATTTGTTATATCCTTGATGGAATATGTCTGACCAGAAATGCGTACTGCCACCTCCCATTACCATGTATTGAATACTCTTAAAGTCTTCATCAGCAGTAGCCTCACGTAAAAATTCTGGAGAAAATGTAAAACTATACTTAGGAAACTCGTATTGTAGTTTTCGCCAGCTTTCTATACTAATAGTACTTCTAACTAAAATAGGAACATTAGGTGCTTTTTTAATTACCGGAATAAATTGATCAATATTGCATACTCCGTTAATAGTAGGAGTAGGTAAACAAATAATTAATCCGTCACAGTGTTTTAGTTTTGTTTTATATCCCAAAGGAGGATCGTAGATCATAATATCAAAGTGAGGCTGTAATAATTCAACATGTACCTTTCCTAGTACACCATATCCAGCAACTGCTATTTTCATAGATCTTTTAAAATCTGCCATGTGTCTCGCCAGTCAGTAACAGCAAACACTTTACTTGGGTGCTTTAGTAGTTTTGCAAGTGGGTAGTCATTGCCGCCGGGCAAAACTTTATCACCAAAAAAGTATAGCGTATCATGATCGTTAAATTCATAAAACACTTGCCCTTTGTCACAGCCCGTAGGGTAAATGTCTATACCTGTTTCTCCGCCTATAGTTGCAGTTATATCTTCATAATGTGAATTAATTTGGTGTGCAATCGTTTCTCGTTCACGCATACTCTCATCATGCTCGATATAAAGTTTACGTTCACCTAGCGTAGCGTTTCTGCCAACAATTGAAAAGTTTGCACATCCTGGTCGTTCTTCTATATGATTACCTGTCCGTAATACAAAACTACTTTGTTGTAGCCAACCATTGAGCATACTACGCAATGTGTCCGGCATCGTCCATTCACTTCTGCGAACGTTTACACCAGCACTCCAAATATCATTACCTGAACAATTGAATACAACTTTAGCAAGATCTATAGTATGTCCAATTTGCTCAAATGTTTTATCTCTGTCACTGCCAGTTACTAGATACACATCATTTACTAGACAGAATGTGTTAAACCATGCTTTGAAGTTTAGATCCATTAGTCCACGACTAGGAGTTAGGGTACCGTCTACATCAAAAATATATTTAATCGTCATCTTCATTTCTTACCATAAAGTGTACTTTTACAATATTGTCTTTTTGTTTCTTTACGTAAAAATCTAAACCAGTGTTAGCAAGAATTTGTGTTAGTTCACTAAGTGTTACATCATTATCGTTGGGCATTTATTCCTCGTTGCGTTACACGTTCTCTTAGATCACTGCTGCTAAATCTATGATCACGTTTGTTAAAATATAGTTCTATGCCTCTCTTTGCACAAGTAGATCTACCTGTGAAAGTTTTATTTTTATACTCTTCTCCTAGTATTCTAACATGAATTGTGTACATTGTCAAGATATCTTCTAGATCTTTTTCACTATTATACGGAATTATTTCATCTACATATTTTATTCCATTTAATTGTGTATAACGCTCAACAACAGTTTGAACTGGAGCGTTCTTTTCAGGCCTATCTATACTAGGATCTGTTTGTAATCCTACTATAAGATAGTCGCATTGATCTTTTGCTTCACGCAACATAGTAACATGTCCTGCGTGAAGTAAATCGAAGGTCGATGCGGTGAAACCAATTCTCATTGTTTTTTACTTTCTTCTGCTATTTTTTCCCAATACTCTTCTAGTGATAGTTTAGGCATTGCTGCTAAACGCTTTTCATTTTCTATTCTATGTTTGCGGGCTTGTCTAATACCCCACCAAAACCATAGCCGCCAAAATATTTTTGTAGATGTAAGCCAATCTTTTATTCGTACCAATGAAATTTATTCCTTTTACCAAAACCCATATGATTATCGTATCTACGAATTGCGTGATTAATAATTGTCCATTTAACCCAACTGTCTTGACAATGACCTTTTTGCCACCAAAATAATCTATCTATAATAGGAACAATATGCCATTTACGATCACGTTTTCTTTGCCACATCCTTGCACTTATAGTTTGATTATTTCTGCCACCAAACACTGTATTCCAAAAAATACTCCATGCTACGAATATTCTTTTAAAATACCGTTTCATTAAAACCCAAGTTTATCTTTAATTAATCTATAATCTTCGCTATATGTTGATTTTATTATTCTCGGTAATGTAGATAAATTTTCAAGGTCATTTCCAAGTGTACTAATACTATACGATGATAAGGGTAGACTTTCTGCAATATTATATTTTTTGTTTAAAGACTCTAAGTTATCATAATAGTAAAATTCTATATTAGCTTTTGTTTTGCGAAGTAAATTTGCTATCCACGTATTTTGTAAACTAGTATTATCGTCATACATTAGTGTATTAGCATAATCATCTAAAACTTGCTGTTCAAGATCGACATCACCGCTTGTATATTTTACTACATTATCAATCCAACGAGTTAGAGGATCTCTTAATATAACAACATACTGACTGTAATCTTTACGGACAATATCTCCAGTTTCAGAAATATTATCCTTTAGCCAATCATCTGCGTTACCTGGTATCCACATAAATGCTACACCATCTTTTACGCTACAATCCATTTTCTCTCTCCCAAAGCCATTCATGACAGTAAAACATAACACTGCCTGCTGGAATACTTGCAAGAGATAAACCCAATGTATACATAAGATCACCTCCGGTTAGTAATGCATAAGACATAAACCAAATAAGCCCAGTTAGTTGCCAAGTGCAAGTTTTTATAATACGCCTATAATTCATTTAATCTCCAAATTCAAACAAACTGCCGAACGTAGTATGCTGTTTAGTATCTTCTAATGGATAGTTAAGCACACCAATTAAGTTATCTAATTTGTTGTCAATAATAGTTTCTGCCATTGCATCATCATCAAATGGCAATTCCTTAAACCAATCTGGCAAGCGTAGTTCATCTGTTGGATACGCAACGCTAGTATAGCCTAACGGATTTGGTTTTAATTTACAAACAATAACTTTCATACCATCTACTATCTCTTGCGAATATTTATCGCCGTTCATACGCTTGAGTGTATTCCAGTTTATTGAAGCTCGAACGTGTCCTGGCATATTTGCTCTGCCTTGCTTTTCTTCAAGACGTTGATAATGACCTACTTTATTTGCACGTTTGGGAGAACCTTTTTCCCAACCTGGGCGATTACTAAATTCTTTACGGAATTCTGTAATACTATCAAGTATTTCTTTTTGTGGTACATCAGTAAGCACCATAAGCAATAGCTCACTTAAAAACTGCTGCATAAAAACCGGAGTATCCGAACGGCGCAAGTCCAAGCCCATTGCTTTTACTTTGCCCGGCTTTCCGTCTGTATCACTTCTAAAGCCTTCTATGTCATACACAAGTGCAGCGTAACGCTTCTTAGTAATATATAAGCCGGATTCTGCTACAATTTCTCTTGCTGCTGCAATAACATCTGAACGGCTTTTAGGGCAATGAAATGCTTGCATCATAAAGTCTGGAAACGTTGCATTTGCTGCTTCGCATACCTGATCATACAGTTTGATTACATTGTCTTTGTCCCACGGCAAGTTACCTGCATCAATTTCACTTTTAAGCGTAGGATATCCACTAAAATAACAAGAGTCAGTGTCGCCGTATATCATTGCTTCACCAACATGATCATACGTGCCTGTAATGACCTTGTTTACTTCTGCTGACATATGTTTAACAATAGTACGTCCTGTTAGTGTAGTAGACTGCCCAATACGTTTATCGAAAAAACGGCACCCAGGGTTGAGAATAGCACCATACAAACTGTTCAAGTTAATCTTCTTAACCAACTGACGTTTGTCCCAGTATTCAATCTCTGCTGTGTTACCTGCGTCTTTTGCTTTCTTCAGCATTTTCTGCAAGTCTTTACGTTCGCTATACCAGCGTTTTAAGATACCCGGAATAACGCCTTCGAACTCTGTTGTAAATATAGTACCGTTTGAACTAAGCATCCAAGGTTGATTACTATCAAAGATTAATTTGTGTATTTCAGCACCGCTTAGTACGTCACTACCACCGTTTTCCCAGTCAATAGTAAGTGCAATGTCCTTGCGTTGCTCCATAACTGCTTCGTATTCTTCTGTGCTAAAACGCCCTTCCCAACTGCCTGCAAAAGATTTTTTCTTTAGACCCATGTCTTCTGTTACACGAGCATCTGATATTTCAGGACGTATTTGTCCTACAACTGTTTCAGGTGCCATATTCAATGCACGAATCACACTCGGATACAGTGAGTTCAAATCCATCGAACCAATCCACTTGTGCAATCCCTTCTTTGGAAATGCAACATATGCACCTGCTGCTTGTGTGTTTTCGTCATCACGCTTTGGACGATTAGGAACCTGTAATCCTCTGTGATGTGCTTCATTAACAATAGCTTGTTCTGTAACAGCAACAGCGCCCATTGTAGTGGCTAGCAAAACAGTGTTTGCATGTGCTAGTTCGTTTGACAGATCAATAAAACGTAGTTTCTTATCTAATTTGTCAAGTAGTGCAGTATCCTGAATGTTATATTCAATAAACTTACGGAAGTCATTGTTATATAGTTGATCAAGTGTGCCTTCATATGGCACTTTGTTTTCACCTACTTCGATCTCGCCAATTGCATCCAATCGATATGAGTGACGTTCTTCGTATGTGTACTTGCGATACAGTTCTAAACTGTCTAAGTGTACACGACCTACTAAGTCAAATGTAACTGCTTGCTTCCCGTATTTTTCATATTCACGCTTCTTAGGCAGTTGTCCCCACAAGCAAAAACGTCTAGTGTCATCTTTGCTTAGTACACGCATAGTTCTGTTTACAGTATACGGAATATCATAACCTTCTGAGTTCCAACCGCTTAAAATATCAGCGTCTTCGATTAGCGTTAAGAAAGTGTCGATCATATCGCCTTCACGTTCAAACAGCATTACATTTTCAATACCTTCAAGTTCTGCTTTTGCTTGATCCATTGTAAGTGTTTTTGGCGGCACTGCTAAACACACCATTGTTTCTAACCACTGTAAGTATACAGATATAGAAGTAATAGGCATAAATGGATCAGCAGGATCAGCAAACCCACGCTCTGGATCAAAGTCAGTCTCAATATCGAAGAACGCAATATTAAGTTTAGGCGCATCTTGATTGAGGTAGTTTTCAGATAATGACTGAAATATTGGATTAATATCACTCTCAAAAAGTTCCTTGCCTTTGTTTATTGCTACTTCTTTACGAAAGTCTTTTGTATTCTTGCATACAACTCTACTAAGAGGATCTCCGTACACACTCTTGTACTTGCCTCTTGGGTCTTTATAATAAAATGTATATTTTGCTTGATATTCGCGGTATTCTCTTTTACCGTCTTTGCGTTCAACTACACGGATCATATCTTGATCACGATCAAACAATGCGTCTACATAACTCATTCATTCTCCTGTTGCTTGTGGCCAACTAACCTTCTACCTGTCCGTGAGTGGACGACTCTATAATATATATTACAGTATGAATAACTGCACCATAGCAATTGAGTTCATTACAACAAACCAACTACATAGCACAATTGCAAATGCTGCTTTTCTAATAACTGTACTAACTACACCAAGTATACTACCAATTAAGTATAATGGAATAAAAAGTTCTGTTGCAGGATCAAGCACTGTAAATGTAAGTATAGCACTTGCTGCAATCAAAACTGTTGTTTCTACCATTTCGCAATAAAATGCTAGAGGAGAAAGCCTGTAACTTTCTTTACAAAAGTCTATGACAGACTTTATCACTTGTCGACGCCAACTGTAGCAACAATAGTTTCCAAGTCTTCAAACTCGTCTTGATGCTTGTCCCAGTCACGTTTCATTGCAACTTTAATTGCTTTATTAATAAGAGAAGGCTTTACGTTCAATTCTTCTGCTACTGCCTTTACAGTATCTTTAAGTCCTGCGTTTAGATCTTCAATTTCTTGTAAAACAGTTACGCCTTCTTTGACTAGACGTTCTAGTTTTGCTTTTTCTTCTTGCCCGTAGGTACGATCACTCATATAAATACTCCTTATATGATTATTATATATGCATTAAGGATAAAAGTCAAGTGTTATTACCACTTGACGGAAAGTTTTTTTGTAAGATCTCTTTGGGCTTTTACAGCGTTCATACAATTTAGTATACGCTTTGTTTTTTCGTAAGGGCGATGATAGTGATGCTTTGAATCCCATGTTTTATCTGCATCCATTTCTTTGCGTAGTTCACTACCTAGTAATTGTTCTATATACCGCAAATCGTCTTCAGTTAAGTTTTCAAATTGTTTAGCAACCATTGGATCCCCCTTATTGGCTATGAGTTATTTATCTTTGCCCAAAGTACTTCAAAATCTTCCGAGTATGCATAAAGGGGCGCTCCGTCTGCACCATCCGACCAGAGTCGTTTAAAATACCCGTCGGCACAATCTATTACTGTTTCGGGAGATGCGTTAAGATGGCCTTTGACCATATAAAATAATCTATATTCCTCTTTAAGGTCATTTCTTAACATAACGTATTTAACTGATAGTATAAGTTAGAGCGCTAACATTACTCAAATACGCCTGGTGAATTGTATGTAATTATTTCAAATCCTTTAAGCTCTTGTTTGTAACTATACATATCACCTAGTATAAGATAATTAAATCCTTGCTCTCTAAAGTATGCACATTCACTACGTAAACTTTTGTAACCTAATTTAAGTTTAGGATTTTTATAATTCCACGCAAATTGATCAGCATGAGCAATCTTTTTACTTGGATACACATAATAACAACTCCATGCTGCTAGTTCATCGTTGTCGTAATATCCAAACACTGTTCCTCGAGTCCAGTCCTCTCTGTATATAGGATAAATGCTATCAAATTTTTTATACTCTATATACTCTTTATATATATTTTCACATTCAGTAAAGTGAGAATCGTCGAGTAGTTTAAAGTCTATAGTTTTATATTTTGTCTTTTGTAAATTAAGTCGAGTAGTCATCTACTTTGCACATCTTTTTTATAATCTTCAGGCCAGTACTTGTAGTATCCTAATGAGTCAAGATGCTTACGTGCTTCTTCTAGTTTAGAACGCTCTTGTAGTAGAACAAGTCCGTGCTCGCCATTGTTTAAAACGACAGTGTCAATTTCTTCAACTTCGTCTGGATGATCTTCAAGCGCAACAAGACCCCAGTTATTTAGAACTTTTCGCTGTACACTTTCTACTAATTCTGTAAGTTCGTATGCAGATATTTTGGTAGGGTCAAATGCAAAAATTATGACTTCTTTACCGGGCCACTGATATGCATAATTACTTAATTCTGTCTTAAGATTATATGCTACGGGATCTTTTATTTCTTTAACCAATACATTTCCTTCTATCCAAGATTTTTTAGCATATGGACAAGGAGGAAGATTATTAAAGACTGGATTGGGTTTACTTAAATGATTTAAGATCCAGTCTTTAATATTTGCATTAAGTTCGTTCATTCTTTTCGTTTAACTTGCGTAGTAACATTTCTTTAATGCTGCTTTCATACGCTTTGCCCTTATGTTTTTCTTTACGTGGTAGAACTTTTTTCTTCTGTTTGTGAGCGCCCCCTGCTCCACTACGTCTTAGTGCGTCAAGATCTTTTGAACTTGGATCTCTTGGTTTTGGTGTTTCTTGTGCTTCACCTATTTTAGCCATAAATTGATCAAATGCTTGTTTCTTTGCAGGATCACCTGCTATTTGTTGTAGTTGTTTAGTGTGCTGTTGTAAGAACACTTTCCAACTAACTGCTTTCTTTTTTGCTAAAGCAGGATCTGCCTTAGTTGTAGGTGCTGCCTTGTTAGGTTTACCAGATCCACCGACAACATCTTTAACTTTTTTCTCAAATGAATCTGGAGCTAATGCACCTTTAGTTGCTAATTTATATCCTTTTTGTAGGATAGAATCATTATCTTCTTCACCTACAAGTTTACCCGTATCTGGATGATTAGTACGTCCAGGTTTTGCTTTAGGCATTTTTCCACCATGTCTTGATTGCTCACCTGGCTTACCTGCTCTAGTTTCATCTATACGTACACCTGCTAGTGCAGCAAAGTCAGCCACACTATCGATACCCAATGGCATGCTACCTGGCGCAACTTCAACACTTTCTTTTACATAATCTTTTGTAGGCGCTGCTTCTACGGAGCTATTAGCTGCACCTGTCAACTTTGCTAAATCAGCATTTCTATCTGTTGGTTCAATTTCAAAAAGAGTGTGTTGTAGTTTATGCCAGTCCATAACTTTTCCTTAATCACACTTGCATGAGCCCGGCTCACCGCGTGGTACGCCTGCTACTTTACGACAGCCTTTCCAGCACTTCTTGTAGATTTTGCTGTTGCCGTGACGCTTACCTTCTGGCAGATTTGCTAGTTCTTTTTTCTCGGTAGCAGTTAACATAGTTTTGCCACATTCGTTGCAAGTTTGTGTTGCTTCAGAAAGTTTGGCTGCTAGTTTGTTTTGGAGTGATTCTTTTTTTAGATCGTTTTTGCCTTTGCCATCTGCTGCATAGTCTGGTACCATTTTTCCTGTTTTAGGATCTTTTACCATTTTCTTTTTGGCTTCTTTAACTGCCGGCTTTTTATCTTTCTTGCCATGGTCCATTACTTTTTTACCAATAGCAGTTAGTGTACCGTCTTTGTTATACATTTTGTCTACAAGCTTTTTATCTTCAGGTGATAATGTTTCGTTTACTGCATTGCAGTTACAGTGAGGACAACTTGGTTTACAAGTACAATCTTCTGCTTTTACGTCAGCACCGCAACACTTGTCTGAACAATGTGTATCTTTTGCTTCTTTTACAGGATTAAGTGCATCTGGTTCCATTGGTTCACTTGCTTCTTCGTAATCCATATGATGATATACGCTACTAATCATATCAGCTGATTTAGTAATTTTAGATTGTACCCAACCTTCTAGGCCTTCTGCTTCGCTAACACCTTTTAAGATGTCGTGTAGTTTAATAGCATACTTTGCTAATTTATATAGTTCACTGCGGGCCATTTGCACTTCGTGATCACGCTCTGCACGATCTGCTAATTCTCCCAGGCCTTCGCTAATCTCTTGTTCTCTCATGAGTTACTCCGTAATACGTTATAGTGTATTTATGCCTTTTTCTTAGTCTTGCGTTTTTTCATGTTGCCGCTTAGGACAGCATTATCACCGTCTAATGCATTTGGTACAGTACCGTCTGGATTGCGCTTAATTGGTTTCATACCTATTGGTTGTACAACAACACTGACTGCGGATGCTGTATTTTCAGTTATAATTTCATTCATCTTCATATTAAAATTTTCCCATATTAAAACTTGTTTCGGGATCAAGTATACGCTGCGAATGTTTTCGCCAAAACTCATTACGTTCGTTAGTAGAGGTTCTATTTGCCTCGTGAAATTTACTCATTTTACAATAAAATGCTACTTCTTCTTCCGTCCTGATTTCATGTTTGCGCACCAATGGTACATCCTCCCTTTTTCGCCACCTGCTTTGGCCTTCTTACGCAGGGATGTAACACTTCCGTTACAACTAGCACCTGAGCGTTTTACACGTCCTGGTCTGCTTTTGCCTTTTTTCTTACCGTCAGCAAAGTTTTCTTTTACTTTTGGATCATAATCCTGTAGTGACTTACGTATCATTCTTTCAGCTCGTAAGTATACTTGCCTAGCACGATCGATACTTGTGCCAATTTCATCTCCAATTTGCTTGAATGTCATGTTATGTTGATAACGCATTATAAAGACATCTACTAAACGCTCACCGTTTGTTGCGTTCTTAGATATTTTTTCTAATGCGTTTTTTAGATCAATAGTTGTTATGCCTTCATTAAAGTTTTCATTCAATCCAAGTTGATCAACCATTATTTCTAACGCTGAATCTACATCATTTAAACCATTTTCTTCTTTTGTTTTCTCATACCAACTTCTTACAAAGTTTGATGCTGAGTGTCCATAAGTATCTGGAGCCATCATCATTTGATAAAGAACTTGATCAGGTGCTTCTCGTTGAGATCTAACAAATTTTCTAAGACTATTTAAGTCTGTACTTTCATTATATGCAACGTTTTCAGTTACGTTGTTATCTTTGCCAACTAGTTTCACACCACGTTTTTTTGCTAGTTTTATTATTTCTGGTGTTGCTTTAGACTTTAGGATTTTTACTGCTACTACATAGTTCCAAGGTATCGTTTCTTCTACCCTGTATTCGCTCTCAAAGTCACCGTCGTCGCCTTTAGCCCAATCACCTGCTCCTGGAGTACTTTCCCAATCTTCTACATGCTTTTCAAATGTTTCCATTTTGCTTACACGAGCAGTATCGATGACTATTTGTACTTCTGGATTGCCCGACACTACATATTTTGGATCTGCTGTCATACTAAAATATTCATCTGGTTCACCTAAGTGACCATCTCTTAACATTCCTGTTAACCCGCTTGCATATGTTACATGGAACAAATACTTGCCCAACGGCACGTCTGATTCATTAAACTCTGTAGTTGTAGTAGGCTTATTTGCCGGGTTTTCACCTACTGCCTGTTTAATTGCTTTTACTGTACGTTCAAATTTATGATCTTTATATTTGAAACCTATGCCGCCTGCTGCTTCCCAGTTGTTAATGTTAACACCGTAGTCATCAATCAGTATATTAGGTGTACCGTCTTTCTGTGTTGCCCATTTAGGTTTGTTGTGTGTAACAATAACTTCTTCTGGAGGAAAGAATGCTAGGTTCTTTTTTACCCATTCACGTTTGTGTGGCTCACTTCTAGGATCATCTGCTAGTGGACT